GGACAAGTGTAAGAAGCATCCGGAGTATGCGGCGAAGAGGAAGCCCGTTGCTGATTGTCACGATTGCCGGGCTATTTGGAATCAGAAGATGATTAAGGATTTCACTGATGACATTAATGATTTGATTGCTCCGATCATGACTGTTGAATTGGTTGAGGTAACGGAGAAGGCGTTTTTCTTTTGTGTGATGCTTGACAAGGCAATTGGCCAGTATGCTGTACGGGAGAATGTGGTTATTAAGGATGAGTTTGTTGACATGGTAACGAAGAAGGGGAAGAAGATTTTGGGTGTTGATATTTGTTTCAACAATACCAAAACTCGGTTTTGGTATTACCCGTGAGTGATTCGGGTAAAGTAATAAATGGTTGGGCATGTCCAAAGGAGTTCTTGGACTTCCGGGTTTATGATGAGTATGAAGATTGGATCTTTGTTGATTACCGCTATGTTCCTCTAATTCCCAATCCTAGAATGAGGAAGAGAAGAACAAGAGTTCCTGCTGGTTGTATAGTGATTGTGTTGAAGGAAAGGGAATTGGCATAGGGTAATCCATTAAGTAAAAACTCTTAGATAGGTTATAGTATCCCGTCTTAAAAGAGGAGACGGGATACTATGAAAGAGTTTAAGTCTTTTTTGAAGATGGCTGGTGGGAGTGAGGGTAGCCGGTGCAAATATCCCTTGAGATTGGATACTTACGGTTGTGGTTGCAGTCATGACTGCAATTATTGCTACGCTAAGAGTTTATTGGATTTTAGGAAGTTATGGAATCCAGAAGATCCTTCTGTTGCCAACTTCAAGAAGATTTTTTTAGCGATAAAGAAGATTGATCGGGTTGTAAGGCTTGGTGGAATGACGGATTGTTTTGCTCCTATTGAGAGGAAGCACGGTGTAACGAAGATTACCTTACAGTTTTTGAATTCATTCAAGAAGCCCTATTTGATTGTAACGAAGTCTGATTTAGTTGCTGATGATTCTTACATTGAGGTTTTGGATAAAAAGCTTGCTCATATTCAGATTTCGGTAACGTCAACGGATGATGAGATATCATTAAAGAATGAGAAGGCTTGTGTTCCTTCTAAGAGGATAGCGGCTATTGAGAAGCTGAGTGCTCTTGGGTATGATGTTTCGATTCGGGTATCTCCTTATGTGCCTGAGTGGATTGATGTAGGCAGGATTAATGACATCAAGTGTGAAAAGTTGTTAGTTGAGTTTTTGAGGGTGAATAGTTGGATAAAGAAATGGATGGATTTAGATTTTTCTGAATACACGTTGAAAGAGGGTGGTTATTTGCATTTGCCCTTAGAGAAGAAGATTGAATTATTGAAGGGGTTTAAAAAATCACAGTTAAGTGTTTGTGAGGACGTGGATTCTCATTACGAGTATTGGAAAGAGAATGTGAATGTGAATAAAGAGGATTGTTGCAATTTAAGATTGGAATGAATTAATGAAGGGTGGAAATGAATAAGATAATGAATGGGGAATTTAAGGTTTGGGTTCGTGGTCCATTAATGGATAGTGATCTTATTCTTTCCACCAATGTTGGGTTTTTACTTTTCCCGAATGCAGAGGCTAAGAATTGTCAACGGATTGAGTTTGAGATTAAGCGTGGGGAGTGCGAAGGAAGGGTTGTTTCATTCTTTCCATTGAACACTGTTTTAGTGATTGAATGGTGAAGCTTTGTGACGTTATGCCTAATATTTCCAATGGGGGTGCTGAAATTCTTTCTTATACAGTAATAAAGAGGCATGTATGGGAAAATCCAGAGATGTATGTTTTATTCACATTGGATAATCCTCCTGGTACATATTCAGCCTCGTTGGTTTTCCCTGAAGATACAATTTATATTTTTGAAGTGAGGGAAGAATGAAGAAGTGGGAAGAGCTTATGCCAACAATGAGTATGATACCTCATGGAAGGCATATTATTCGTTTATTGGGCAGTAGGAAAGACGGTTACGCATGGCACTTTCGTTATATTGTTGTACGCCGGGATGGATCTAGAGAAGTAAGAGAAGTAGAGTTCCCACAAGAAACCATTTTGGTGTTTAGAGAAAATGAAATTAAGTGATTATTTTGAATATTTTCCGAAGTGTGATGGAGAAGTAGGTTTAATTGAATGTGAGTATGATGAAGTATTCCATGTGAATTGTTTAGTGGTTTACTATGAAAGTTCTGATTGTCAGTTTAAAAGAAGATATCACATTCCATTTCCTCTTGATGTCATTTATTGTTGTAAAGGGATGATTGATGAAGCCAAGTGATATTCGTCCTTTGTGGAATGATATTGATGATCATTCTATAATACTTTGCAATGTAGACGAGGATCAAGAATATCCGCAAAGCAGGCTTGAAGTTTGTTTTGAGAATAGGAAGAATATTTTAATTGGTGATCCTCCTAGGAGATTTCGGTGTACAAGATTTCCTTTTGGATCATTATATACTTTGGAAGCGAACAATGAGACCAAGTGATATCCATCCTTTTTGGAGACATTTAGATTCATACAAGATTTTGGATTATGGATTGAATGATGAACAAGACTTTCCCGATACGAGATTATGGTTTTTCATTGGTAGTGAGAATGAGTGGAAGAAATATGGTTTTTATCAGGAATATAAATGGGTAGCAATACCTTGTGGTTGTATATTCCCGGTGATGGGGAGGGAGTATGGCTTGGCCAAGGGAGAATCTAAAGAGGCTTGAGTGTTTAGAGGTTCATGGGGCTATTGTTTATGAATTGAGTATGGTTACACAGGTTATGGTAGATTTTGGTCCTGGAAGTTTTTCTTTATACGAGGGTGGGAGGATACGGGGTATAGTTAATTTCCCTTTAGGATCTATACTTGTTTTTAAGGAAGTTGAGGTTGTTTTTTTGGAAAAGTAAATAAAGCGGGTATAATAAGGATGTTTGCTGGCGGTGTCGTCTAACGGCTTAAGACAGCAGGTTTTGATCCTGCTAATGAAGGTTCGACTCCTTCCACCGTTATTTTTTGTGTTTGGTTTTGGTAGTTTATCAATCGGGGAAACAATGAAAAGACGAAGGTGTAGGTAGGTTATGGATGCTGTACTCAGACAACACGTGTTGGTTCTAAACAAGAATTGGATACCTATTAACATTACCACTGTGTACGAAGCGATTACTTCGGTATTCAGTGATAGGGCCAAATTCGTTGATCCTGAGACGTATCAGACTTTTGACTTTGAATCTTGGGTTGAGAATTGGAAGGATGCGGCTGATCATGCCAAGATTTCTTTCAATGGTGTGGTGAATTGTCCCAACTTCAAGATTGTTTCTCCGGAGATTGTTCTTTGTACTGAGTATAAGGGAGTTGGTCCTTCTATTAACTTCAGAGGGAAGCCTAAATTTTCTAGGAGAAATATTTTTTTAAGAGATCGCAACGTCTGTCAATTCTGTGGAAAGAAGTTCGAGACTAATCTTTTGAACATAGATCATGTGGTTCCTAAGTCTCGTGGTGGTGAGTCTTCTTGGACAAACATTGTGTTATCTTGTTTTGCTTGTAATCACAAGAAGGCTAATCGGACTCCGGAAGAGGCAGGGATGAGGTTACTTAAGAAGCCTGTATGTCCTGAGCCTGAGGAGATTCGTCGCCCATTGTCTACGAGATTGGTATCTAGGTTCAACTCGAAGTTTCCTAAGTCTTGGGAGACATTTCTTGGGAAGGCGATGAGTGACATGTATTGGAGTGTGGAATTGAAGGATTAGGGGAAGGGTTGAATAAGGGGGAGTAGGAGGGTAAAGCCTTCTACTCCTTATTTTTATTGGGTTTTGGATTTTTAGGTTTTCAGAGTGATTGATTGAAAGAAACAAGGAGGGAAGTGTCATGAAATCCAAAGATTTGAGACGAATTTTTGAAATGATTGTGGAATCGAAGAAATTTGGTGGGAAGCAGGTTTTGGTTAGTAATGATTTGCTAACAGATCTTGTTGCCACATTTGCCCTTGATGAGGTGAATAACGGGAATCATGCTCATGATAGTGAAGAGCATAAAGAGTTTTCTGAGATTTTGACAAAAGCCAGTCGTTTGGATGTTGAATACCGGAAGATGAATGGAACATGGCTTCACGGTTGATGGGTAATATATAAATCACAAAATAGAGGAAGGATTCACAGATGAAGCGTCCGATTTTTTGGCACAGAGAATGTTTGAGTAATTCAAACGAGTTTTCAATTATGGGGATTGCGAAATGCAAGGCTCGGATTGAGCAAGAGAAGAAGCAGATTGAGAAATTTGAGAAATGTCTTCTCGAAAATCAGGAATATCTCAAGACCATTGAACTTGCTGAGTCGAAGGGGTTGGGTGAGTTTGACATTGAGAGGTTCAATAAACCCAAGGGTAAGAAAACCAAGAAGTATGAGGTTGGAGAGTGAGTTGAGGCATGGAAAAGATTTCATTTCTAGATTTCCCTAAGAACTTTCCTTCAAGTGAGGGGTCTTATATAATTTTGCTTTGGACGGGGCGGGTTACAACGGACAGGTGGGTTTTCCAAAGATGGTCACTTCATCGTCCTGCTGCTGTTATTGGGTTTGCTGTAATTCCTGAGGTTAAGAAAGAGGATTTTGATCTTAGAGAACGGCTGTTGACACTGCATGAGGATGAAGAGAAAGAGGAGTTGGAAAAGATTTTTAAGACAGTTTAGGATTTTGAGGATCTTTGGGTAATACATAGGTGTGACCAAGGAGAGATTGATGAAAAGCCTTAAGAAGTTGACAAATGAATACATCAGCGCCTATGGAATGATTCGTCCTGAGGCTGAGAAGAAGGCACAGAAAGACCTGAAAGCCTTGCAGGATATGGAAAAGATGGTTGAGGATTTCAAGAAGAAATTGTCTGTCAAGAAGTAATAAAAGGCTAGAAAGAAGAGGGTATAATGAAGAAGTCGATTGAATGGCACGAGGGTTGTATCAAGAACAGCATGGAATCGGCTTTGAGAGCAATTCAAGCATCGAAGAAGCAGATTGCTTTTGAGCAGAAGGCTATTGAGAGAAACAATCAATACCTTAAGGAGTGTGAGGAGTATTCTTTGCAGGTTGAGCTTGCAAAGAAAAAGGGGAAGACTGAGTTTGATAAGGAGTCTTTCGGCAAAACCAAGCCCCGGAAGGCTGACAAGAAGTAAAAAGGAGATTGGTAATGTTGGGTATTTTTTGGAGAGGTAGGAAGAGAACTGACAAGCCCATGTGGCAAATATCGAGTGAATTCCCCAAAAGGCTGTATCATTCTTTTGTAGAGGCTTGTGCTGTAGCATTTGTTTACCCGAGTAAGTTTGAGAGCAAGTATCGTGAAGTCTTGGATATAATGGAGAAGGATTTGGGTCCTGATTTTCTTCAGCACTTCACGGGTTCAGTTGAGAAGCGGGTTTCGGAGCTTCTTGTAGAAAAGATGCAGGAACCCCTAGAGAAGCCCGAGGAAGAGGAAGAAGAGGTTAAGGAGGTTGTGAATCTTAAGCGCATTGAGATTCCAGAGGATAAGGCTCAATGGGTTTTGGTTCTTTGGCGGAAGTGGTTTGAGAAGAGTGACGATTGTTGCCTTGAAGAGAAGTATGAATATCAGAAGGCTTTGTATTCTGTTTGTCCTGGTTTGACGGAATGGGGTCCTCAACCACAAATCTACTTGGATGTTATCGGTGGGAAGTTGTTTGTTCTGAATCGAGATTGGTTTTAGTATTTGAAGAGAAGTTCGTTATATTGAGTCATTGGCCGATTGGTTTAGGCAGTGGTCTCTAAAACCACCTAGACGGGTTCGATTCCCGTATGACTCACCAATTTTTCTTAGAATGTGGGATTGAATTATGAAGTGGCAAAGCAAAAGCAATCCGCCTCCGACTCCTGATGATTCAATGTTATACTGTTTAAGATCTGTTCCTGTTTTGGGTTTTTTCCGTTCAAAAAAGAAGGCTGTAGTGATTTATCAGAAGGACCCAGAGGAAGGGACGGAGAAATGGTTTACTGATGATTCTGAGGGATGGAATGTCACAGAGGACATTGTTGCTTGGCAATACCTTCCTGATGATCCTCCTGAGGGGTTTAAATGAAGAAGTGTCATTGTTGTGCTGCCATTACTGGGGAGAAGGTTTTTGGTACTGAGTTTGTTTGTGATGATTGTAAAAAAAACAAGCTTTTGGTTAATAAGTATTGGTGGTACAAGCAAGTAACGGGAAGTTGGTTTTGGGGCAGGGTATTCTTTGTCGCCTATCCAACTTATCTTGTTCTAGCCTTGTGCTATGGGATAATGAAGCCTTATGGGATTTTTTCATGTGTGATTGTTCTTATGATGGCTGCTTATTCCTGGAAGAGGAATAATTTCCCGATCAAGATAAAGGAAGCCAAGGAAGAGCTTTGGTTAGCGAAGTTGAATGGTGGAAAGTAAAGGACTGCTGGTGTTAGAAGATATTTTAGCCAAATTCCCTCCGGGATATCATTTAACGATTGAGGATTTTGACGAGGACACTTACTGTTTAGGGATACAGTCTAGTTTGGATAAAAAGGTTTCGAGGTATCTATGGTTATTTCCGAAAGGGACTATCATTATAGACTTAGAGACTGAAATGGGGGATTGATGATGGAGAAGGTTCATTTCGATTTTGTTTTGAATGCAGAAGATGCTCAGAATTTATTTGACTGTATCAACAGGGCGATTCAGAATGCTCAGACTGATAGGATTGAATTGATTTTGGGGAATCAGGGGCAAGAGACTCAGGAAAGCCTATGGTTCCTTGAGCATTCAAAGTATCTGCTTGGGTTGAAGTCTAAGATCCACAATAAGCCGTATGAAGAAAAAGTTATGAAATCGGTTGGCAAGAAAAAGATGATGGGTGTATAGTTAGTTTTAGGTTGGTTGTAGGCAATGAAAGCAATAAGGAAGAAAGAGAACGACTATGATGTAGAACCTCTCAAATTATACTATAAGATTTTTAAGCTCAATTGGACATTGCCCAAAGAGGGTATTCCAATTGGGCTTTTTTGTCTTTACTCGTGGTCCTCCGGTTATCATTAATGCATTATGTAAATTGGTTTTAGTATTTGAAGAGAGATTAGGAGTAAGTGAAAATGGAAACCGTAATTGAGGCTCAGGTTCAGTACAATCACAAGTTGTATGAGGCGATTCATTTGATGAAGAAGGAGGTCAAGGAGTTATCTTTGACTCAGCGGACTACCAAGAAAGCCTTTCGTGAGTCTATGGCGGTTTGGAGTAAGACCCCTCTAGATCAGCATTCCTATACTGATAAGCTTCCTCAATTCAATGATAGTTCTTCTATCTTGACTTCCATGTTCATTATTTATGGAATGATCAGGGGTAAGGCTCATTTGAGTAATGAAGCGATGGAGAAGTATTTCCAGCCGAAATCCAACAACTGGATTTACTTCAATCGTCGGAATCAATTCAATCTTGCCTTAACTGCTTTCCTTAAGGATTATCCAGAGCTTGCATATCTTCTTGATGAGAAGAAGGTGTACTCATGACGAGAGTTTATATTATAGTGGATGATAGGCTTACAAAGAGTCAGAGGATTCCTCAAGCTGCTCATGCTGCATCGGAATTGATGTTTGATTTTGGCTAGGAGTCTGCCCATTGGGTCAAGCAAGATCGAACCTTGATTTGTTTACAGGCTCATGAGAAAGAGATTGAGGGATTGAGGGGTGATTCGAGATTCTATGATGATGATCTTGGATTCACAACGGCAATTGCCTTTAAGCCGATAGAGGAGGAAGAGGGTAAGAAAAGGTTTGGACATTTGCGGTTAGCTTGATTAAAGGGGACCCAGAGATTAAAACCTCTAAGTTTTTTTTAATAAGGAGGGTATTAGATAAAGGAGTTGTTATGGAAAATCAAAAATTAGCTAAAGAGTTGTTAAAGATTGCCAGAGATTTGGTATCTGATTTAGGTAGTGCTCGTCCAAGGGGTCAATTTAGGGGAAATGGTAGTCAATGGGAGTTTGGGGAAGATTACCAAAGTAAAGCTTCATGGGATTGGACTGCGGACATTGGTTTGTACGGTAAAAAGGATTTGAGTATTGAGGGAGCAACAGAACAGCATCCAGGGTTTAATAAAGCGATTCGGGAGATTGTGAAGAAATATCCAGAGATAATGGAGTATAAGATTTCGTTTGATGGTCCCTTGGTTCCAATTGGAGAAGTTTTAGGATTAAAGACGCCAGAAAGATGGGATGATATTATCTTTTATCATGGGACTGCGACTGCTGCTCTTGATGCTATTCTCTCAGGTGGATTAAAATCTCGGATGGAGACTGGGGCGGCTGCTGCTCATGGGGCAAACCTTGGCAAACCTTCCCTTCATTCTGATGCTGTTTATCTGACAACACAAAAGAATACGGCAAATTTTGCAGCGAGGGATGCGGCAAGTAAGACGAAAAGTAAGCCTGTTGTGTTGGCTATTCGGGGTTTTTCAGGGAATGAGAGAAGTTGGGTTTCCGATGAGGATTCAAGGCAAGATGACCCTTGGGAATCCTTGAGGAAGTTGGGATCTGTTGCTTATAAGGGAACGATTCCTCCGAAATTTATTAAGGTTGATAGGATTTTAGATTAAAGCATTAGGAGTCGTTATGAATAATCTTAAATTAGCTGAAGAGTTGTTAAAGATTGCCAAGGATTTGACTGCCAAGAAGGATTTGTATTGGTTGGCAAAGCAAGTGAAGGTTGGTCATTATCCGTCTGATGATTCTGAGCAAGGCGATTGGGCAGGAGAAGTTCAATTGCAAGTAATGGAAATCTGGAATCAACTGAATAAGAAAGAGCGGGATGGAATTGAAAAAGAATTGATGGTAGAAGGAAAACCATTAAAGATTGTATTAAATGGGGTATTGAATGCTGTGATTAATACTCTGACATAAAGTAGAAAAAATCTTTTTACTAACGGGAGGATCAGGCAACTGGTCCTTCTTATTTTTTGTGTTATATTGAGGATTCAACCCAAATGGAGGGAAAATATGAAAGTGATTACTGAGCATCAATGCGGTGGCGGGATGGATGAAGGTTTGGTAGTGAGGACGGTTGATGAGCCGGGTCCTGGTGGTGCTCATCATGAATATCATGTTGAGATTACCAATGGATCTGAGACTGAAGTTATAGGGATTAAATTTCAGAAGGGTCCTGTTAAGGAAGTTGGGTTGAATGGATTGAGTCAAGAGGTTTTACTTGCCATTGTGGTTGACAGGCTTCAGGATTTTCAGAATGGTCCTTTTGCTTGTGAATCGAATCAGAAGGCATTGGTTGCAGCAAGAGAGTCTTTGGGTTTCTTGAAGTCTCGGACATTAGATAGGATCAAGAGACAGGTTGAGGGTAGAAACATAAAGTGAAAACTTTTTACGGTAGGGTCTTGACAGAGGCTAGAAGTTGTGGTAATCTTAGTGGTTAGTGAGAGTTTGGTTGTTGAGAGGAAATAGAAAGTTAGCGATGAACAAGTTGTATTCATATTTTAGTTGTTCGAGCTTGTGGTCCCTTAGCGGGGAACACCGGGAGGGCTTTATTGCTCTTTAAGGAACTTCTAAAATAAAAAATAGAAGTAAGCCCCCGGTAGCCCGAAAAGGTTTCCGGGGGTTTTTGTTTGTAGGTGTTAGATCTTTGAAAATTGAATAGATAGAGTTCGTTGGAGGGATGGCTGAGCGGCTTAAGGCGCACGTTTTGAAAACGTGAGGCGGCTGATACCCGTCCGAGGGTTCAAATCCCTCTCCCTCTTCCATTTTATGCCAGGATGGCGAAATTGGTAGACGCAGCAGACTCAAAATCTGCCGCCCTGGTGGCATGTGGGTTCGACTCCCATTCCTGGTACCAATTGCAAAGGAGTATGTTATGTCAAAAGAAAAGAAGGCTAGAAGGGCAATAGAGTTAGAAGGAACCGGAGTTACAATTGAATTGGAAAAAGTTGTCTGTGTGAGTTTGACGGCTAAGGACAAGTGTTTTATTAGTTTGGAGAAACTTCCTAGTGGAGGGTTTCGGCTGATTTACACTGACAATTTGATCCAAGACATTTCTAAGTTTACAGGGATGAGGATGATTCGAGAGGAATGAGATTTATGCTGCTGTACCCGAATTGGCATAGGGGTTCGCTTGAGGTGCGAATGCCGAAAGGCGTAAGGGTTCGAGTCCCTTCAGTAGTACTTTTCAGATTTCATACGAGGGTGGTGAAATGGCAGACACAGCAGGTCTAGACCCTGCTACTCTTAAGAGTATAGGGGTTCAAGTCCCCTCCCTCGTACCATGTTTCTTTTGATGGTTACTCGGATGAGCATTCGAGTATTAAAAACGAGGGCTAGACATTCGTTGCCATCATGTTTTTGCAGGAGGCGTGGCCGAGTTGGTAGTACATGGAAATCAGCTATAGTTGTGACATATTAATGTCATACAACTCGCGGAGGTTTCCATGAGAACAGAAAATGCCATTTGTCAGGTTTGTAAGAAGGCGTATTATCGTCGTCCGTATCAAAGAGAAAATTTTGCTAACAATTTTTGTTCGCTTGAATGTTATGGTAAGTCAAAGAGAAGAGCTTTTTCTTTGTGTGAGACTTGTCATAAACCTTTTCATGGGAAAAGAAGAGAACAGAGATTTTGTTGTGGGGTTTGTGCTTTGAAACAAAGAAGCTCTCGGACTGCCCAAGGAATGTATTCTGGAAGTCTAACTAAGAATAAAAGTAAAATGATGTTTGAAGAGCTAAGGCGTAGGTTGGATTTTAAGACTTGTATGATTGAAGGCTGTTCTTATGACAAGACTTTTGATATACACCGTTTAATTCCGGGTTCTGATGGTGGTAAGTATGAAGTGGGGAATATGTTCGCAATATGCCCTAACCATCATGCCGAGATTCATAGGAATATAATTAAAGTAGAGAAGGTTAATGATGGATGTCTTAGGGAAAAGAATTTGTAGGAGATGTGGCTGAGTGGCTTAAGGCGGCTCTCTGCTAAGGAGTTGGCGGCTAATACCCGTCCGTAGGTTCAAATCCTACCATCTCCGCAGTTTCAGGGATGTGATGTAATTGGTAGCATAAAGGATTCCAAACCCTTTCGTCTCAGTTCGAGTCTGAGCGTCCCTGGATTTCATGAAGTGACGGAATTGGTAGACGTAGCCTCAGTAGAGACGCCAAAACTCGAACAGGCTGGCAATTGCAGGTTCGATTCCTGCCTTCATGGAAATTTTCTCTTAGGTGTATGACTGAGCGGTTTAAGGTGGCTCCTGGACGGGGCTGAGGCTCTTCGAGCTTCCGTAGGTTCAAATCCTACTGCATCTAAGAGGAATTATTTTGCAGGAGGAATGGGTGAATTGGCTAAACCAGCAGTCTCGAAAGCTGCCGAATCGGGTTAACTACTCGATGTGAGGGTTCGATCCCCTCTTCCTCCGCAGATTTTTATTCAGAAGGTTTGGATTTTGAGAAGAATGAAGTAATTGAGTAAGTGGAGGTAACAATGAAAAAGTGTCAATGTTGCAAGGGTGCTGGAATGAGTCATTCGGTTCTTAAGGACCATGGGAGCAAAAAGATGGAGTCCCACATTACTCCATGTGATAGCCCAACCTGTAAGAATGGATATGTGAGTGAGTCTTTGGTTGAGGAGTATTACAAGAATTTTGCTGAGTATGGGAAAGTAGTTTAAGTTTAGTTTGGATGGTGAGCAAGTCTGGTTGATTGCGCTCGGTTGAAGCCCGAGAGAACTCGGTTCGATTCCGAGACCATCCACCAATTTTAGTGACGGGATGGCTGAGAGGCTTAGGCACTTGTCTGCAAAACAAGACCACAGGGGTTCGACTCCCCTTCCCGTCTCCATTGTTAGTCTTGAGAGATGGTGGTTCAAGCCCACCCACGCCGCTTTACCTGGGAGGGTTCTGACGGTGTAGTAAGTCGTTTAAACGGTAAAGACGCTCAAGGCTTTCAGGATGTATTATTGAAGGTGGCAAGGCGACTATCAGATGTGTCGCGCAGGACTGAGTTCGATTCTCGGCAGAACTACTAAAGAGTTTTTGGGAGAGCGGCAACGATTGGCTGGTGTTGCGCTAGACTGTAAATCTAGTCCCTTTGTGGTAAACATAGGGGGTTCGATTCCCTCCTCTCCCACCAATTTATATGGCAATGATTAATAACAGAGGTATATTACACCAGTGTAAAAAGGAGAGGTGTAATATGCTTAATGGTCACAAGAATACAAAGAAACAGGGTGATGTGGGTCTTGGGTTGGCAATTGGTTGGTTTTCTTCTCTAGGGCATACGGTTTGTGTTCCATTAACAGATAGTCAGGATTATGATTTGATTGTGGATATAGATGGAAAAATCCACCGGGTTCAGGTTAAGACAACAACTTATAAATCTGAATATGGGATTTTTACCACTAACCTTAGTGTGAAGGGTGGGAATAGGACATCGGTTGGAAAAGTGAAGAAATTTGACTCCAATAAGGTAGACAATGTTTTTATCGTAACGAGTGATGATGAGTATTATTTTATACCTGCATCACAGATAGAAGCAAAACATAACATTTCTCTTGGTACGAAATGGATTCAGTACAAAGTAAAACCTGTCCCTTTGAGGTGAACAATGAAGGTGCAACTCCTTCTGCCACCACCAATTGTTTTGCATGGAGAGGTGGCTGAATTGGTCTAAGGCGCTACACTGGAAATGTAGTGGTTCCGGTTCAAACCGGGGCCTAGGGGTTCGAGTCCCCTCCTCTCCGGGTCAGAGTGTCAAGGAGCCTCCACGGGGCTCTGACTGGGCAACGGTATTAATACCGGCTAATCCTTGACAGAAGATTTTTTGGGAGTCGATCCTCACGGCTGTCTGTAAAACAGTTGCCCTCAAAAGCATGTGAGGTGGTTGGGCGAGAGGTTCAATTCCTCCGGCTCTCACCAATTGAAAACAGAAGCCCAAAGGGAATAAAATCTCTTTGGGCTTTTTTATGTTCAAGATTTTGGGGTATAATAGGTAGAAACAGGTAGGAAGTATGTATATTGCTGGTCCTTCAATTCCTCTTAAGATGGAGCAGAATTTATCTAGTGTGGAAGTTCCGTGTCGTTACTCGAATTGTAAGGGTACGGCTTTAATGATTCAAGGTTCTAATAAACAGTGGCGGATTTATTGTCCGTATTGTTTTTTAGGAGACGTTTATAGAAACGGGAAGATTGGGTATAGGAACTTAGATTTGGGAAAGGTACTGGGTCAATGGTATGAACCTTCTACTCATCTTTCTTTGGTAATAGCATATGATGAAAAAGGAATTGATCATGAGGGTTGCCAATGAGCTTCAAGAGAATGAAGATACCATGTAGGACCAAGAATTGCAGTGGTGCTTATTTGAAGAGAGTTGGCAAAAGGAAGAGGCTTTTTGATAAGGGATTCAATCGTCCATTTTGGCATTTAAGTTGTCAAAATTGTGGTTATGACTGGTCAACGGCAAGATCTCTAAGGAAGGTATTGGGTGAATGGTATGATGGTTTGTACTGTAGGACATTGGATTTTGTAATTATATTGAGTGAGTATGAGATATGAAGATTCCTTGTACTTATCTTGGGTGTTCGGGGGTTGTTCAGGTTTGGAAGGATAGTTGTTGGAGAGTTTATTGTCCTAAGTGTAAGTATCATGAGTTGCCGATAAAGTCTCGTAGTGAAGTTTTAAAAAGATGGTATAAATTTACTAAGGTATTACCGATAATAGTTTTATCAGAGACAGAAGCGGAGATTAAATCATGACGGTTAAGAGATCGAAGAAGCAGTATGGTGTTGCTCCTGGTTGTGTTCCTGTTCCTAGGGTTAAGGTTCATAAGTTTAAGACTTCATCCAAGCCAAGATTTTGTCCTGTTTGCCAGGGTAGTCGTAAGCTTGGAGTAGAGCTTGTTGGGATCTTTGACTGTACGACTCCTTGTTTTGCTTGTTTGTCTTGGGATTAAAATGAGTGAGAATATCAAGTATGAGTTTTTGGGAATAGTTCTTTGCCAGATGGATGGGTGTAAGGGGAAGGCGTATGTTTCGTTAGAATTAGAAACAAGGTATCTTACTATTTACTGTCCATCTTGTGGTTGGTGTGGTCTTCCATGGCCAGAGAGGGCGGGGTTTGCGATTGTGTTCAAGGAGAGAGTAGTTGAGTGATTCCAGACAGAGGTTTATTGATTCATTGGAGACGGTTACTTTCTTTCCTTGCTGGAGGGATAATTGTGGTCCTGCAAGGCTTCTGAGGTTTAAGGATGGGGCTTGGACCATTGCGTGTCCTTATTGTGGTTTACAGCCCTTCTTTAAGTCTCCGACAAGAAAGGAAGCCTATTCTTCTTGGTTTCAGGATATCAAGGAAATTGTTGTTTACGATGAAGTCGAAATCTGACACATATTTTTCATGGGAAATTCCTTGTGGGGATAAGGAGTGTGGGTCAACTGCTTTCTTGGTCTATTGGTTTCACAATGGCATTCACAAATGGAAATGTTATTGCATGGAGTGTAGGAGGGCAACTTTGGAGTATAATGAGTCTAAGGATGCATTGGACATATTTTTTAATGGCTATTGGGGTGATCTAAGGAACAGAGTGGTGGTTTATGACCTCCGGGGCGAAGCTCCTATCGTTTTATGAGGTTCCTTGCCCCAAGTGTGATAAAGAAGCGAGATTAGAGGCATGGGATTGTTCTGCTGGGATTGTATGGAGAGTTCATTGTTGGCATTGCTATTTTATTGGTAATAATAGTTCTAGTGCTAAATCTGCCTTGTGGTTTGCTTGTAAGCTTCCTGAGGATTGCATAATGATTTATGGGCAAGAAGAGATATGATTTTTACTCACAACGAGACACGGGACTTTAATCTGAGTAATAGTGGATTAATAGTGGACGATTTCATTAAGAATCGTTCTTATGGGAGGAAGTTAGTTTTAAGGATAAAGATTGGTCGATATATAGATGAAATAGATAAGATTCCTTTGGCTTGGGTTATGGTTTTCATTGGGAAGGGGAAATATTCAGATAAATATTTATCTGTTTTCCCTATGTATTCCATATTGTTTATTAAGGAGAGATTGATTGAAAGTTGAACAAATAGATCCAAGTAGCCGTTATGCTTCAAATGATCTTTTGTATTTGAAGTGTGTGGACAAGGGCAATGGGTTTATGAATTTGTTTGTTCAGTTTATGGTTCCAGGGGGAAGGGTTAAAAAGCATAAAAGGATTTGTGTTCCTAGTCAGGTTATTATCACTTCGAGTGAGGAAATTATTCAATGAAGGTTGGTGATTTTTATACACTTCATGATGATGCTGATTGTTTGATTATGCAGGTTGATATTCAGGGTCAAGAGTCTTATCCGGAGTGGGGATTTTTTAGGATTTATTTTATCTATTAAAAGCCTGATTTAACGACAAGTTTTGATGATATTGTTGTTCCTAAAAATAAGGTATTTGTAATCAATGAAAGCCCCTTGTCTTAAATGCGGAATAATGGTGGATTTAATTCGCCAAAGTAAATGGTATGTTGATATTGATTGTCCTAAGTGTAAAAAAATACAGCGCAATTTTTCATTAAAGAGCGCGCTTGAGTTGATTCATATGTTTCAAGATTTTAAGGGAAATGGGAATCTTATTGTTGTATATGATGAGATTGGGTTATGAAAGCTCCTTGCTTTAAGTGTGGAATGATGGTGGATTTAATTCGCCAAGGTAAATTGTATGTTGATGTTGGTTGTCCTAAGTGTAAAATCATCTATCGTGGTTATTCGTTAAAATATTTGATTCGGTTGATTCATAAATATCAAGAGAGTCAGGGGAGTGGAAATCTTATTGTAGTGTATGATGAGGTTTGTTTATGAAGATTCCTTGTGGATTTTGTGATGGGTTAGTTGATGTTGTTGATGTTGATTGTGGGGTATATGTCCAGATTCGTTGTTTTAATTGTGGTGTGACGGTTAACGGGGATAATGTGGATGAGGCTTTCAATTTCTTTTATTATCATAAGCCTGATGGCTGGAACTCGACAGTAATTGTGTATAATGAGGTAGGCTTGTGAAGGTTCATAAGGTTTCAAGAACTTTTAATCCTCCTATGTCAATGAGGTATCCTTGTTGCTATAATGGTTGTAGTGGGGTAGCAACACTACATTTCCGATGGGATGAAGTTTATATTTATTGTGATGATTGTCTTCTTAATAGTCCGTGGTTTGATTTAGATAAAATAGAGAAAGCATTTGGATGGTATTACGATGAAGATAGCAGTTTTAGGGACATTATAATCCTATATGAAAATCCCTTGTAGTTTATCAAGATGTTCTGATCTTGCGGAATTGGATAAAGGGCATCTTATTGATTCATGTTGTTATTATTGTTGTTGTTCTGGATGCCATCAATTAGGGTATCCTTGTGATGATTGGGAATCGGCTTTAAAGAGTTGGTATAGGAATTCGGACATTTCTCTTATTATTTTTTATGGGGAAAGTCCCATATGAAAATAGAGTTAGATAAGAGCAAGCCTTATTCTTCAATGTATAGAATTCCTTGTAATAAGGATTCATGTGTTGGTTCTGCTTTTTTTCGTTGGCATGGGGAGAAGGTTTTTATTTGGTGTGTTTCTTGTCTGGAACTCGGCTTTTCTTTTAATACGATAGAAGAGGCTCTTGCCGGTTGGTATATACATGGTTTGTCTATGGTGATTGTTTTAGAAGATAAAGAGATATGACTGAAAGGATTGAGGATGAAAGTTCCTTGTTGGAACCAATTTTGTAAAGAGTTGATTGAGATAGAGATGGACAATGGTTGGGCGTCTTGTGCTTGTGATAAGTGTGGGGTTCGGTGTTTGGGCAGAGATTCGGTCAAGAAGATATTGGGGGATTGGTATGCGAATACTCACTTCGATTTGGTTGTTGTTTGGGAAGATGTTCAAGAAAAAGGATTACAGGGTTAAGATTCCTTGTTGGAATGCTAATTGTACAACGGGAGCTAATCTGACATTCAAGGGAGGATGGTATACTTGTAGTTGTTTGAATTGCAAAAGTGGGTGTGGGAGTTCAGAGGGTGTTAAGGTTTTCGAGAGATGGTATTTATATTCAGAAGTGAATCTGGTGATAGTTCTGGAAGAAAAGACGATCTATAGATTTTGGAAGTAATTGATGATTGAAAGATTGATAATACCATGCAGGGACCATGGCTGTAATAGAATTGCTTATTTGAATAGGATAAATGAGCGTTGGTATCATATTGGTTGTACTTGTGGTCAATCTGGTTGGACGGAAACTAACAATACAAACAAGGCGATAGAAGAAGCTCTTATTGCATGGTATTTGGAGGATGGTCTAGGTTTGGTGATAGTGACTGAAGAGTGTCCTCTGTGAAAGATTTTGAGATTAGAATTCCATGTAGGAGTACGAATTGTAGCAAGTTAGCTGTTGCAAGAAAATCTAATAGTAATTGGGGCAGGGTGGCTTGTGGTTGTGGGCAGAATTGTTGGATGGAGACTCCTAAAAAAGACACGCAATTTTTGGATTCTATTATTTCTCAATGGTATTTCGAGGACGATCCTAATCTGGTTATCATCATTGAAGAAAATCCATTATGAAAAAAGGTTACTTAAAAATTCCTTGTTGGGATAGGGATTGTAAAGAGTTGGCAATTTTATCAGAAGGGGGTAGGTGGTTTAGGGTAAGATGTAGTGCATGTAATTCAGCAAGTCTTATGAGTGAAAAACGGAATGAGTCATTGGCAGATTGGTACTTGGATTATGCTTCCCACAGTCATGTGATTATTTTAGATTGTGTTGTCATCACTGAAGAAAATCCATTATGATAAAATATCTAAAAATACCTTGTATGAATAATAGTTGTCGAGGATTGGCTATTTTATCAATTGGGGATGAGTGGCGCAGGGTACATTGTCCCACATGTTATTCTGAAAGTGTTTTAAGTAGAAGTTTTAAAGACACATTAGAATATTGGTACCAAGATCGCAATTTTTATATTAAAAAGTCAACGATAACCAACATTATCATCATTGAAGAAAAGCCGTTATGAAAATCCCGGAAATGAAAGTTCCTTGTTGGAATTTATATTGTAGTGAGCTAGCAGTCCTAGAGACAAAGGGTAATTATTACCAAATATATTGCCCTGGTTGTGAAACCGTGAGTCTTGCAAGTAGAAATGTATATGAGTCATTGGATAATTGGTATGAGGTTTTTAACGACAAGAGTAGAAATAAAACCCATGTCATAATCCTTGAAGAAAAGCCTTTATGAGGGAATCGGAATGAAAATTCCTTGTTGGAATAAAAATTGTAATGGGTTGGGTGTTTTAATGTATGAAGATGGTTGGTTTAGGGTAAATTGTTCTACTTGTAATTCGGGAAGTAATGTTTGTCGAAATTGGGACAAATCATTAGAAGATTGGTATTGTGATTATGATTTCCAAAAGGCATCCTTGGAGAAGATTATCATCATTCAAGAAAAGCCATTATGAATCTTTATAAAATACCATGTGTACATGAGAGGTGTCCTGGTCCTGCTTACTTCAAGCGGGAATTGAAGAATTGGTATTATTGTAAGTGCTATGTATGTGGACACGAATCCATACACTATCAGAATAAGCTTAGGGCTATGACTAATTGGTATAATGAATCAGTTTTTTGGGATTCTAATAGAGAGAAGAAGACATATCTGGTGATTATCATAGAAGAAACAGAGTTATGAAACCATTACAGGATTCGAGGATTCCTTGTTTTCAGAAAGAGTGTCATGGATTGGCGAGGATAACTCCTGTAGGAGGTGGGAATGAATGTGGGATTATTTGTAGTGGTTGCTATATTTGTGGGCATCAAACATCAAAAGACTTGATTTATTTATTAGATTCTTGGTACAGGGGAGAGACATACAGCAATCTCAATAAAGCTCCGGAATACTTCAGTATTTTTCCAGAGATGACCATGATCCTTATTCTTGAAGAGGCTGAGAATTAAAAGAGGATGTTTCCTGTGAATCTTGGAATATGTGCCATCGTAAAGGACGAAAGAATTTCTTATGCATCGGAATGGGTTCAATGGTATAGAGAGTTAGGGGTAAAGAGGTTTTTCATTTACAACAACGGTGTAGAGCCTTTTGTGACTGGTCCTGACATTGTAGAGACAGCTTGGCCGGGGAAGGCTGTACAATTGGCGGCTTATGATCATTGTCTTGCCTATAATCAAGGAATGGATTTCATAGCTTTCATTGATCTTGATGAGTTCATTGTTGGTCCATTGATTTCCAAGCTGGAGCATGTGGAGAATGGGTTGGCTTTGAATTGGAGGATGTATGGAAGTTCGGGATTGAATTATAACCATCAGGGAAGGCAATTAGGGGTATTCCGTAAGTATGCTCCACCTACAGCCTGTGAGACGGTAAAAACCATTGTAAGGGTAAACAATGCCATTCAGGCTTTGAGTCCTCATCATTTCTTGTTTAGGAATGGGAAGGGGGTTCAGAGTTTGAATGGTGCTATTGTTTCTAGTCCTATTAATCCGATAAGTTCTTGGCCAGAGGTTTGGATAAATCATTATATATTGAGATCAAAGGCTGATTGGTTTTACAAGGCTTACAGGGGAAGAGTATCTGTTAAGGATACCTGTTATGATGTGTCTACAATTGAGGGGATAGATAAGGTTTGTACGGAAACCGATGAAGTAGTGTATTGGCGGGGTATAATGGGGGAATGATATTTTTTCAATAAAAGGATCTATTTATAGGAAATAAGAGAGTTTAATCGGGCGGGAGGGTGTAGGATGAAGACGGTTGCTTCTGAGTTGTTGAAGATTGCCAAGAGCTTGGTTGCAGCCCGTCCTATTCCCATTGATAAGAAAGCGGTTAAGGAATTCGTTGATGATATTCTTCTTTCTTCTGTTTTTAGATGGGCATCACAGCAAAATCCAAACAAGAAGCTTGGTAGACAACCAATTTGCAAGTCTGTTTTCTCCTTAAAGAATCCAAGAGGAGAACATGTAAGTTTGGATGTAATAGTACAGACAAGTCCACACAGCAATGATTCAATATTTACCGGAGGATATTTTTCTAGAGTCAAATCCCCTGGAAGGTGGAAGATTGTTTTGGGAATCAATGAAAACCTATATCCATCTTCGATTCTTGAAAATCCGAATAAGCTTGGGGCTATACTTTATTCTGCTATGATTCATGAGTTGACTCATGCTTTGGATGTAATTCCAGATGGTGTTTCCCGAATGGATTATCTCAAGAAACAAAATTCCCCTGGAGTCATTCCAACAGGTGATGACATTGATTTTAAAAAATATGTCAACAATCCGGTTGAGGTTCGGGCTCATATGCAACAAGTGGTTGACGAGGTTCTAACAAGGGTTAGCAATCCCTATTATTTGGCTTTCTTAAAGCGGACCTACCCGAATGACATGAAAGACAAAATGATTGGGAAAAATGCTATGACAAATCTTTCTCCTAAATGGTGTTTCCTAATCGAAAATGGAATCAGTAAGGAAAATCGGAAGAAGATTTTGCAAGCTGTTTATAGAGCATTGGAAGATAGTGGTTTGTTTGACAGGACAAAAGAAGTGAATGATGGTGCTGTTTTAGAATAATGATAGATATGGATTGAGAATGTTTAAGCACAAACACAAGCCGTGTTCTGTTCCTTGTTATTGTGGTTCTAGGTTATCTGATCTTCGGCAATTGAAGAATGGCGTTATCAAGATAAAATGCAGGAATTGCAAGCATGCTCTTTATTTTGGAAAGAATGCTTATCAATTGGCTGATTGGCTAGTTAAAGAGAATGATAATTCGGGGATATTTATTGCAAGTGAGAAAGAGATTTGAGGTTGATAATGGGATTGTATACTGAGTTTAGGCAAGGCGATGAAGATCCTGTTTATCTAGCGGTGAAGATTCTTCATCATTTAATGGGATATCCGGAGTTCATTGTTATCTATGGAGAAGAAGTTCAATTGGAATATTGATTATGTTTGTTAGAGATGTAAAGCCAGATCGTAAAGAAGCCGATTCAGAATTGAAGAATATTCACATTGATGAGTTTACTCATGAGGATGGAAGAATATCTCAATTTCTGACGGCTTATTATGTTGATAGGGATGGTGTATTTGCTTATTCATTTCCTGAAAATTCTATTTTGGTATATGGTGGCGTAGAGTGGTAAAGTCTCTTTTTAAATTTGATGAAGTATATGTGAAGTTAATGGTAGACCTGATTCATAAAGAAGAGATGGATAAGATTCATTCTCACATAAAGGAATATTTGGATAGAGATTACAATCAAGGTGAGGCTATAAAATGGATGGGGATTTGGGTATATAAAGAGAGAGAATTGAATGAAAAGTAAGGGTTACAAATTTCCTTGTAGTTGTGGGAGATTGTGTAGGGTTTTTAAGAATCATACGAATTGGTATTTTGTTTGTGGTTGTGGTGTTGGATTTCATCTTTTTAGGGACTTGAAGCGATTGTTGGGATTTTGTCATTTCATTGATGTTATTCTTATCTTAGATGAAATTGAGGATATATGAAGTTCTATAATTTACCTTGTCGTTGTGGGGGAATTATAAGGATTCATGGGGATCACATGTATTGGATTACGGATTGCAGAGGTTGTCAGAAGACTGTTTCTTTGTATTGGACATTGGAAAATGTTTTGAAGTATTGTGATTTCAAAGACGTGATAGTTATCATTGATTGAGTATGAAAAAGAAAAAATATCCGGATAGATTGCCTTGTGTGAATCCAGATTGCCACGGGAATAATCTTTTGCTTAGGCGTGGTCAATCTTTTAGTAGAAGATATTGGTTAATACGTTGTGAATCTTGTAATAAGAACATTGCTTGGGATAGAGGGTTAATATCATTTTTGAATTATTATTATCAGAAGTCTCCCGAATTGATTATTATTCTTGGAGAGAAGAATGAAGAATAACTATCCAAAAAGCATTCCATGTGTTGGGGTTGGTTGTAATCGGAGTGCCACTTTGGATAGGCGTGGTTACAAGTCCCAGAATAGAAGGTATTGGTTATTACGGTGTGAGCCATGTCACGCGATTATTGTTTGGCATAGGGGTTTGAAATTGTTATTGGCTGATTATTACAAGAAGTCTCCCGAATTGATTATTATTCTTGGAGAGAAAAATGTTTAAGCATCCGAAGATGATTCCTTGTTTGATCTGTGATTGTGGTCTTAATGTGAAGAGGGAAGGCAGGAGTTGGAAATTTAGTTGTGATAAGTGTTGTAGTGTTAGTTTTTCTAAACAAAATTTGTTTAAGGCTATTAGGGGTTTGTACATTAATCCCTGGAACGAGTCAGATTATCCGAATCATGGTTTAAAAGGGAAGATTTTGATAATAAGTGATAAGTTAATTAGGGGTAGGACTATATGAACAATAAAATAAACATTGGGAAGGTTCCATGTAATTGTTGTGATGGGATTATGAATTTAAACAGGACAAGGGCTATCGGTAGGTTTAGACTCTGGTATTTCAAGTGTAGCAAGTGTGAAGCGTATTATTTTAAAAAAGGAAAGATATCAGAGGCATTGTCTAGTTGGTCTCAATTGACTTCTTTTTGCAATAATCAGATTATTTTTGTATTGAAAGAAATGGCGATAAAGGAATAGGAAATGAATTTTCCTAAGAGTATTCCTTGTTGTCAAGGAAGATGCAGCGGGGTAGCATTTGTTGAGTATGATCGTAATTTCTCTATGAATGTGTGGATTTTTACTTGTAGAAGTTGTCATAGTAAACACATAGATACTAGAAGTTTTAAGAGTGGTGTTGAGACTTGGTATAAATGGGCTGATCTTAGAGGCTTGGTTATTGTATTGAAGGAAAAGAAATTGAAATGAAATTAATTGGTATTCCTTGTTCGAGGTGTGGCAGGATTGCTGAGGTTTCTTCTTATTATTCTGTTGTTGATGAATATGATCATTTTGATGCACATTGTAAGGCTTGTGGGAAGCGTGGGAATGTTTTTGGAGAAAGAAGCATTGAGAGTTCACTGAAGAATTTTTACATAATAGATGAATTAGGTTTTATTATTTTTTATTGGGAGATTGAAGAATGAAAATAAGCTCCATGGCTCTTCCTTCTCATTGTAAGGGTCATAGTGCAATACTTTCAAGGCATCTTCTTACTGAAGTTTCCTATTTTAGGTTTGTATGTTCTCATTGTGGGAGACGAGAATCTATAGCTTCTCTAGAATTATCGTTAGATTATTTTTATTTTGAGGCTGAATTAGAGGTTATCATTATTTTAAAAGAGTATCCGAGGGAATTACCTGTTGATGGATGGTGTAATAAAAGAGCTTAAGCGGATAAGCATTCCTTGTACGATCAAGGACTGTATGGGTCCTGCTTGGCTTGTAGAGACCTATTATAAGGACGGGGAGCATTCTCCAAATAAAGACAGATTGTATTGGCGTTGTGAGTGTAGCATGTGTGGAGTAATGGAATTCAATCAGAAGGACATTAATACTGCCTTGAAGCGGTGGTTTAGGAAGAGATTGGATTTTATCATAGTGATTGGAGAAAAGAAATGGGAGACGGGTGGATAAAAAGGAAGCTGAGCCGGGTATCATGTTGGTGTGGTGGCGATGCTTTTCTTTACGAGGTTGCTGAAAAACCTCAATGGATGATCAAATGTGTTAAGTGTTCACAGACTTCCTATGCAAGATATAGGAAGGTTGTTTTTAGACGTTGGTTCAGGAATTCAGATTGTTCAATAGTTTATGTTATTGAAGAGAGAATATTGAAATGAGTACTCAAGAGTGTTTTCGGGTTCGGATTTTTATGGGGTTATATATTGTTTGAGTGAAGGTAGCATATGAGAAATAAGATTAATTACCCTTTGAAGATGAAAGATGTAACGAGTAAGCATATTCCAAAACAATCGGACATATTGAGTTGGATAATCATTGAGAGGGTTGGTCATTCCATTATTGTTTTGGAATACAGGACGAAGCTTGGGTATAAAAAGTTTTTGCAATTAAGATTTAACTATGGGCAGATAATGGTTGTGAAAGAAGTAGCAGATGAAAGACATTAGGCATTTAGGGCTGAAAATAAGTGATTTTGATAAAAGAGAAAAGAAGACTTATCAAGTGCTTCGGTATAGCTGGGACTTAGTTCATCCTATTTTTAAAAAACAAACAGAAAAATCATTGGTTGTTTTTTATCATTGGCCAGAAGTAGGAATGATGGAGAGATACTTATTCCCTCCTGAGGATTGCGTTGTTGTCGTTGGAGAAGTTTTCTTTAATGAAAAGTAAAAATTATTTTGATCTTAGGGGTTGTGGATTGACAATAAAGAGCTTTGATTTTGCTTATGATGTTGGGACGGTGTTAGGGGGTTTAGAGGTGGTTGGGGTTAATCTTAAGCTTTATCCAACCCAAGTTGTCTGTTTTTATTGTTGTAATGAACGTGGCGATGTTGCACCTTGGTCTATTGGGGCTCCTGGTGGATTGATTTTTGTTCATTCAGGTATTGAGATTTCTGAATGAAAAATGATGGTGATTTTATTGGATTGTGGGCTGAAGGGTCAAGCTATTGTGATCTTACTGGTTTAGGGTTTACTACAAAGAATTTTGATTTTTACAAAAGCATGTTGATAATGGAGGCAGAAGTTGTAGGAATGAAATTCAAGGCTTCTTCTCCGAATAGGCATTCTGTTTCTCTTTATTATAGGAATAGATACGGTTGCATAGTATCGACTCCTATTTCTATTCCTAAGGGTTTGGTGTTTATCTCAAAGACAGAAGTGGGGATTTAAGAGAATGAAGAAATTAACATTGGGTGACTTCAAGGGTGTTGATTGTTACTTTGGTCCTTATTATGAGGAGGACAGGGTAACAAGAGTACGGGTTGAGGAGAGTGGGGCTGTTTCTTTTTATAAGGTTTTTTGTTATGATCCGAATAAAGCAGCATTTGAGCTTATTGTTCCTTCTGGTCTTGTTTATTTTATTGGGGAAGAGGAGATAAATGAAGGCGAGAAGTCAAAGAAAGAGAAGACGCTAGATCGGTGTATGAAGCAGGCTAGAAGTGAATTGGATTGTTATGGTTATAGGGAGCATGATGATCCAGCCAGGATGAATTTACTTGAGATAGTGGAGAGATTAACTCCTTTGGGAAGGTGTGTGCTCTGTGCCATTCCTGGGGAGAAGATTCAGATTGAGGTAAGGAAGGGATGGGCAAAGATTTTGAGTGCAGAGGTTCTTATGGCCAAGATAAAGAGGACTGACGTTAAGGAAGCTTTCATTAAGTTGGCAGAGTCGATGGTATAATAGGGCTGGAACGGCAATGGCGATGAAAAAATCCAGAGGTGATTTACACATATGGGATTTTCTGATTAAGAAAAGTGACACTCCGAATTGGAAGGTTGATCTTACTCGTTGTTGGGTAACGGAGTGTAAGGGAGAGAAGTTTCATGTATTGCAATTGGCAGACAAGATAGGGAAGCAGAACAAGTCTTGGGTTGGTGATTACTGGGAAGAAGTGTTTTTTCCATTTGGTTACATTTTAGTGATAGAGGTTGAAGTCATTGAGTAAGCACTTGCATTTATCTGATTTTTTAATGCCAGTATCGAAAGTGTGGCTTACTCCTTCCAAAGATTGGGAAATAAGAAGAGTAAGAATTCATGAGAGGAAAAAGTTGGATGGTGAGAGTGTCAATGTTTTTTATCTTGTGGGAGATCATGGGAAATGTTGGCAAAGGGATTTTCCGTTGCATTCAATTCTCATAGTGGATGTAGTTTTTTATGAGTGAGTATTGTGAATTATCTATTGAAGAGATTGAGTTTAATCCTCCTTTGGACATTATGAAGTTGATTTGTGGTTATCCATGGTCTATTCCGATTGACATAATTCGTCTAGAGGAAAGAACGTATGCAGGTAAAGTTAGTTTGGTGATTTGTAGTCTTGGTAAGGGTGGTGATTATTTGGTTCTAAAAGTAGCATCTTATGGATCGGTATTTGTCTATGACGAACATGATGAAAAGTGAAGTTTTTATTGATCTTGGTTGTTTAATTCCCATAAGTTATTTCAATCAAATAGAAAGAGATACAGCCAGGATTAATAAGATCAGGTTAAATGAGACCAAGGATGGCGATCTTCTTATGATTTTTGGTATTATGAAGGGTGATAATTATGAGAGTACTATGTGTTTAGGTTCAAGTCCTCAGGGTGTTTTGTACACTTACGGGGAGCAGGGGTTTGAATAAGAAGGGATTAAATAAAGACCATGATTTTTTGATTAGTCAGGATCGGTCTATGGTCATGGCTGGTTTAGTGATGATTTGTGAAAACAAAGATGATACTATTGAAAATTGTATTCGTTGTTCTCACTCTAAAGAACATAAGATCACTAAAGATTCTGGTTGTAATTTTTGTGTTATTTGTATGAATGCGATTGGTCCTGCTTTTTGTCTTCCTGTTAATTTGATTGTTATTAAGGAAGAGTTTACAGACTATTAGGAGTGATGGAATTTCTACGGTTTTTGCTTCATTTTCCAGAAAACACTGTTTGTGTGACCAGGGGTAGTTTGTTTTGAAAATTCTTACCAAAAAGTCTGAAATTTTTCGAGAATTTATAGTAGACATAGATAGGGCTGATTTTACTGATCGTAAACATATCAGCCTTGTTACGTTTGGTATTAAGAAAATTACTTCGGTAACAGTTAAAGACTATGAAGATGGCAAGTTATTGTTGATTGCATTTGGGAAGAGGAAGCAGCGCAAGACTAATTACTATGTACTTTCTGATGAATTTCCCAAAGACACTGTTTATGTGATAAAGGGTAGATTGTTTTGAAATTTCGTGATTTAAATTTGAAGAGACACACAAATTGAAGAGTTTTAATTTAAGAGAAGTTTATCCGGGTGCAAAGAACGAAAAGGTATTTCCTGTTGTCGTTGTTCATTCTAGTTATTCTCATAATCAAATGCATCAATTTGTTTATTGGTTTAGGGTTGGGGATAACCAACGGATGATGATGGAAGAGTTTCCTCTTGGGGAAATCCTAGTAAAGAATGAAAGGCTTTTAGATGAACTATAGAGATTTGTTGGTTAAGTATATGGCGCATGTTGGAGAGGTTGAGGGTGTTGATTTTTTAGGTTCTTCTTATTTTACGCAATCTAAATGTTTGAATAAGGAAGAGCAGCAGGCTCTTTTGTCGCTAGAGAAAGAGGCTGGTGAGTATTTGGATAGATTGCACAATAAGAGTGTGTTAATAGACTCTGCTACGTTGACTGGCGTATGGAATAACACTAGGCGTGGTCCCGATGTTTATTCTGTTTCGGTTAATGTCAGGAGGTAGAAATTGGTCAAAAATCGGAATGATATGTTGATAGTCAAGGTACCTTGTGGATTTTGTGGGAACACGGCTGTTTTGACTAAACATGTGGAAGCTTTAGTAGACACTGAGGGTTATTCTTTTCTTGTTGAGTGTGGGTCTTGTAGATCGAAGTTATTTGGGTTTAATATCAAAAGATTGCTAACTCGTTTTTATAATTTTGGTAAGTACGGCAAGAGTGGCAAGATTAATTTCATAATTGTTTGGAATGAGAATTGAGGGAGAGATGGCAGGATTCATGGTTTTACCTTGTACCATTCCGGGTTGTGGCGGGATGAGCCACGTTTATTCTGTTGATAAGACATATGAGAAGGCCAATCTTGGTAAGTATTTTTGTCGTTGTTCTCGTTGTCTTTTTGTTTCATCTTTGGCTTTTGATATTCCTGGGTTGGTGAAAAAGTTATTGAAGGATGGAGAGTCTGATCTAGTTTTTGTTTTTGAGGGTGAAATATTTAACACGGGATTTCAGGAATGAGAATCCCTTGTTGTACTCCGGGATGTTTGGGGGCTGCTTATGTCTATAATTCTTTGTACATAGGATTCGGTTGTGGTTGTCCTGTTTGTCATAAAGAGACGGGATGGCATGGATTAAAAGAAGATATGCTTAATGCTTGGTATAAAGAGGTGGAACTAGGGCTGATCATTTGTTTTGAAGAGCAGGGTTGGTGGAAGACAGGGAGAAGGTGGGATGGGGCGGTATAATGGATCTAGGAGGGTCATGAGGGTATGAAATCGGTATGGACACTACCTTGCTGCGATTCGGGTTGTAAGGGTCCTGCTTTTATGCTTAGGAATGACAATGGTTTCATGTGTAGGTGTTCTCGCTGTAGCTTGATGACTTATGGGCATGAGAGTTGGAGAGAAGCGGCTAATAGCTGGGTAAGTGCTTTGGGTTGGGGTTGTATTTTCATTTTGGAGTAGGGAGACTGGGATAGACGAGATTTCTTAGTAATGAAAGAGAATGATGTAAATGGAAATGCCTTGTGTTGATTGTGAGGGTCTTTTTGTTCAAGATTTTTTAGAATCGAGTACTTTACCTTTTGTAGGTAAGAGTGAGAGAGAATATTCGGTTACGGGTGTTGGTGTTGATGAAGAGTCCCTTATAGAAAAGGGTTGTCATGTTTTGATGGTTCTATACTTTGATCCAAAAGTTGGCCGGGTTAGTTGGCTTAGGTTGCCTTTCCCTGAGGGCTCCTTGTTTGTGATCAAGGGAATTGCCTGTCTTTAGGTGATATTTAAAGTTAAGGCTTTGTGTATGGATGATAAGGCGATATTTAAGCCTGAGGGTTTGAAGATTGGGGATTTTGTTAATCAGGGGTTCTTACCTGCTGATCAATATTTATGGTTAGAACATTCAGATGATATCTTCGGTGTTTACGTTTGTGAGAGATGGTATTTAAGCGGTAAAGGTGTTAATCAAACAGAACTTTACTTTTTTAGAAAATACACAAATAGAATTGAGAGTTTGAGAATTCATTTTCCAGTGGGAATGATTTTAGTGGTAGGGGAGACTTGATTATGTTATTTAAACCTAATGGTGTTCGGCTTAAGGATGTATTTTTAAACAGGGCAAGCGAAGACGAAAGTAATGAATATGATAATCTTATTACGAATATTACTATTGATGGTGATTGGGTAGTAACAGGGAAGAAGTGTCAATATTTGACTGCTTTTTATTTTGACAAGAAACACAGGAGGTTTGAGCATATCTCTAGATTCTTTCCAAGTGATACCATTTTGACTGTAATGGAGCATTGAGAGTGTCAGTCGCAGAATTTGAACTTGGCAGAGAAGAAATGAAGGTAAGGGATTTTACTGATCCTGCTAATTTTTCCTGTTTTTGTGCATCTGAGAGAGAATATGCTGTTTTTTGTGTTTCGGTTGACGATAAGGTTCTTGCCGATAAAGGATCAAATGCAATAACAATACGTTTTTTTGATAAGAGACTTGGGCGTGTTAGTTTTGTGAGGATGTCATTCCCGGCTGGTTTGATATATTTCATAAAAGAGAGTAGGGAGTTAGAGGGAATACCAAATTGAAATCTGAAGATCTTAGAGTTAAAGATTTCACAGAGCCATATGGATTGTATGAGCTATTTCCGTATGAAGGGGAATATTTCATAGAAAATATTACCTTGGATGATGAGCCATTTAGGAAAGAAATGTGGAATCTTTTGGTTGTTAATTTTTATGATATAAGAGAGAAGAAACCCGGATCATTTGGCATAACATTCCCTGATGGTTTGATATTTTATATCCAGGAGGTTTATGATCTTTAGACCATTAGGTTTGATTTTTGGTGATATCGTTAATGATCCTGATTGTGTATTTTATGGGATTCACCCATGGTTGACTGTTACAGATGTGTCTTATTCGGATTTGGGATGGGAACGAGACGGGTACGCCTTCACAGAGGTTGCTGTTGTTTGTTACAATGAAGTTCAAGAGCGTTTTATAACAGTGGTGGTTGACCAGCCTGAAGGCAGTGTTTATGTTGTGAAGTGCAGGGAGTTGGTTCAGGAATGAAGACGATGATTCTTGATGGTAATTATTTTGCCAATCGCCTTGATAGTGGAGATCATATTGTCAGTGTTCTTTTCCGTTGTCATGAGAAGATTGAAGGGGAGTGGGTTTCATCATTCTTTGTGAGGATTGTCACGAAATGGCAAACTCAATCAACCATTATTCATTATGTTCCGCAGGGTCTAATTGAGTTAGTGGAAGAGAGGCGGGTAAAGAAGACTTGTTATGGGTTTATTGTTGAGGATGAAGGAGTGGGGGTATAATGAATCGCATATTGCTTAGAATGCCTTGTTATTCGCATTGTTGTTCAGGTGAGGCGGTAATGAGGGAATTCCCAAAGGATCTGGGATATTCTATAACTTGTCGGATTAAGACTTGTCAAATTGGGAAATTAATTTTACCAAATAAGACATTTAAGGAAGCGGCTAGGATGTTTTTGAGGAAGAGAGAGATAATTTTGATCAGGGAAGAGCATCCGATTAAGAAGAGGAGGTTGAAATGATGCCATGGTGGTTAGCTCATCTTATAGGGGACTATTTGATTCAGAATGATTGGATGGCAACAAGGAAGAACAAGCAGACGATTCCTTGTTTGATTCATGGGATTACCTATTGTTTGCCTTTTCTGTTGTGTAATATGATTTGGTGGCAAATTGTTTTGATTGGGGTAGAGCATTTCTTACAGGATAGACTTGGGTTTGCCAGATGGTTTATGAGACATACGGATCATGAGTTATTTGCTACTGGGGCATTATCGCCTTGGTCTATAGTTGTGACTGACAATGTGATTCACTTGGTTTTCATTTGGCTTGTGACTCTTTTGTGAAGACGAGAGAGATAAAACTACCTTGTCCTAAATGCTCAAGTGTTTTGACGTTGTATTTGTTTCCTGATTACGTTGGCTATTTTGCTGAATGTCTTTCGTGTAGGTGTAAAAAACTAGGTGATGGGTATTTCCCTCTTCATACCAAGAGGAATATGGTAAAGAATTCGATTGTTTCATGGTTTTCTTACAATCCGTCTCCTAATTGTTTTATTGTCTTGAGTGAAAAGAGGCTCAAGTGAAGAAAAGGATTCCTTGTAAGACGCCGGATTGCCGTGGTCCTGCCTATTTGGTTAGCACCGAGAGATTGTTTAATCAAATGTGTGATTATGATTGTTATTGTAGTCTTTGTGGGGCAGGGTCAACTGAATTTGGTGCTGCTTGCTGGAGTATGAATACTGCTTTTGATTCTTTCTATAAATGGAGTGATGGTCCATCCAGTATTATCATCATGAAGGAGACTCCTCTTTGAATGAAAGAAGGAAGATAGGGATTCCTTGTCCGAGGTGTTCTGGTATTCTTCATTTGGTTTTATTAGAGCATTCGGATGGATATTTCCCTGATTGTAAGGGGTGTGAGTTTAATGATGGAAATTTTTATTCTATTGTTTCATATGGGAAAAAGATAAAACACGCTTTGGCGCATTGGAATAAGCATTATCCAATTGGAGATATGGTTGTTGTTATTGAAGAGAGGACGGTGGATCAATGAAAAAGATTTACTCAGCAGTTGCTACTGTTCACGTTCTTCTTGGAGAGGAAGAGCTACGGGAAGCCATTCAGCAGGCTAACTTGGCAATTATTGGGTCAGAGCATTGTAATTGCTATAATGCTGATGGGAAGATTGTTCCTAGGGAGATAGATAAGGAGACTGAGGAGAAATTGCTTAATACTCAGTGTAGGATGCGGTGTGGGTGGAATGTGTCTGTTGAGTATGACGTGGATGAAAACGGTAATATTGTGAATATTAGATTGAAGAAGCCATGAAGGCTGAGATAGGGAATTTGGTGGTTCCTTGTCCTCATTGTGGTAAGAAAGCGACTTTGAGTATCGGTATTTATACTCATTGGATTTGTGTTTGTTTATCTTGTCGTAAGTTTTTGCCATCTGTTTTGTGTAAGGAGCAGTGTGCATATGATAGGGATAGCTTAGAATTCATTTTACATCATTGGTTTTTGGATAGAGCTATGCCCATTTATGTATTGGAGGAGATTGCAGAATGAATATTGAAAAGGTAAAGGAATTAATCCCTCTTGCTTGTGATACCCCTTGGTATGATGAATCTCCTGATTTCAAGGCTGGTTCAACTGGAGTTGTAGACAAAACAAGGAAGGGTTATGTACTTGGTCCTTCCTTGCCTCATCTTCCGAGGAAAAATGACATTAGGTTGATTTTGCAGTTGGTTAATTCGGTGAGTGAGATTGTAGCCGTGGTTGAGGCGGCTAAGAAGGTTGTGGATAAGGTAGATGATTTAGATGCTTTAGCTGAATTAGAGAAAGCACTTTATGATTTGGAGGTGAAACAATGAAGAAGACGTGTAAATGGCCAGAGAAGCCAGGATTCTACGGGTATATTAATTATCGGGAATGGTTTTATGGTCCGTATGATACGGCTAAGGGGTTAGAGGATTGCTTGCTGGAAGAGCAGGAGAAGGATTATTGGTTTGATTATGATGGATTGACAGTTCGGTATGTTCCAAAAAAACCAGCAGATCTTGCTGAGTTCATGAAGACTCCGAATATTAAATATGGGCATAGGTTTATTCTTGTTTTGGAAGAGGTGGCTTATAATGAAGCTACTGGACGATAAGTTTAAGATTAGTAGGACTTATGTTTTCCCTTGTTTTTGTGAAAAGGGATTGTGTGAGCTTGCCAGAATGAATGATAAAATGTGGTATATGGAGTGTGATCATTGTCATGTGTTTTCTAATTATGGCAGACCAAAGAAGAAGGAAGCCATAGTTTCGTGGTATAATATGGGTTACAATTCCAAGAGGAAGTTGATTGATTTCATAATTGTATTGGAAGAGGAGATGATTCTTTTGTATTAAATTTGAATAAAAGGTCTTATCATAAATGAAATTTGGAGATTTTTGTTATGAAAAAGACCTTTCAGGAAGTTACGGATTATTTAGGCAAGGCGAAGTTCTTTGAAATCTCAAGGAAGAGCGAGAAGCTTTACATTGAGATTGTCCGATTGGAGTATAGGAATCGGGAAACAGATAGCGATCAATTAAAGAGATTGAAGAAAGAGCATGGGGAATTAGAAGAGAAGATTGAGAGATTAGAGAAGGGATTGAGGTTTGCAACGGGATGGGAGATGGATGAATGGCAGAAGGAAAGGGATAGCAACTTCAAGAGGACTCTCTTTGATATTAGTCTGAAGAGAGTAGCTAAGTCTTTATTGAGGGTTGCTAGGAGGTTGTTGTCTAGTAGCTATGGCCATAGTCTTTGGATTGATCCTAAGGGTAAGGTTATAGATATGGGTAATGATTGGATGCATTACTCTTGGATTACTAGGAATTTTCATACTCTGTTTCCTGGTGAAGAGTTCTCTAAGGAGAAGGTGTTTGATCTTCCTTTTGAAAATGGTTGGATTCATTTTAGGAATCATCCTGGGGACGTTTCGATGACAGGGAAGAGAGAGGCGATCAGAAGGAATAAGGATTTGATTGGTAAGATTATCATGGATAATTTTGAGGATAGGGGTAAGTATTTAGGGAAGTTTTTCGTTGTAGTTTATTTCAGTAAGACTCAGCGTGAGATTTATGAGTTGCCCAAGGATTTTGATGAATTAAGGTCTATAGTTGCGGTTTAAGAGGATTTGGGGGTTCCGATCTTCAGAGAGAAGCCAGGGGTTTGTAAAGACTTCATGGCTTTTTTGTTTTTTGATATTTGGCTCTAATTGAAAGAGTCTGAGTATATGTATTTAAACATAAGGGGGTTATCATGGACAAGGCAAAAGTATCTAAAGAGTTGGTTAAATTAGCCAAGGATTTATTAAGTGGCACTGAGACGAAGAGGACTGCTGGCTATGATTCCGATGACGGGATTGGTATGTATTTGAATGCGATAGAGGAATTGGAGAGAGACATAGTGAAGGCTAGGCATGAGTTAGAGCGTGGGAAGCTGGGTCTTTGGGCGCAGAATTTAGCTGCTAAGTTGGATGGTGGTTCTTATACCAGGGATTTTTATAGACAGCTTTATGGATAAAGCTGATTGTAGTTGATTAGAGGAGTGACAAGCGATGTAGGAGACTCCTTGGAATGAGGGTCAGTAAGGCTTAAGTTTTTTGGGAAAGCCAGATGGTTTTAAAAGACTATCTGGCTTTTTGTTTTTTGATATTTGGTCCTAATTGAAAGAGGTTTGGGGGAATAATATTCATGAAAGAAGCGGGTGATTTATTAAGGATAGCGAAGGAATTACTTACTGAGGCTATTAGATGGCGTGATTATGGTGCTTGGGTATTGCCGAAGGGGAAGATTCTTCCGGTTCAGTCTGAGTATAGCCATAGTGATGTGGCGAAGTCATTTTTTTTAGAAGAGGATGGGTCTTTTAACAATTCTCCTTATTTAGAGGCTAGCATTCGTGGTTGGGTTAGGGTTGCTTATCGTCCTGATTTGAACATTCATCTTCCGACTCATATAACTTCGGCACAGCGTTCTATTTTAGAAGATATGATAAGTGAATATCACAAAGAGTCTTTTGTGATAGATAAGGATGTAAAGTCTTTATCATTTGACGATAGGGAGAGGGCTATTCGTTTTATGAGGAGTGCTAGTCATGGGTAAGAAACCGATACCAGCAAAGAATAAGGGTGGAGATTGCTTTGAAGCTGCTGGCAATTTTATTGTTAACAATCGTCATGAAAAAGATGATTTAATTTTAGTACATGGGTTAGTAACGGGTCAGGGTGCTATTGCGGGGATTAAGTTTGCTCATGCTTGGATTGAGGATGGGGATTTGGTGATAGACAAGTCAAATGGTAGGGATATTAAGATTCCGAAGATGCTTTATTACGCATTAGGGAATGTTAAGAAGACTTTCAGGTATACAGCGGAAGAGGCTGTAGAGAAGATGTTGGATGTTGGTCATTATGGACCTTGGGATTTGAAATCGGAGTATTAACATGAAACAGATAGCTCAAGAGTTGATTCGGTTGGCGAAGGAATTGGTAGGTGAGTCTTATCCTTTTGGTGCTACTGAGAAGACTAAGGCAATTATAGATGATTGTCGTTTGTGTTTAGAGGCAAAGCAGATTTACAATGCAAAGTTCAATGATTATAAGCATTCATTGACTGGGAATTTGGAATCATATGGTGGTTATCTGAATAAGACAGGCAATATGAGTAGAGCCGTATTCCTTTACGGATATAAATATGAATTTTTAGTTAATAGTTTTACTGAATTACCTAAAGGGATTCGGAATTTAGAGAAGGTATTGAGCAAGAAAGCGTTTCCAGAAGAGATATTAGAGAATGCTCATGAGAGTGATATAGAGGCAATCAAGGCAGCATGGCCAAAGGCATTAGAAGATCAGTTGAGCATATTGAAGTCATGGCTTCCGGTTAAGCAGTTGTTGGATGAATTGAAACCTTTGATTGTAAAGGGTAGGGCTCCTGCTGCTCCTGACCCAAATAAATTTGTAGCTCCTCGTTCTAGTACGTCTGTAATTTCCTTTGTTACTGATGAATTAAAGAAGTTGGTTGATCCTTTGGTTAGTGGTTTAGAGAAAAGTCTCATTGAGGATTCGATAAAGGTAGTTGAGGAGGTTGATCAGAAGATTGTGAAGTATTTAGAAGATCATCCAGAGAAGGGCGGTAGAGCAGATATAGCGGCTAGAGCGGTTATTGGAGAGGATGGTCAATTAAGGCAATTGTGTTACAAGACTATAGGTGGAATTGGTGGAGGAAGTTCTTATAAGGGCTTGAATAAAGACTATAAGGAAGAGATTGGGAAGATAGTGAGGACAGAGATTAAAGACATGGTAGAAGCATTCATTGCTAAGAATTCGGGGAAGATTTCTCCAATTATTTCATTAAAGGGGAAATTGAAGGGTGCTAAGATCTTGAAGGGACATCTTGCAGGCTTTGGATTCTGGGGAGAGATCCTTTTTGATTTTACTGATGGTACGGAATTCACGGTTAGAAACAAGATGGTTCGGAAATGGAACTACAGTGGAGTTTTCTATCAGTTCCCAACAACCTTTCATGATGTAAAATTCCCAGATGGTAAGGTTAGAGCCATGCTTTCTGAGCAAGAAATGAATCAGGATTGGGCTTCATTAAAATAAATCTGGGAGAAATTATTAGTTATGCAAACTTTAATTTTTGATTCTATTGGAAAGGGAGGAACAAAAATCCCTGGAAGTTTACATCGTAAGTTGGTTTCAACGGAGGGTGTCATGAATAGGTCTACCATAGCTAAAGAACTCTTGAAGATTGCTAGCTCTCTAATTGCAGAGATAGAGTTGCCAGAAGATCCCTGGAAATACTTCAAGAAGGTTCCTGATGCAATAATGATTGAGGTAAAGGATTTGGAAACGATTAGGGCAAGACCTACGGGAATAGAGCATGCAGAAAAGCATATGGAAAATGCTTATAAGGGAATAGGTGAGAAAAGAAAGCCTATCTCTGTTGTACGCAAGGGAAATAAATGGATGGTCTTTGATGGCAATTCAACAACAGCAATCGCTAAGAAACATGGATGGAAACAAATTCCAGTCTTAGAAGTAGATGAACAGGGGAATTATGTAAAAGATGGAGGGAAAAGGGTTGCCTCCAAGTTAGAGATAGTAAAAGAAGAAGTGGATGAGAGAAATACAAAGGTATTACAGTCTGCCAAAAAACTTAAGGCAAGATCTCAGGGACATATCGTTGATTCAATACAGGCGGCTGGATATTATGCCAAAAAGCATAATCGTGATTATTATGTGTATTATGGAAATTCTTATGGACATGCTATTTGGAATATAGGATTGAAGAGTGATGCCTTGAGTCCGGTTAATAATACCTCTGATAATTTCGTCTATAAAGTCAGTCCTGATTTAGTAATCACAAAGATTACTACAAAAAGAGGGTATTAAATCCCATGAAAAAATTAAAAGCATGGTTTGTTCAAGCAATTGTCAGGGTTTTTGGAAATATTCAGATATTTTGGCAACCCATGTTTTTGATCCTTTGGGGGGAAACTCATTACAATCTCAAAGGACCTGAAATGCGTCAAGTCATGAACAAATTAGAAGTTGGGGATATTCTACTGAGAAAGCATGATAGATATATTTCATCATGGTTTATTCCTGGCTTTTATAAGCATGCTGCAATCTTTGTTGGAAAGAATAAAATCATTCATGCAACGACTCATGATATCTTTGAAGAAGATATTCTTACATTCCTTCGCTGTGACTCTGTTGCTATTCTCAGAATCAAAAACTTGACTGAAGAAGAAAAAAACAAAGCTATTGATCTGGCTAGGGATATGATTGGTAAAGGATATGATTTCGATTTTGGGAAATCAAAGGACGGTAAATATTATTGCACAAGTTTAGTAAGATGGTGTTACCCTAATCGCTTTAAAAGTCTGAAGGATGAAGAAACAATCAAACCTCAAGACTTCTTCTATCAAGGATTGGATGTAATTCATGATAGTAGAATCTATAGAGAAGATCATACCTGATACGGTATAGATCATAGACTATCACAAGTTAACTATACCCGATAAGGTTTAACAAAATGAAGACTAATGCTGTTGAATTACTAAGGATAGCAAGAGAACTAATCTCTTCAGATAAATCTGCTGAATTAAAACAAAAATTGGAAACGATTGTCTATGGGGATTATAAAATCGGACAATTGACAGCAACTCTTCAGTGGATCAAGTCTAATTTCAATTATGACGTGTCTAGGGGCAAGCAAGGCTTCAAACCCGTAAGAGACGCCTTTACCCGCTTCTTTGACATCCTGAAGGACGCAGAAGGCTCTAAGGACTCTAAAAGCTTTGTTACTTCAGTCTATGAGTCAAGAATAAAAGATAAGGTAGATGAGTTTGCTGAATTGTTTGCAACTACTGACAATAGTACGATCAAAATTGGAAATTATGAATTTGTAAATGGAGTTGGCTTCTCTCAAGATAATTTCCTGAAACAAGCAACAAATATTGCCAGAGTCTTTGATGAGGTAAAGGGATGGAGAAGAAAAGCCTTTGATGGTGGGTTGAAGGTTATCTTCTCAGGAGCACATAATTTCAATGGAACAGCTAGTGGTAAATATAGTGTAAAAGATGATACGCTTTATATCAGAGCTACATCTAATGTCCTGAAAAGAGGAAAGGGTTATGGTAGCCCCGAATACGTCCTTATTCATGAATTAGGACATAGATACGAATACAAGAACCCAAAAGCTGATCAATTCAATAAATTCGGATGGCAAACAACTTCTTATAGTTTCAGTGAAGATGAAGCCTTCGCTGAATTGTTCGCCCTTGGACACTTCAATATAATTTCCTTGAGAGACAAAAACTTCTCAGAGAAATTAGAAGCCTTTGAAAAGGAGATGAACTAATGAAAATTACAGCAGCTAATCCTATTCCTCTTGATAAAGCTAAAATCAAAACACTTAATGAGAAAATTGTATCTTCATTGTTTGAAGTCTTACAAACACTTCCAGTCGATAAGCCAATCAGAACCCAATTCCTGGTGAGGGAAACCTTTAAGCTCAATAATTTAAAAAATGAACCAATGAATATTGAAATAGCAATCGTAGGAAAAATTGGCAACAATTCTAAATTTGAAAAGATTCTAGGTGGAACTTGTGCAATATTGAGGACAGTGGATAGAAAATTATATGGAGCAGATATCGAAGTGTTCCTTAATGGAAACCTCTTCCCTACTGATTTCTCTAAGAGTATCACTACGGATGTCTATAACACACTCATCCATGAAATTACCCATGCAATTGATCCAGCTAAAGATCAAAGAATCCCAGAAAATCTCAACGATTACTACAATACTCCAGTGGAAATTAATGCCTATATCCAAAATATCTTGGAAGAATTAGAAACAAAAGTCGAAGCAATCGTTGATAAAAATACCAGTTATTCTAATCAAATCCCAAAAACAGATAAAAGAGAAGTTCTCAAGGATTTACTCATGGATTCTAAATTCTGGAATAAAGGGAAGAATTATTGGAATCAACAAGCTAAACAAAAAATCTTCCAGGCGGTTTATAAACTCATTGATCAGTATACAGATACCAGTACATCTAATAAAACAGCAGCATTAAAGCTGGAACATAGATATCATGGATATCACGATCAACAATCTGATGAATCTATCATTGCCTTCATTGATGGAGAAATGGCAGGGTTCTTGGATTACTCAGAATTTCAAAAACAACCAGCGGTAAAAATGATCGAAGTAAAAAAAGAATTTCAAAGAAAAGGAATTGCTACAGAATTACTCAAAGAACTTGATAAACTCTACCCAAATACAGAAATAGATTATGGATATTCAACAACAGAGGGATCAGAGCTTATTAAGAGCTATATAAAGAGATTCCCGAAAAAATTAGATTTTGAAAAAGGATTCTCAAATAAGGATTTCGTTATGAGCTTCTTACCCGGAGGCAAAAACGGGAAAAACATAGATTGGTGGGAAATGTGCTCCATATTCTCTAATACCTCTATGGATATTGACAATTATGATCTAACATACCCACCATCATTCAAGCAATTTACCAAAGATCTTAATAAAATTACAACAGAAGAATGGAAAAAAGCAGCTAAAGAACTTAGGGAAAGGGTGGGTATTACAGTAAACTCTGAAATGAAGGCTTCATCAAATAAGGAGGTAAGAGGTAAACAACACGTCTCTTCCTCTCCTGATGCTATCTTCACTGGCACAGCTAAAGAACTAATCTATATTGCTAAATCATTAATCTCCTAAATCCTCACAAAAAAAAAGAAAGAAAACCAAATGACAGAAAATCTCGCTATCCTCTTGGTCGAAGAAAACCCAGGACAATTCGCTATCCAATTGTATTCTAGTCCGGATAAAGCTCTCGAACTCTTTAATCAATTGAAGGGAAAACCAGCAGATAAAAAAACTAAGGCTACTATCATTACCCTGGATTGGATCAAAAATATAGTAGAAGCTTACTCGAAAGAACTACCAGAGTTGAAACCTAATCCCGATAGTTCATGGAAATTAGGGACAGCTAAAATACAATAACGTTAAATGAACCTAATTTAAAAACGTTTCAAATCTAAAACGAAAATCCTCTACTGTAAAAAATAAAAAGTAAAAGCCGGGAAAGGGATAGGAGAAGAGGGAATACAGGAGAGAGGGGAGAGGAAGAGAAGGTGTATAGTAGAGGAGAGGATAGTACGGGGAGAGGGGATAGACAGATAGGGTAAGGTAAGCTAGGTAAGGTATAGAGAGTATAACACTGATGACTACGGTAGAGAGTAAGGGATAGGGTAAGGTAAGTATAGAGTGAATAGAGTAGAAGCCATATAGTAGATTATTACTACATCTTCAGACTGATTCAGGCATTTTCATTGAAATAGGCTGATTTCATCAAATTTCATCAAATTTCATCAAATTTCAGGCAATTTCAGGCAATTTCAGGCAATTTCAGGCAATTTCAGGCAATTTCAGGCAATTTCAGGCAATTTCAGGCAATTTCATTTGACGCTTCTCGCAGATTTTTTCTGACGATTGGATTTTTGGAATTTTGATTTGACAAATTTATGGACAGTGTTTGGAAAGAAGTCAAATAGAAGTTGGAAAGAATGAGGGAAAGTCCCAGGTATAGAAGCAGGGTAGTGGAAAGACTTGTTGGAACTCTAGTGGAATTTACTACCTGGAATTAAAAATATTTTCTTTGACGATTACTCAAGGGAACAGCGGTGGAAATTGAATTAAGGGAATTAAAAATATTTTCTTTGACGATTGCTCAGGGTAGATGGAAAATATTTTTGGGGAACATTGGATTTTGTGGGGTGTCCTGGTAATAGATAGATGAAAGAAGATGAGATTGTCGAGATTGAAGGGAGAGATTGATGAGCAGCTTTTACGGTAACTATGCCCAGTCTGATGTTCAAGATGCCTTGGCTGTTGTAGGGCAGGGGATGGCCAAAGACTACGGGATCAAAGTTGTGTGGGGCAAAGAGGGCAAGGTTCGGATTGACCTGGAAAACAAGATTGCCTATATCCCGAAGCTGGCTTGTGCTAGCGGGGATAATTTTGGTGCTGGTAAGGGGGACTTTGAGGAAGCCCTGATGTTGACCCGTGCGAATGTTGGTCATGAGTTTGGTCATGGTGCTCATACCAAGCTGGCGAAGAAGGATTATCCCAAGGGTGCTCTTTTCTCGATTTTGAATGCTCTGGAAGATGTCCGGATGGAACGTGCTGTTGCTGAAGATTACCTTGGGTTTGGTAAGGTGTTCAGCGAGGCGAAAGAGTGGCACAATAAGAAGATTGCTCAGGACGTGCTTGATGGGAAGGTTCAGGGGATTCCGTTGTGGGAAGCGAATTGTGCTTGCATCTTCCAGGTTGGTGGTGTTGCTCCTGCTTGGAATCTGAGTGAGCAGGCGAAGATGTATTTTGATGCCATGTATGAGGAATTTTCTGAGGTTCGGAATGCCAAGAATACCGGCGATTGCTTGAAGATTGCCAAGAAGATTTATGAGATTCTGAAGAATCTGCTGAATGATCAGGAAGAGAAGAATCAGCCGAATGAGAGTGGGGAAGGTGATGGGGCTGATGGTGAGGAAGGGGAGGAAGAGAAAGAGGATAAGCAGCAGAAGCAGCAGCAAGAGGGGAATGGGAAGCAGAAGCAGCAGAAGAAACAACAGAAGAAGGAAAAGGGTGAGAAGGGTAAGGAGAAGGGGCAAGAGAAATCTTCCGGTGGGGAAATGGAAGATGAGAAGGAAGAGAAGGGGAATGGTAAGGGAGAGGAAGGCGAGGAAGAGAAAGAGGGTAAGGATAGCGGCAAGGGTGAAGAAGGTGAGGAGGGAGAGGGAGAAGAGAAGGGGAAAGGTCAAGGTGAGGAAGGTGAAGAGGAAGGGGAGGATGAGGGTGAGGGGAGTGGTAATGGTGAGGGGATGAGTGATGAAGAGGTTGAGGGTGATGATAGCGGGAAAGAGGAAAGCAATTCCTGCAAAGAGAAGCATGGTTTTGAGAATTATGACCCGAAGAATAGCGGGAATTGCCCTGATGGTGATGGGAGCAATGGGCTGGAGAAAGAGGATGAGGAGGAATTGGAAGCTCGGCTGAATAAGGAGAGTGAGGGACAGGATTTGACTGAACGGGCTAATGAGGTGATTGAGAAGGCAATGGACCTTGCAGATAAGCGTGGGGTTTATACTTCTCGTCGGGATTTGGATGAGCATCGGGTTCCGGAGCCTGGGGATGCTGGTAAGGTTCGGTTCAACGCCAATTTTGAGCGAATGCAGGCTGAGGTTGCTGCGATGACCATGGCCTTGGAGCAGGCATTGCGAGCGATTACCCGGAGTCGGAAGGATCAGTTTTTGCGGTATGGTCGGATTGATGGGAGTCGGATGGTTGAGATTGCCAAGGGATTGAGCAAGGAAATTTTCTATCAGAAGCGTCCGGGGAAGGAATTGAGTACGGTTGTTTCGATGGTTATTGATCAAAGTGGGAGCATGAGTTGCTGTAGTCAGGTTCGGGATTTGGTTATCTTGCTGGGTGAGTGTCTGAGTCGGCTTGGGATTCGGTTTGAGGTTGTCGGAACCACTACCAAATTTGAGGGTGGGAGTTGCCCCAGCTTGGACACTTTCACCCGGACCAATCCGATTGTTTATGATCACTATAAGGATTTGGGTGAGCAATGGGGTGTTGTTCGCCATCGGATGATGAGCGTTGGGGCTTTCAAGCATAACATTGACGGGGAAGCTGTTGAGTACTGTGCTAAGCGGTTGAGTCAGCAACCTGAGGCTCGGAAGATCATTTTCAGCTTGTGTGATGGTGAACCGTGCGGTGGGCAGGGGAATGATGAGGATTTGGGTGAGAACATCAAGAGTGTTAGTGATCGGGCTTGGAAGGCTGGGATTGAGGTTTATGGGGTTGGTCTCGGAACCAAGCGTCCTGCCCAGTACTACGGGAATAATCACTTCATTTACCTTGACGGGAATGAAGGGATGGGGCAGAAGTTTGTTCGGGCTTTTGCTGAGATTCTGACTCAGGGTAAGGTTCAACTCTAAGGCATAGGATAAGGGTTGAGAGAGGGAGTGGGTTAAGCTGCAAGGTTTTGGAATTTAAGATTGATTTGATTGATTTTCCTACTTATGTGGATGGGCTGAAAAGCCGTTATGAAATTGAAGACTGTCTAAGGTATACGAATAGGAGAGTGATGAATGCCAACAAAGATGAATAAGGTTTGCCATTTTCATGCTGGGGTTCATGACAAGGTTTACATTTTAAGTTTAAAGTATACTGAACGGCATATGGGTGGTGGGTTCTGGAGTGTGAATGCTTCCTGGGGGAGGCGTGGGGGTGTGTTACAGAGTGCGGTTAAATCTACTTCTCACACATATGAGCATGCATGGCATGATTTGTTCGAGATCTTCAAGCAGAAATTAGAGAAGGGATATTTGGATATTGAGTCTGTTGATTATCATGGTCCATTGAGCATTGATAAATTAAAGGCTCATTTAAGTTCTGAGGATTTTGAGTTAGAGGATTTGGAATCGGCTTCTTCCCATATTGGGCTTCCTGATGATTATGAGCCTATGGATTATGAGGAACCTGAGAAGCCTGCTATTGGGGTGAGGAAGGTGGTTTGTATTAACAACCTGGGATTGGAAGATAAGTTTGATGAGGGTGTGGAGTATGAGTTCCTTGTTATCCTAAAGGAAGCTGATATGCTTTTGGTTACTGGGAAAGACGGGAAGGCAACTGAGTGCTTCAAGGAACGGTTTAAGGGGTATTGAGTTAAGCTGCAAGTTTTTTAGAATTGATCTTAATTTGATTGATTTTCCTACTTATGTGGATGGACTGAAAAGCCGTTAGGTTTTAGGGAGGGTATATTAATGGAAGAAGATCAATATGAATGGTCTGGGAATACGAAGATGATGATAGATGAGTTAATGAAAGCGGTGAAGGTATGCACACAGAACTATGAGTCTGGTTCTGCTGATGCATTGAGTTATGCGGTAGAGGCGGCGAAGATTATAAATAAATGGGAGAAGGAATCTCATCCTGAGGAGGGTGAGGTTGATGGTATTGATTGGAAAGATGGAATTAATTGGCGTGGTTTCAATCCTGCTTTTGAAGAGGATGATAGAGATTTTGTGAGGTGTGTAAATAATTTAGGGATGGAAGATCAGTTTGAGGATCATGGGGTATATGAGTTGAAAGAGAGTAGTGTTGGGGATATGAAGGATAGTGGTTATACGGATATGATAACGGTTAAGAACAAGCGAGGCCAATGGGTAGAGTGTTTCAAGGAACGCTTTGAGTTTAAAGATGGGGATTTGTAAGAATGGATAATCCTGAGAGCATAGTTGAGAGAGAGAATAGAATTAAGGCTATGCTTGAACATGCTAATTATAATTCTGTATTGGCTAAATTAGATAATGGTTGGGATAGAGAGGATTTATTTCGTGATAAGGTTTATCCTGTACAGCCTAAGCGTGATAATGATAAGGTAGTTCCTTGGAGTTCTGGTGATATTGAGAAGGCGGCTGAGGAGATAGAGAGGGAGATAGAGCGTCAGAAGAATAGGCCAAAAGAAGAGACATCTGCTTTTGAGAGATTCCGGATAGAGATAGAGAAGCAGGCTATTCTGAAGAAGCAAAGACAGGCCAGGGAAGAGGCGGCTAAAGAGGCGGCTAAAGAGAAAACACCAGAGGATAAAGAGATTACAGAACAATATGAGAGGATGAAGCAGAGATATAAAGAGATTCAGCAGAAGAAGATGATTGAGAACCTGAAGGCTGTAAAGAAGCCGATCATGAAACCTGTAGAGAAAGTACAGGTTAAAAATACAATGTTCCTAAAATGCATTAACAATTTAGGAATAGAAGACAGGTTTGATCTTGATAGTGCCTATGAGGGCTTTGTTCACGGTGATAAGGAAATGATATGGGTAATAGGGAATGATGGGAATAAGGATGAATATTTGAAGGAAAGGTTCGAGGAATTACCTGAGTAGTCATAAGCCTGGGGAGGCAATTATGATTTTCGCTAGATACATTGGCCCGAAGTTTGGAAGCAATTTTACTCCTGGGAAGATTTATCAGGGGTTATATGGGTTTAGCGGGGCTGGAGCAGTAGACAGTGATCAGATATACATTGAGGATGATAATAGGGTAAGTGTATTAGTTCAGACTGTTTCTCATTGGTTTGAATTTCCAGCAGAGGTTTATGGTGTTGTATTGCATGATGTTGGTTTATTTAAGAAGGGTGAGGTAGTAGCCATTGTTGATGCATCGGATGAGTTTTATGACATTAAGGGTAAAGGGTACTTCAAGGCTGATTGTTTTGAGGTATTGGATAAGACGAATGTAGTTCCTGGTGGGTTTGTGTTGAACATATGGACAAAGAGATGGGAGAAGATAACTGCTGTAGATGAGGAATTGAATGTATGGGTAGAGGACGGTTCAGTGTCTCCTGTTTTAGGGTTTAGGTTTTTGGTAGGGCATGGTGGGGTATTGAGTGAGCCATTGGTGAAGTGTATTGATTCTAATGGTGTAGGGGATGAGTTGACAGAGGGGAAGGTATACCGGATGGTAGGGATGTCAGTTGGTGAGGATTGGGTATTGTTGGCGAATGATCGGGGTGAGATACAGTCTTATATGTCTTCTCGATTTTCTTCAGAATTCTAAAAGATTTTTCAAAGAGCTTTGGATTTTCCTGGGGTATTGGGTAATAGATAGAAGGAAAGAGATTGATTGAACCTGGGAAAAAGGAGTGTTTGGTTATGGGTCCCAATGAGATTGATGACATTGTGCTGAAGGTGAAGTCCCTGATGGGTGGGGCTGATCGGTTGGATATTTCGGTTTCTGATCCTCGGATTGCCGGGTATGCTCAGGAGATTTATAAGGCCAAGGTCCGGGTTGCTCTGAGTACGAAAGCTCAGATTGCGACTTCCTTCCAGCCGAATAGCCAGTTGATTACCCTGTCCAAGATCGGGGCTCAGCCGGTTCAAGCTCAGCCGGTTCAGGTTCAGCAGGCTTCGGTTCAGGCTCAGCCGGTTCAATCTGCTCAGCCAGTCCAGGCCCAGCCGGTTCAGCAGGTGATTCAAGAGAATCCGGTTGCCAAAGAGAAGAGCAAACCGGTTGTGAAGCGTAGTCAGCACTCCTACCGTGCTCCCAAGATGATTGATGACGTGATTGATGTTTTGGCTGATGATGCCAGTCATGTTGTCTGGTTCAAGGGTCCCACGGGATGCGGGAAAACGGTTGCTGCTCATTACATTTGTGAACGGATGGGCAAGAAGCTGTTCCAATTGAATTGCCATTACGGGATGGGTCCTGAGAGTTTGGTTGGGGAACGGACGATTGCGATTGATGAGAAGAGTGGGCAGAACCACATTAAGTATCAAGAGGGGATTGTTGTCAAGGCCATGCAGGCAGGGCTTGATGAGAACGGGAATGAGGTTGGGGTTCCGGGGTTGCTGTTCATTGATGAGGCTGGGGCAATGAGTCCTCAGATTGCCATCATGTTGAATCGGTTGCTTGAGAGTGATGATCCTCGGCGCACGATTACTCTGGAGCATGATGGTGGGCGGATTGTCCGGAGTCATAGTGGGTTCCGGATTATCCTGGCGGCTAATACGTGTGGACGTGGGGCTAACACCATGGCTGAGAGCATGTACACTGCTCAGACTGATGCTCTGGACATTAGCTTGCTGAATCGAATTGCTGCGGTGTTCCGGTTTGGTTATGATCGGGACGTTGAGAAGGCAATTCTGATGGAGAAGACTGGGGATGATAAAGTTGTCCGGAATCTGATCCTGTTCCGGGATGAGGTTCGGCAGGCGATTAAGGCGGGGCGGTTGAGTACTCCCTTCTCGACTCGTCACATTGTCAAGATTGCGGATATGTTCCGGATTTTCCATGACATTCCGAAGGCGATTTACTTGGCGGTGATGGAGCAGCTTCTTCCTCAAGAGGTTGTGACTTACAATGAGATTATTCACTCCAAGTTTGGGAAAGATCCGGTTAAGGAAAACACTCAGTCGAATGTGGATTACATGTAAGAGGGAAGGGAGAGGGCAAGATGGAAAATCGGGAATTGATTGAGAAGTTGTTGAAGATGATCCAGGGGACGAAGCAGGATGGTGAGGTTACGGTTGGGGATTTTTGGGGGAGTGTGGTGAAGATTGGGGTTTATTGGAATTTTGTGATTGTGAACAAGAAGACTGATGAGAAGTCTCATTGGCGAGAGAGTCTGGCGGTTGATCGGGGTTTTTGATCTGGGTCAATGCCCCAGATGAGAGTAGGGGGTTCACATGACACTTGATGAGAGATTCCAGGCATTGAGGAAGACAAGTAAGAGGTGGAAGAAGGAAAGGCGGGAGTTGGAGAAGAAGCTGGGGATAGTGAAGGATGAGCGGGACAGTCTGAAGAAAGAAGTTGCTCACCTTGAAGAGAGAGTTTCTGAGGAGTATTGGCGAGGGATGGATATTGGCAGGGGTATTGACAGTGACGATTGGTAAATAAAGGAAAAGGGCAAAATGGAAGCAAAGCATTCAAAAGGACCTTGGGGAGCATCGGCTACCCCAGTGATTGACAGAGAGAACATTCGGAATATTACAGATGAAGATGGGAACTTGGTTGCCCAAATTCGTTGTCGGGGAATGGGAAAAGACCAAGAGGCTTTGGCGAATGCTCGGTTGATTGTTGCTGCTCCTGATATGCTGGAAGCATTGGACAAAGCGTTTACTTTGCTTTCGGAGCATCCAGAATCGAAACAGGGGAACAGCAAGATTCACTATGTAATGCACCTTGTTGAGTCTATCAGGGATAAAGCCATCAAGGAATAAGAAATTAAGGGCAGATTGAGGTATTAAGGCTGGTGGGGATAATCCTACCAGTCTTTTTTTTATTTCTCAGGCTATAGTATTAAATAAGGTAGTAAAAGCTTGGAGGAGAGGATTTATGAGGAATGATGGTCCCAGTCGGTATTTAATTTATGAGATGTTGAATCGTCATGTAGATATTCAGATTCACAATGGGAAGCGATATTCAGGCTTTGTTAGTAGGGTTTATAGGAATGTTTTAGACAATCAGGTTGAGTTAACGATAGGCGGGAAGGTTCGGTGTTTTGAGGAACCCAATTTGATTGTACAGGATGGTGAGGAATTGGTTTTCATTTATGGACACATTACTCTCTCAGATGAATCAGATGATGCTTTATTTGCTGAGGCAAGGATGTCCAGTCATTCAGGGGAGAGCATGGATGATATCATCAAGAGAACCAATCAGGCTCTAAAGAAAGAGTCTAGATTTAAGCTTGGAGAAAAATTGGAGACAAAGAAGGAACTTACGTAAGTAGTTGGTTTCTAATACATTAGGCTGTCTAAACCCGACACATTAGGAGTCGGGTTTTCCTTTTCTCTGGAGAAAGATCAAAAGATTTTTTAGAGAGCTTTGGATTTTAGGAGAGTGAAGGTAATACATAGATGTAAGAGAGAGAGAGAGTCAACTGAGCGAAAAGGAGAATGTGACCATGGCGAAGCAACTCGAAGGTTTGGGCGTGATTGAGTTGAAGGCTCTGGCGGCGATGGTTGGGGATGCGGTTGCCAAGGAAGCCAGCAGCAAGATTCCGGTTGGTCCTCACGTGGTTGATTTCATGGTTCAGATCAAGGGGTTGCTGGTGAAGGGTGCTGACTATGAGGGTGAGATTGTGGCGAAGGCTGATCCTTGGCTGTTGCTGGCGGTTGCTCTGAGCCACCTCAACGGGAAGACGGTGGACTCGATTGTGAAGGAAGCTCTGAGTGCTGATCCCGCTTTGGCTGACAGTCTGAAGGTTCAGGCTCAGAAGGCTCTGGAAGCGGTGAAGGGTCCGACGAAGACGAATTGCAACGGGAAGGTGACGTGCAAGTTGAGTGCGGCGAAGGTGGTTTAAGGGGGTCCTGGGGGAGGGGTGAAAGCCTCTCCCTTTTTGATTCAAGAGGAGATTGAGATGAAGAGACGTGATGCTGAGCAGTTGGCCTTGCTTGCGGCGAAGGGTGGCGGGGAAACCTTGTATGTGGTTTCCTTTGACATGGGTGCTGGGAAGGAGTACGGGATATCGACTAAGGTAGGGATTGAGGCTGAGGAGTTTGTGAAGTGTGCGGGGAAGGTTGAGGCTGAGGTTCCGGCTTCAGGGGACATTGTTTGGTTTTAAGATGGAGGGAAGTGGAGATGGAGGCGATTCATGTTTTGAAGGCTATGCTGCTGTGTCTTGGGATTACCATGATGATCATTGATGGGATTCGGTTGTATTCGGAACAGAAGATCATGCCATGTATTCATGGGTTGATTTGGGGTTTGTTTTATCTTCTTTAAGATGGAGGGAAGTGGAGATGAGCAGGGATCAAGCTTTTGCTGAGTTTTGCCGGAAAGCTACTGACAAGCAGTTATTGAACATTATCCAGAAGGAACATGTGTTGGGGCATCATATTGATCGGGATCTTGCTGAGGCTGAGGCAGATAAGCGGGGGTTCAGCGGGGTTGATATCAAGAAGGCTCGGAAGCAAGGGAGTGGAAAATAAGGAGGATTAAGGGGAAATGATTATGGCTGATTATTATCCAAAGTATTATGTGAAGGACACTCCTTGTTATCCTTGTCGTTGGAAGGTTACGGATCAGTGGGATTCGAGTAATGCGACTCACTTGTATCATCGGACTGAGTTAGAGGCTCAGATTGAAGCTGACAGGAAGAATGCTGAGGTTGAGAAGGAGAAGGAACTCCTAGCCAAGGAAAATCTAAAGAACCAGAAAAGTATTTTATAAGATCTTTGGATTTTCCTCTCCTCCTGGTAATAGATAGATGTAAGATGAATCAACCAAGGAGTGAGAGATGAGTGATCTTCTTAAAAAGATTTTGGCTGAAACCCCCTGGATTGCCAGTGAGGGGGAGATGGTTCAGAAGGCGATGGATGGGTTGAAGGAGTTGTCCGAGAGTCAAGAGCGGAAAGAAGATGACATTGATTTCGCTGAGATTCTGGTGAAGGATATGGAGGCTGCACTGGAGCAAGCCCGGAAATATCGGGACATTGTTGCTGGTAAGCTGGTCAAATGATGTTGGGGATTTAATTGTCAGGAGGGGTGAGAGATGAAGGTTCAAAAGAGTCTGCAAGAGAAGCTGGCTGCGGCGAAGGCTCGGGTTGAGAAGTTGGAGAAGGAGTATGGTGAGTCGTTTGCCGGGAGTCATGAGGCGGCGATGCTTCGGGATAGCCTGAAGCAAGCCAAGTGTGATGTTGGGTCCTGGGAGTGGGAGATTGAGGAACAGGAACTTCTGAAGCAGGGTTGAGCAGGAGAGAGTGAGTCAACTGAGAGTAAGGAGATTGAGATCATGGCGAATTTCCAAGAGGCTTATGAGAAAGCCAAGATGCTGTTGGCTGAGGGGAAGCCGGTGTTTGCCGTGGCGTATGATCCTTGGAATCGTGAGGAGAGGAAGAAGCCGTTGGTGGAACGGTTTCGGTATCAGATTAAGACCTTGGCGAAGGGGTGCAATGGTCCGGTGAAGTTTCGTGAGATGGGGAACAACATTGGTCCTCTTTGGCGATTGGTTGACGTTTTCGTTGATGCAGAGGGGAATGAGCTTTGATTCTCTAGGGGAGTCAAAAAACATTTTGTAAAAGCTTTGGATTTTGGAGGGTTCCAGGTAATAGATAGATGTAGGTGAGAGAGTGAACCAATCAAGGAGTAAGCGATGAAGGTCAAGAAGAGTCTCCCCGCCCCGATGGTCCAGGCCATTCAGGATTACATTAGCTGGGGCAACGTCAAGGATGCCAAGGGTGCCTTTGAGCGGGAGAAGCTTCTTGCCAGTATGAAGGGCATGGGGATGAGCTTCGGGGCTATGGAGTTGGTGAAGTGTTCCTCCAATGCCAAGAATGCGATTGCTTCCCTGATGGCTTTCCCCCGGAACAACGTCATTGTTCCTGATTGAGTTGAACTGATCAAGAGGAGATTGACTGATGGAACCCAAGGCTTACCGGTTTGATGAGATGAAAGACAGTGAGCATTTCCGGTTTCCGAGTCTGGCATGTAAGCCTGGGGAATTCATGAAAGTGTGGCAGGGGGAGGCTGAGCAGGTTTTCCGGGATGAGAAGGGATTTGTGAGCAAGCTGAAGGTGGGAGTGAAGGTGGCTGATGATGAGATGGTGATTCCCTTGGATTTCTGGGGAAAATGAAAAGAATTAACTGAGAGCTTTGGATTTTCCAGGCTTTCGGGTAATAGATAGATGTAGGAATTGAGTCAACTGAGAACAAAGGAGACTGGCAAAATGGAAGAAGTTAAATTCGGTGTGAATCTGTGGTGGATGGTCCCCGGCTTCAATGCTCCTGCTGAGAAGGTGCAGGCGTTGCTGGAGAAGTACGGGTTTGACAAGGAAGACATCAAGGAACCCAGTGATCGGGTTGAAGTGAGCCGTGCGGTTCGGAGCTTTCAGAATCGTCGGACCAAGGATGAGCGGCGTTTGGCTGAGATTGCCAAGACCCATGTGGATAAAGTCGTTTACGGGATTCTTGATCGTGAGCAAGGGGAGGATGAGGTCAACTTTACGCAATCAACGACGATTGTGTATGACAAGAACCATAATACGGTTCAGGTGAGTGGTTCACTGGCGAATGAGGTTTCGGCTCGTCTGGAGTTGATGAAGGATCAGATCAATGATGCTGATATCCGTTACTTCCTCCGGAAAGTGGTGAAGATGTGCCATGGGGTGAGTAAGCGTCCCACGGGTGGGATTTACTTTGTCCCGGCTATGTTCGTCGGGATCATTGATCAGGCTCAGGGTTTCCTGGCTGAGCTTGGTGTTGGTGCCAAGCTGTATGTGGAACGGGTGATGGATGGGAAACAGGAACGTGAGATTGTGAAGGAAGCGGTTGAGGATGATCTGGATAAGCAATTGGAAGCGGTGATGAGTGGTGTTGATCGGATTGAGCGGCGGATTGGTGCTCTTCATAACTCCACTGCCAAGGTTGAAGAGCTTCGGGGGCTGATGCTGGTTTATCAGGATCTTCTCGGCAAAGAGGCGAAGTATGAGGAGATGACTGAGAAGCTTGACAAGGCTGTTCAAGTGATCAGTGCCAAGATGGTTTCGCTTCAGGGGACTGCGATGATTCAGGGGACTGTGACTGAGGATTTCGGGACTGCTGTGGTTGAGGTTCTGAAGGGTTTTGTGGGTTCCCTGAGTATGCCTGAGATTGTGGATCAAGTGAAGGCTTTGGGGTTCACTGGTGAGGTTCCGGCGAATCTTGGTGGTTACTTCAACTATCGGGTTTCGACGGGGAGCTTGGTTCGGGTGAGCCGTGGGCAGTATGCTCTTCCGGTTGCTGCTCAACAAGTCTAAGGGTTGATGGGGGGTGAGGGGGTTGGGTAAAACCAACTCCCTCTTTTAATTAGAAAGGGATTGGGAAAATGCAGTATCGAATTAAGCAGAATCCGAAGCATGGGTTGTTTGAGTATATGGGTAGTGCATCTGATTGGAGTAACGCCATCATAAAGCGTGTTGTGGTTGTGTTACGTGATCCTGATGGTGATTTGGTGTGTATGGATAAGGAATTGTTTAAGGATAAGTTTGAGGGAGTGGAAGTCATGGCTGATTTGCCTCCTGGTTTTGTGAATCACAATTAAGGAGGGATAGGGTTTATGGTTAAGATTGAGGTGATCACAAGGAAGACTGTTGAGGAGGCTCAGAAGGCTTCACATGAATTCATGAAAGAGAATTGGAATAAATTCATTTGGATGGATTATCCTCAGGCGTGTATGGACGATAAAGGGGATATGGCTCATCGGGTTACGGTTTACCTGAAGGACTAAGAGAGACAAGTCATGGGGGAAATCTGGCTAAGGGAAATACCTAAAAAGTATTCCTTAGCCAGATTTTTTGTTTTCCGGGGGTATAATTAAATGGATTTCTGTTTGTGTTGGGTGATATAGAAGAAGCGGGTATATAAAAAGAGAGGCAATAAGATCATGGAACGTATTCAAGAGTTGGTTGAACAGATTACCTATCACACCGAAAAGTATTCTCAGGGAATCCCAGAGATTTCCGATGCTGAGTTTGATGTCCTAATTGAAGAGCTTAAAAATCTAGATCCTGAAAATGATGCTTTGAAATTACTTGGGAAGAATTTGGGATATGGGAAGAAGGTGAAGCATCCTCAGATGATGGGGAGTTTGAACAAGGCGAAGACTTGGGAAGAGCTATTGGAATGGGCTAAGGCGTGTGGACATAGGGGTGGAAGCTTTGTCTTGATGCCCAAGATTGATGGTTGTGCCATTCGTCTTGAGTATAAGGAAGGCGAATTGGTTCTTGCTGCTACTCGTGGGGATGGGAGTGAGGGACAGGATGTTACTGACAATGCAAAGATGATTAATGGGATTCCTTGGATCATTAGTAATTTTACTGGTGAGATTCGTGGTGAAGTGTACATGAGGAAATCTGTGTGGGAGAAGATGGGCAGTGGTTCTAATCCCCGGAATTGTGCTGTTGGGTCTTTGTTGCAGAAGGACCCGAAGATTACTGGTGAGCGCAATCTAGACTTTTTGGTTTATGATATTAGACCTGAAGAGCAGAATTTGTTTACGACTGAGTTTGGGAAATTGAATTTCTTTTCCAACATTGATTTGGATGTAGTTTCTCGGTATATCATTCCTGCTATGGATCAGGATTTCCATGCAACCTTGATGGATTGGGAAAACAATTTGCGTCAGAAGTTGGATTATGAGATTGATGGGATGGTATTGGCGATTGATGATTTGGATGCACAAGAGTCCATGGGTTGGGTTGGTAAATGTCCGAAGGGTAAGATTGCCTACAAGTTTAAGCCAGAGCAGAAGATTGCTGAGTTAATGTGTATTGATTGGCAGGTTGGTCGGACTGGTCGGGTTACTCCTGTTGCTGTAGTGAGTGCAACTCGTCTTGCTGGTACTACGGTAACGAGTGTGAGTTTACACAATGCTGCTGTTGTAGAGGATTTGGATTTACGGATTGGTGATCGTCTTTTGATTGAGAAGGCTGGGGATATTATTCCTCAGTTGTCTCGTGTAGTTGAGAAGGCGAATCCTCCTGGTGAGAGTTTGCTGATTGAAATTTGTCCGGTTTGTGGTTACGAATTGAATTGGGATGGGAATGGTGTGAGTTTGTGGTGTAGCAATAGTAATTGTCCTGCCAAGTTGGAGAGGACGGTATTGCATTACCTGAGTACGATTGGGGTGATGGGTGTTGGTCCTGGGATTATTTCCAAGTTGTGTAAATCGAAGATGGTTCAATCAATTACTGATTTGTATTTCTTGGAGCAGCAAGAATTGGTTGAGTTGTTGGGTGGGGAACGGAATGGTGAGAAAATTTACTTGGCGATTATGGAGAAGAATGAAATTAATCTAGCTGTGTTTTTGGATGCATTGGGTATTGATGGCTTGGGAACAACTACATCCAAGGATATTGCCAAGAAGTTTAAGACTCTGGATGCTGTAAGGAAGGCTTCTACGTTGGAGTTTTTGGGGATTAATGGGATTGGTTCATTGAGTGCTCGAAAGATTTTTGATGGTTTGGTTGCTCAGAGTTTGATTATTGATGGTTTGTTGAAGTGTATCGAGGTTAAGGATGTTGAGGAGATTGATGGTCCATTGAAGGGTAAGAGTTTTTGCATTACAGGGTCTTTGAGTAAGCAACGTAGTTTGGTAGAGTCTGACATTGCTGATGCTGGTGGGGAATGTAAATCGAGTGTTGGAAAGGGATTGTCTTACCTCGTGACGAATGACAAAACAGGTGGATCAGCCAAGAACGTTAAGGCACAGAAATTGGGTACGGCTGTAATTGATGAAACGGATCTGTATGCAATGATTAATGGATTCAAGAAGGCATAAGAGGTTAAGCTGCAAGTTTTGGAAAGTTGATCTTAATTTGATTGATTTTCCTACCTATGTGGATAAACCAAAAAACCGTTAGGTTTTAGGAAGGGATTGGGGGTGAGATGTATATAAGGAAACTAGCTCCAGGCGTTGAGATTGATGGATTTTCGGTAGTTAAAAGTAATATGATATTGTATCGGGAGGTGATCAATGACGCTAATGTAGGTCCTTGGTGTATTTATCATCCTGATTCAATGGATATGACTCCTGCACAGACGAAGGAGGAGCTTGAGAGACATTTAACAGATAATTCAAATGGGATTGTTGAATTAACCCCTGGTGGTTGGGATGATCATTTATGGGATTGGGGACCAAGGGATCAGTTTTGGATTCCGAATGAGAAGGATTTGAAGGGGATTGAAGAGATTGAGGGACCAGTCTGGAAGCCAAAGATTAAACAGAGATATTACAGGTGTATCAATGCTCTTGGGATATCTGAATTGACGAAGGGGAAGATTTATCAGCCCAAGAATTGGAAAGATGATATGTTGCTGATTCTGAATGATGATGGTGATCTTGTGGAATATTTGACTGAGAGATTTGAAGCAGTGAATGATTACGAATGACAATGGGGAGTTGGAGGAGTATTTTTGGGAACGGTTTGATTTGGTATAAAGCAAGAAGGGAATTTGTTTATGACTCCTCAAGAAATCAGGCAAGAATTTGCTGCTCGGTTTATGGTACTTCAGAAGAAGCAACATGAGAACGATTATCTGAAATCAGAATTACAGAAAAGAATAGACAAAATCAGTGAATGTACAGAATCTATTTTAACAGTTAGAGATGGATTAAGTTTTTTGTATTCCTTGGCGAATACAAGAAGAGGAGCAATGAAGGGTAAGATTGAGGATGTAGTGTCAGAAGCATTGCGGTTGATTTATGGTCCTGAGTATAAGGTAGAGCTTACCTATTCTGTAAAGAACAATAGATCTAGTTTATCAATTGAGATGGTACGGGATACTGCCAAGGGAGCAGTGAGGCGAGAGATAGGCGGGTTTGGAGGTGGAGTAGCGGATACGATTTCTGTTCCTATGCGGTTGATGGTTCTTTTAGGTGCTAAGCAGAATTCCAAGATCTGTGTATTGGATGAGTGTTATAAGCATGTTGATGGTGAGAGGATTGAATTGGTTGCTGAGTTTTTGAAAGCCTTATCGAGTAAACTAGGGATGCAGATATTGATGTGTACTCATCATGAGGTGATTAAGAGTAGGGCAGATAAGACATATTCGGTTGTAGAGGACAATGGGAAATCTACGGTAAGGGAGAGGTAAGAGAAAAGAAGGCGGTATAATAGGTTGGATTTGAGAGAAGTATTTAAGGGAGACAATGAAAATGGCGAAGAAGAAGATTGCTCGTGTTATTGTTGCTGAGGAGAAGGTTGCTGGGATTGTAGATCGGGGTTTTGAGATTGATGTCAATCTTAAGAACTTCAAGGTTGAGGATGCAGGGATTAAGAAAGTGATTACAGATGTTGCTGAGAGTCTTCTAGAGGAAGGGGAGACTAGTCTTTCTCTTAAGGGGGAAATGAGTACAGCGAATGTAGTTGCTGTTGAGAAATATGAGCTTGATTGTTTTGGTGAGTCATTTAAGGAAGTGAAGAATTCCCTGAATAAGGGATTGTATGATGGTGTAGTGAAAGAGCAATTGAGCCTTCTTGTCCCTCCTAATCGGATTTCGGATGCTTTTGCTTTGTTGGTAAAGGCTGGGATGTTGGATGTTTCGGTTGAGACTATGTATACTGTGAATCCTGAGGAGTATCGGGTTTACAGTCAATCGTCTCAGAATTCTAAGGAACGCCAAGAAGCTCAGAAGGCATTGAAGGGTTGTGTTTCTTGCAAGAAGAGTTTTCGTGTGAGTTTTGAGAAGAATTGAGAAATAAGGTAGAAAGAAAAAATATCATGGCAAAGAAGAATGCGAATGAACAGGAATTGAGCTATAGCGGTTGTTATGGTTCACGTGTGGTTTACCATGAGATGCAACAATTTCTTGAAGATTGTTTCAAGATGAATCGTGTAGCTGAGAAGCATGGTACTGAGCGGTTTGCTGCTTGTATCTATGGGCATGCTGGGATTGGTAAGACTCAATTGGTAAAGCAATTCAGGAAACGTCCTGTTGAGTTTGGTGGTGTTACTTATAGTGGGTATTCTGTGTATGACGTGCCAATTGCTCAATTTGAGGAGATGGGTGATTTGCATGGATTGCCTGAGAAGCATGTATTGATGAAGAAGCAGGAAACGGTTGTTGGTGGATCTGCTGATGGCACGGTTAAGGGAGTGAATGAGCAATGGGTTCCGATTGATATTGTGGAATCTTATAGAAAGCAGGGGTGGGAGCTTGATCATACTTTTGGGATTCGTACTATGTATGCTCCCCCTGATTGGGTTCCTTCAACTCCGGGTCCTTCGATTCTTCTACTTGATGATTGGAATCGTGCTAGCATTCGGATCATTAAGGGTATTATGCAATTGCTTCAGAATTACGGAATGGTGAGTTGGAAATTGCCTTCGGGTTGTAACATTGTTCTTACGGGTAATCCTGATGAACAAGATTACATGGTGACTTCCATTGACTCGGCAATTTTGACTCGTATTCGTTCTACTACATTGGTTCATGATGCCAGGGAATGGAGTATTTGGGCTACTGGTGCGGGTCTTGATCCTCGTGGTATCAATTGGGTTTTGGCTTATCCTGAGATGATGATTGGTAAAGAGCGGACTAATCCTCGGACTCTTTCTGAGTTTTTCCGGTTTTTGCCTGAGGTTCCGAATTTCCAGGATAAAAATTCTTTTCGGAGAATTGAGGTTCAAGCAAATTCTCTTCTTGATGAGGATACTGTTTCTAGCATGTTGGTATTTTTTGATCGTGATGTTGAATTGATTGTGGAACCTGAAGCTGTGCTTGCTGGTGATAGGAAAGCCTTTGAGCATATCAAGAAGGTTTTGACGAGAAAGGAAAAACGGATTGACATTGTGAGCATTACGATGGATCGGTTGTTTGCTCATATTGTTCAGCCGAATTGTAAGCCTGATAAAACAGCTATCAAGAATTTCCAAGATTTCGTATGTATGTCTGAAATGGAAGAAGACATTCGGCATAACATTTGTATGCGGATTGGTCGGGTGAAGGATGGCGGTAAGACTCAACAGTGGATTCTTGGGAATGATACTCTCAAGAAACTAATTCTTGAAGTGTTGTAAGAAAAAGTTGATTTTCAATTACTTCCTTATTAGGGAGATAGGGAGGTAGGGGGGAAATATGACAACTTATGACACAGACCAAGATTTAGTAATCGGCTATAGGGTTCAAGTAGGGTATCTTCTTCTTCCGAAGGCATTACCTGATAGAAGAGGAAAGACCCGAATCCGTAGATGGCTAGAGTTTGCAAAATGGGAAGAGATGAAGGAGTATAATATTTCCACAGAACAATATCATTGGGTTCCGAAGAAATGGTTGGATAGGTAAAGTCAGAGTAGTAAAATCTAAAAAATCCCAAGCTATAAAACATAGTCTTGGGATTTTCATTAAAGGGAGATAGAGATCATGGCAAAGTTTAAGGTTCCGGAATTTGTGGTAAACGGTAAAGATGGCAATAAGGGTAAATGGCATTTGTTGGCGTCTAATGGGCTTTATGCCAATCAGGGAGTAACGGTTTGTAATCGCTATGCTCCGGAATGGGAAAAGCTTCCTATTAGTGAAATAAAGGCTGAGTGTATTTGCCAGAAGTGTCTTGGTCCATTGAAGGTTGAGGATTGAGCTAATGGTAAAGAAAACAATCAGTGACTCTATAGCCGTAAGACCCATTCACCAAACTAAGGGTAAATGGCATTTGGTTTTTAAGGAAAATCAAAATGTTGTTTGTGGAGCTTGCTTCTCTAATAAAGAAACTAAGCCTCTTAAGGAACTAGATGTTACTGATTGTTGTCCCAAGTGTATGAGTGTGTTTAAATTTTAGGAGTAAATAATTTTTATGGCTAGGGTGATTGTTCTTGGACAAGTGAAAGAAGGAAATCAGAAGGTTCAGCTTAGAGGAGTCTTTACCCAAAAGAAAAAACTATGGCAAGCAATTGAAACGATTGCTGGACCCATTCAAGGCAAATTCATTTTAGATGATGTATCAGGGAAAGAGTATGATGCAACATATGCTAATCTCTGTAATCGGTTGAGATTGATTGGAAGGGCTACGCTCTTAGGACCTGATAAACAAAGAGAGTGTTTGATCATTGAAAGCATGCTGAATGAAATAAGGGATTGGGATACGGATGAGAACAACAATCCCAAGTTGAATCCAGTCAAGGGAAATGAAGATGACAAAGAAGGCGAGTGATTTAGAAATTGGGGATATGGTTATCAAGCATGATGGTAATCATAGTGCAGGAACCATTATCTCAAAAATGGATGATCCTGAGAGAATCACAAAAACCTATTTCCTGGTAAGAAGTCCAGAAGGAGCTTGGACAATTTATGGCGCATTAAAAAATACGCATTGTGAATTGTACCTGACAAGAAATATCCCTGAAGCAGTAATGAGGAAATTCTTGTTTGATGCTTTTGTCGGAGTAGATCTTGTTTACAATCCTGAATTACAGGAAAGAATTCCTCTATTAAATGTCCCTACCTATGAAACCAAAGCAAAACAAAAACGAGCAATAATTCCTAAGCCTGAAGAAACCAAAACTAAAAAGGCTTTATGGAGACAAGAGAAGGATGAGGATCAAGAGTTCACTGAGGATGAGGAACCAGAGAAGCCTATAGAGGCACTAGGAGAGACGAAGAAGACAGAGGGGGCTGAAGACCCACTACTAGAGGAACCGATTGAGGAACCTACCCCTGTAGAGAAGCCTATGGGGGAACCACTAGAGGAAACCCAAGAAAAACTTTTACCTGAATTTTCTTTTATTTTTTAGCAATCGTTGGATTTTAATACCTGAAAAGTAATACATGCGAGAAGAAAAGGAGAAACTTCTCGTATGACTATTTTTCAGGTTATTGCTATCTTGGCCATGATTGAATCCTCTAATCAACCAAATGCTATTGGAGACAATGGGAAGGCAATTGGAATTCTGCAAATTCATAGATCAGTGGTTAAAGACGTAAACCGGATCTATGGGACAAACTACAAATGGCCAGAGGATTGCAAGGACAAAGAAAAGGCTAAAGATATTTGTTTTAAATATTTGTCCTATTATGGGAAAGACAAAACACCGGAGCAATTGGCTAGGATCTGGAATGGTGGACCTAATGGACATAATTCAAAAGCTACAATTCCATACTTGAAGAAATTCAGAAAAGAAGCAGTAAAGAGAAATTCACAAGAAGAGGCAATAGCTCAAAGATGACAGATAAGGAATATCAACAAAAGCTAATAGGGAACTGTCATACAGCAGCAGATTGCTTTGTAACTATCAATGATGAGAAGATGGTAACGAAATGGCTTATATGGGGAGAGCAGATACAGAGAGGATGTATCACTTCCCAGGATCTAAAGAGATGGCTACATAAACAAGCAGAGCTATATAAAGAGACAGATAAGGGATTGGCTACTTATATCAGAAACCTCATAACTGTGAAATGCTGCTAAAATCTAAGGAACTCGAAAAATGATCTTGAATGAAAATGCTGAAATTACAATCAATGGTGAAAAAGCCATTAGGCGATTGCTTCAGTGTAATTCAATGAAAATTGCAAGGGAGGACCTAATCAAGTATAGGACTACCCCAGGAGTGTATGTAGAAGAGAAGACCCTCATTGAGGTAATCAAAAACCCTAATGAGAAAGATGATGTTACCTATGGTTTCTATTTTTGGGAAATTATAGGGCAATCAGTAAAACCGCTGTTTAAGCATTATTGCAATGAATGCGTTTTCTTGGGTAATTTGAATTCTAGTGAGCAACTCTATGATTTGTATTTTTGTCGGGACGGTGGGAGCAATCCTACTGTGATTGCCAGATATGGAAATGAGGACCATGAGTTCCTAAGCGGAATTTATGGAAATCAACTGGAATTGGTAGAAGCCAAAAAAAGAGCACTTTTCCAAAAATTGATCACTTCTGACGAATTGGCAAAATATCACAAGGAATTGGTGGAATTCCTGAAAACTCATCTTTCTGACAGATGAACTCCCTGACTGATTTTTGAGGGATACCCTGACTAAAATTTAGCAATCCCCTTTCGAGAAATAGGACAGCTATTTTTCAAAAGGGGAATTTTTTTGAAGTCGGGGGTCAGTTTGGTGTCACAGGTTTTTTCTAAAAATTGAAATTAGGAAAAGTATATTTTGGGAAATAATTAATCTTGGGTGGGGGCAAAGGTGGGAATCAAGGTGGGGGATTAAGGTGGTGGCACGTGTGGGGTATAATGTGGGGATGAGGTGAGGATAGCGTGTGGGGAAATAGGACAGTTAAAATTTGGATTTGGGTTGTGGGAAGGGTAGGGGATCAGTTTGGTGTTGGTGATTTTTTCAGAAAATTGGAATTGGGTTTGGATTTGGGGTATGTGTTTGGTGATAGATGGGTGTAGGGATTGAGTCAAGTGAGATTAAAGGAAGGTGTGAGATGGCAAAGGAATTGAGCAAAGAGGTTTTGGTGTTGTTGGCTGGGAGTAAGGTTAATGAGCGAGCGATGTTGATAGCGATGGTAGCTCATGCTGGTCAATATCGGAGGGATGGTGTTACTCCTTATATTGTGCATCCGATGTCTGTTGCGTCGAAGGTTCTTGATGCACAGAAGGCGGTTGCATGGTTGCATGACGTGTTGGAGGATTGTGAGGGCTGGGAGGCTGTTGATTTGATAGCGTTGGGGATTCCGGCGAATGTTGTTGAGAGTGTGGTTGCCTTGACGAAGGTGAATGGGATAGCGATTGAGGATTACATGGAAGGTGTGATGCGGAATTGGGATGCATTGATTGTGAAGATAGCGGACATGAAGAGTAACATGGCTGGGAATCCGAGTGAGAAGGCACGGCTTTCGTATGGGAAGTGGCTACCGATTTTGCAGGCGAAGTATAAGGAGGTTGAGAAGGCGACTCGGAAGATTCGGAATCGGATAATTAGTTGAGGTGTTTTTGGGCTGGAACGGGATGGTAATTGAGTTTCCGGATGGATGGATATTTTTTATGAGTGAGAAGCGTAGAATTGAATTTGAGAGTAAGGCGAATGAAAAGCATTATTGGCGGAAGAGGATGGGGCGAAAGGAAGCGAGTCATGGTTGGTTGGATGTTTATGAGGATTTGATCAAGCGGGTTGATGAGTTGATGAAGGAGTATCGTCATGCGATTTATTTAGAGGGTAGGGGGTATGTGTATCGGGAGCAGTATTTAGGGTATTCGTGGGAACGGGTGTTAGTAAAGAGTTGGGTTGAGTATCGGAAGATTATAGCTGATGATGCGAGGTATTTTTTAAAGAGATCTCATGAGTCATTGGTTTTGTCACGTAAGGGGAAAGAATGAAGGGCAAGGTAATTAAGATAAAGGTAGTTGGGGAGAGTTATAGAAATGGTTTCAGGGAGAATGGTTATTGTGTAGCGTGGTTATCTGATGGTGGGAGTTGTTTTGTTCCTGGGAGTGAGTTTGCTGGATTGGGTGAGGCATTGGATTATATAGTGAAAGAGGGTTATGATGTAGAAGAGGTTCGAGCGGGGTTAGACAGATGGGTAAAGGAGGGTTAGATGAGGAAGTTCAGGGGATGGCACAAAGATCATGGTGAGGCGAAGAAGGTGATTGCTTTTGGGGATGGGAGTGTTGAGGTAATTTGGATTGACAGGGGATATTGCAGTGAGGTATGGCCAGAGGGTGAGCCTCATGAGATAGTTGATGCTGAGAGTAAGGGCTGGGTGATTGAGGAGAGTAGTGAGTTGTTTGACAGGGATGGGGTTGAGATTTTTGAAGGTGATTTGGTTAGATTAGATGACATTAATGAATTGCCTTATACGATGATTATTAAATTAAAGGATAATGGTGTTATTAAGGGTGAGAAGGATTCTGTGATTGGGCAGGTTCTTTTTCACAGTGGGAATTTTTGTTTTGGGGTTTTGTTGAATGGTGTGATTGAGTCAAGGGCATTGGGATTTATTGACAAGAAGAATTTGGTTGTTGTTGGCAGGGCAAAGGGGGAATGAATTGAAAGAGTTTATTACAGGGTATCGAGTGATTGACGGGAAGCGGACGAGAATGGTAGGGAGTGTTGTATACACATTGGGGGACAAGACGAGGATGCCAGTGAGTGAGATATGTTTGATGGTAGAGGGTAGTGTGAGGAAGAAATGGAAATTGAATAAAAAGGATAAGGTTATAGTGGTTGGTGTTTTGGAACGGGAATTAAAAGTCAGTTAAATAGAGAGGTGATAAGATGCAAGAGGGATGGTGGGTTAATTACCGGACTGGTAAAGATTTTTACGTTAAGGAACATGAGACATGGATTCGTCAGCCGGGGAATGCTGATAAGGCTGGTGTTCCCGCTGAGATTCAGAAGAAGTTTAGCAAGTTCAAGGCTGTTCAGGACAGGGATAAGTTTTTGATGTTTTTGATGGAGAGTTGTCCCTTGATGAGGATGCGTGGTCATGGGAGTGATATTACATTTGAGTACTACAACAGTAATAGTCGGGATGCTATTGAGGCTGTTCATAAGGCTGCACATGATTACGGTGGTAGGTTGTCTACGTTGAACATTTACAATTTGATGTCTCACGAGATGACTTCGATTCAGCGTGACGAGTTGGACAGGGTGATGGATGAGAGTGGGGTTGAGGGTGTGATGAGGGCTGCGAGTGAGAAGTTTAGTTTAGATGGGAGTAAGATGATTAAGGAGTTATTGGCAGTGGCGAAGGAATTGGCTATGGATTGAAGTTGGGGATATACTATCAGGGATTTCTTTTTTAGAGGAGAGATTTCTGATGGGTTCGGTTGTTGGGATATCTATATTAACGAATGGGAACCGATGTAGTTTTTTACGGAACTGCATCGGTTCTTTTATTTACAATTGTTATTATCGTCCATTGCGGATAGGGATATTTGACAATGGATCTGTAGATAACACGAAAGATTTTGTTAGGTCTTTGGATAAGGTATATGGGATAGAGATTGAGTATGAGCGGAGTGAGATTGATTTAGGTTGTGCTGTTGGGACGAATAGGGCATTAGGGATGGTAAGGGATTGTGAGTATGGTTTGCATTTAGAGAGTGATTTCATTCACATGAATGAGATTGAGACTGGGATTGATAGGATGTGGTTGCATAGGGCGATTGAGTTTATGGATGATGGGGATTGTGATTATTTATATTTGCGCCGGATGCGTAATGAGCGAGAGATGATGGTGCATTGGTGGAGTCAGTGGATGGATAAGGTAGTTGAGGAGAGGGGTGAGTATTTAAGTTGTCCTGGTTTTTGGTGGAGTAACAATCCTGCATTAAGGCGAGTGAAGGCATTATATGATTGTGGGACATTGCCATTGAATGAGGGGTTAGATGGGAAGAAGGGTGAGGCTGGTTGGAGTATGCCTGAGTTGAAGGCTGGGAGACCAAGTAAGGCATGGATACATAGATGGGGGATGTTTAGTCATGAGCGGTTATTGGGATTAGAGTTTCCTGAGATGAGGGGTTGCGGGAAATTTGGTCCATATGGGACATCGAGTTGTAAATATGGTTTTTATATGAATACTGGGAATAGTTTTTGTTTATGTTGTGATGAGAGACTTGGCTATGAGGAGATGGGCGAGCACGAGAGGCGTTATAGGTTATAAATGAGATTTCTTTAAGGAGACGAATTGTTATGGATACTGGTTTACGGATCAAGGTAATAATATTTCATCACAATGAGCCTGAGAATGCTGACAGGTTATATGATCAATTGAGTGAGGTATTTAAAGGTGTAGAGTTATGGGATAGTGGATCTGATTGTGAGAAGATTCCGAAGAATATGACTCATTCGTATGGGAACATATATGGGACTGGGGCATGGAATGAGATTTTGAAGCGGTATGGGGATTGGGATGTTGTGTGGTTGGTATGTGCTGATATCAAGTTATTGAGTGATGTAAAGAGTTATAAAGAGAGTATTGAGTCTGCATATCCATTTGGTTGTTGGAGTCCATGTGTAGAGGGCAGGGCTCATCCGTTCATGTTAGCTGAGAATTATACGGGTGAGAATGCGAAGATGGTATATGTAAAGAATGTTGAGAGTCAGGCGATGGCGATGAGTGGTTCATTGCTGAGAGAGGTTAAGGAGTTATTGCCTGGGAGTAAATATGGATTTGGTCATGATTATTGGTTATGTCATAGAAGCAGGAAGATGGGATTAAAGAATGTGATAGATGGGCGGGTAAAGATTTTTCATCCATTTGGGACTGGATATAACGAGGAAGAGGCTGAGAAGCAGATGGAGGAGGCTTTTGGTAAGGTATATGGGAAGGATTTTCGGAGGAGTGTTTTTGAATATTCTTCTACATTTTCTGGGAATTTATTTTATGGGAATGTCATAAAAGAGATAAAGAAGGAGGAGGAGGATCATATGTTGACGATTTTCACGGTTGATAATGGTTGGGGATTAGTTGAGTTTTCTAAGATTGTTAAGGGTTATGACAATGTAAATAAGCTATTGATTAAGAAGGGGTTATCTACTTTTAGTTCTATTCCTGATATAAAGGTAGTGGAATATAGTTCTGATTTCAGTCGATATGCTGATGGGAATTTCATTGCATTATTTCCGAAGGTTGGTCCATCTAATTTTGAGGATTTCAAAGAGATAGTTAGATTGGGGATTCCGACGATTGTTCATGTTGCATATAATAAGGAAGTTGTTGATCACGAGAAGACTGGTTATTTATATCAAGATGAGTCTTGGGTTCATAATTGGTTAAAGGAGTTGATAGGGAATAGGGAAATGCGATGTAAGAATTTTAAGAATGATTTGTCTAATTTTCTTGAGGTACAAAAGAAGGCAGGGGATGCACTTAAAGAGGTAGCTAAAGGATTTAGTTTAGTTGAAGAGAAGAAGACAGAGAAGGTAGAGGAAGGGATATTGGTAAGTGTGATTACTCCTACTTTCAGGCGTGAGCCGAAGGTGGTAAGGCGTTGTTGTAATTGTGTGCAATTGCAGACTGTATCGAATTGGGAGCAATTGGTATGTTCGGATGGTGTAGAGGAGCCTGTGATTAAGGAGATGATAGAGGGATTAGGAGATAAGAGAATTCAGTATTGTCATACGAATACAAAGAAGCCAGGGGATTTTGGGAATACTGTACGTTCTGAGATGTTAAAGAAGGCTCGGGGTAAGTATGTAATTTTCATGGATGATGACAATGTAATTTTGCCTGAGTATTTAGAGAAGATGATTAATGCGATTGAGAAGGGCAAGGTTGATTTTGGGATTTGTCAGGTTGTTCATTTTGGTCCATTGAACGAGAGTGAGGTAGGGAAGGCTCCTCAGGTATTGACAGGGAATCCTGTGAAATTATATCACATTGATTCGTTGCAGGTAATGGTAAGGCGGGAAGCCATGTTAGATGTTGGATGGGATACTGATTCTGGGTATATAGCTGATGGTGTTTCATTGGAAGCTTTGGGCAAGAAGTATAAGCCTGTTCATTTGAATGAGATTTTAGGGTTTCATTTGTAAAGAGAGCTAGGCTTTAACAATTAAACCACAGGATTTAAAAGGTTCTGTGGTTTTTGTTTTTTTTTGATATTTGAGCTAAGATATAAATCAAGGAGTTTTTATGAACAAGGTAAAAATAGCTCAAGAGTTGATTAAGTTGGCCAAGGAATTGGTTGGTAATTCTTCTAGGACCAAGAAAGCTTACGGTAAAAAGCCGAAGAGTTGGCGTGGAGTTCAAGGCGAATTGAGTTTTGAAGTTGGAGATATGGAGCATCATAGGGATTCGGGGGTTAGGTCTGCTTATAAGGAAATTGTAAAGTTATTGCCTGAGGGTTCTGAGCCAGGAGATTGGGATATTTTTATTGAATTTGAGAGTAGTGGTTCTTATTGTCCTGGGCGGTTATCTGGTCCTCCTGAGGATTGTTATCCTGAGGAATCAGAGGATGCGAGAGAGGCAACAAGCATGGAGCTTAGATGGGCTGGTGATGGGGAAAAGATAAAGAATATTGAGATAAGGCATGGTGCTTCATTTGAAAAAATAGAAGAAGGGTTGTCTGTTCTTATAGAAGGCGTCGAGTTGAATCATGAGCAAGGATATGATGGTCCTGAGCCAGATGATTGGGATTAAGTTGTTTAATATTTTTTTGATATTATTCTTTTTGGTATAAAACTTAAAAGGAGTTTTCGTCATGGATGAGAAAACTATGGTAGCTAAAGAGTTGGTCAAGGTTGCGAGTCTTTTGGTTGCTGAGGAGGGTGAAGCCCCGGAAGCTGAAGATGAAGCCTTTGTTCAGAAGTTACGTGACATTCGTACTGGTCTTTTGAGCATTAACAAGAAAAAGAATACACGGTTGAGTGACTACGGGATTGGAGTCATTCGACCAACGACAAAAGTTCATGAGTTGGTTGATGTCCTTCTCAAGGTTGTAGCTACAAAATAAGGTAGAGTACAACAAAGAGGTTTGAGAGGGACTTAGAAGGAAAAATCCTCTAAGTCCCTTTTCTTTTTGGTTTGATGGTGGAAATTACAGGGAGGCGAGTATAATAGAATCACAAGGAGAGGTAGTAAATGGTAAAGAGCAAATCTCAGAAGCAAGTAGAGAGACGTAAGAAGATTGAGCATAACCGAAATGTTATGCAGAATCAGGGAAAGCCTCGTTATCTTCTGTATATCAAGGTTGACGGTGGTTGGAAAGCTGTGATGAGGTTTAAGACTATTACGGATGTAGATAAGCATTGTGAAAGTATGGAAGATATTCGGAAGAGAAATGCTTCTGAGTTGGTTGAGGCGAATATTGTTGAGGTGAAGACGGGTAAGGTAATTAGGCATGTTGCGCCTCATAAGGTTAGTGATCCGGCTATGTTGAGTGGATCGTTGGTGGCGAAGGTTTGAAAATAAATTTCAGGAAGTTTTGGATTTTCGGGTTCTCGCGGGTAAGATAGGGTGTGACAAGAAGGTTGGTTGTAAGTGTTGCGGGATATATCAGTGGTAGATTGCTAGCCTCATAAGCTAGATGTCGTGGGTTCGAGTCCCACTCCCGCTACCAGTTTGAGATTCGGGTTGTCGTTTTAACATTTAAGACACAAGCCATGGGGCTTGAGATGCTGGTGTAAATCCAGCCGACTCGACCAAGTGTTGTTCTTTCAAAACTGAATAGTTCTTTTTCGGCATGTAGCTCACTTGGTTAGAGCACCACCCTGATATGGTGGGGGTAGAAGGTTCGAGTCCTTCCATGCCGACTTATTTTCCCTGAATGCCAGCATAGCTCAATGGTAGAGCACCTTACTTGTAATAAGGATGTCGGGGGTTCAAATCCCTCTGCTGGCTCCATTTGCTTTTCTTGGTTTTAGTTCTATTTTGGGCTAAAGCAAATAGGGGGCGATTATGAGAAGTGGGATGAGTTGTTCTGATGCTGGTAGGCTTGGTAAAGAAAAATCGCTTGCCTTGCAGCAAGCAATGAAACAAGAAAGAATAAATAAATACTTAGAAAATCCGAAATTGTGTGGTACGTGTGGAGCAATCATACCATATAATAAAAGAGTAAATAATTTTTGTTCTTCTTCTTGTTTCGCATGCCATAACAACAAACAAAGAAGTCTATTAAATCCTTGTGTTAATTTTTGTATGAATTGTGGTAAGGATCTGAAATCAAAAACTCTTTTGTTTTGTAGTGGAAGTTGTCATAAAAAACATTCACATAATAAATATATAGAGCGGTGGCTTGCTGGAGAAGAGTCTGGCGGTATTGGCAAGGATAAAGATATTACTAGCCATACAGTTCGTGACTGGGTTTTTAAAAAAAGTGGTGGTAAGTGTTCAGTTTGTGGCGGAAGTGATTGGATGGGCAAGAAGATGCCTTTGATTCTGGATCATATTGATGGTCATTCAAAAAACAATCGTCCTGAAAATCTAAGGGCTGTTTGTGGTAATTGTGATATGCAGTTGCCGACATACAAAAGCAAAAACAAAGGAAATGGAAGGCATTATAGAAGGGAAAGGTATAAGAATGGATTGAGTTATTAGATTTGTGATTCAATTTAGTTCTTTAGTAATTGAATAGTTTCTATGGGGCATTAGCTCAGTTGGCTAGAGCGTTTGGTTTGCATCCAAAAGGCCATCGGTTCGAGCCCGATATGCTCCACCAGTTTTTGTATCTTAGTTTATTGCCAAAGATGTTTGCAAGTTAAGCTATATAGCTTATATTCCTAAAAAAGGAGTAAGCCATGCCAACTTGCAAAAGCTGTGGAGATAGATTTCCTACTTGGATCAAGATAGATGGAAAGCAGAGATGTTTAAACAATAGAAAGTTTTGTTTAAAATGTTCTCCATTTGGAAGGCACAATACTAGTCCAACTCTTCATGTAGGATGCGAAAAACTTTGCAATAAATGTGGTGAAAAAGATCCCAGTAAGTTTTATGGCAATAAGAGGCATATTTGTGGGAAATGCCATGCCAAGTATACTACTGAAAGAGGAAAACGTAAAAAACAATTTGTTTGTGAAAAGCTGGGTGGTAAGTGTGTCTCATGTGGATATGATAAATATGTAGGTTCTCTTGATATTCATCATAAAGATCCAGCAAAGAAGGATTCTAATTTTAGGTCTAAAAGAGGATGGTCTGAAGAAAGAATATTAAAGGAAATAGAAAATTGTATCTTGCTTTGTCGGAATTGTCATGCAGCTTTTCATGCTGGAGAGTTAGCAATCGGTGTGTAGCGCAGTTTGGTTTAGCGCGTCTGCCTTGGGCGCAGAAGGTCGGGGGTTCAAATCCCTCCACACCGACCATTTTCATGAGGTTTCCAACTTGTGGCTGATTTCATCTTTTGTTCGGGATGAAGGCACTTACAAGAGGAGAACTGTAAGGTCCCAAGTAGGGCAGGAAGGGTAAGGCTGGGTCAATGCGGGTAAGAGTTTTCCTAACCGCAGTAGCCCGATATCTGGTAAATTAAAACACTGAACAACCAGATATAAGAGTAAAATCTCTTCAATGCGGTGATGAACTTGTTGATCAGAGTTCTGAGCATTGTGGCTGAACAACTCGACTTGTTTGAGATGGGTAGGAAAGGTGGTTCCTTTCTTCTAGTTGGAAACCTCTCTATTCTGCTCCCGTAGTCTAATGGATAGGCACTTGCCTCCTAAGCAAGTCTATGAGAGTTCGATTCTCTCCGGGAGTACTTTTTGTCTTTTATATTTATGGTCTAATAGGGATAATATTTTAGGAGAGACCATGAAAAAGAATTTGAAGATTGCTGGTGAGATATTAAAGCTTGCTAAGGGTTTGGTGGGAATGACCAAACAAGAGGCAGATAAAGTCGCTTTTGTCATGAGGGAGTTTCCTAATCATAATAAAGTGAATGATAAGGTTAGGAAGGAAGTAAAGAAGTATAAGTTTTTAACCTTGGATAACATTAAGAAGTTTGGTCAATCTGCTTCTTTTATGAGAGGCATTGATGATTGGATAGATTATGTGATTTCGCAAGGTATGGAAAACGTTTATTCAACTAGCGGTTTTGATTATGAAGATGACAAGGATGTTCTCAATGCAATGAAGCATTATGAAGACATGGATTCTGAATTGTACAAAAAATCCAGAGATGTTTTAGAGGAAAGAGCGACAGATTTGGCTATAAATTCTGTAATGGAAGCACTCTATCAAGAGATTTCTTCTATTGAAAAGGCCATAGATAGGTCCAAAAAGTTATAATTAGTTGCGGGTTTAGCATAGTGGTAATGTGCCACCTTGCCAAGATGGTTACGCGGGTTCGACTCCCGCCATCTGCTCCAAGGTTTTTATTCTCCGGTAGCTCAATTGGCCAGAAGCACTTCACTCTTAATGAAGGGGTTGGGGGTTCAAGTCCCTCCCGGAGAACCAATTTTTGTTTGTATGCTCTGGTAGCTCAATTGGTTAGAGCACCAGCCTTTTAAGTTGGTTATTGGGAGTTCGAGTCTCCCCCAGAGCACCAATTTTATTCCCTCGTGGTGTAATGGTAGCACGAAACACTGTTAATGTTTCTGTCTTGGTTCAAATCCAGGCGAGGGAGCCAAATACCTACATGCTCAATTGCCAGTCTGACGCATGAGGTTTTAATGACTGGCTAAAGTCTGGGTGTATTAGGAAACTTACGGTGATGGAACCCAGAACAGAGGGTAAAGCCTCTGCCAAAACTTCAAATAAAAGGTTTTGGTAAACCGTTTTAGAGATTTCTATGGATGGTGGTTTTGTTGTAAAGGAAGCATGGATGGTTGTGAACCATCAGGTGTAGGGTTCAAGTCCCACATTCCACCCCAAGTTTTTAGCGTAGGTGTTTGGGGGTATAGCTCAATTGGCCAGAGCATCGGTTTGTCACGCCGAAGGTTGCGGGTTCGATTCCCGCTACTCCCGCCAGTTTTATAAGGGATTGTAGCTCAATTGGATAGAGCATCTGATTACGAATCAGAAGGTTGGGAGTTCAACTCTCCCCATTCCCACCAGATTTGTCCCGTTCGATCAATGGTAAGGTCATTAGGTTCTCAGCCTAGGGATAGCGGTTCGACTCCGCTACGGGATACTTTAAGAAGGGATTTGACCCGTTGGAGGAAATGGATAACTCACTTGGTTTTCATCCAAGAGATTAGCGGTTCAACCCCGCTACGGGTCACTTTAACGCCACTAAGGGACTAGGTTGCAAGTAGTCCAGAGTGGAAATCATCCAGGATCTTGGATAATCTCTTTACATAGGGATTATAGAAGAGAATGGGTGTAGTCGGAACTTGTGGGCAGGAAAGTTGGGCATACTCTTCGCCATCCGACTCTAAATAATTCACGTAATGTCACGAAAGCAGGGTACGGCTGTATAGCCCGATGGAGATTGTCCTGCTTGCTGGAGGGTGATGGTCCTAGCCCCTCCAATTTTTTTCAAAACTTTTTTAGGATCTTTGGATTTAGAAGTAGTTCTGGGTGATATAATGATGTAAAGAGAACGTAGTGAGAAGGGGATTCGAGAATGAGTGAAAGTGTTGAAGATCTGAAGCGTCAGGTTGCCCAGTGGAAATCGGTTGCGGCTTATCTGGCTGAGTGTCATGCTGCTTCTGCTGAGACTGTTGCTGAGCAGAAGAAGTCTTCCAAGTATGAGAAGAAGCGCCATGCTGAGATTTGCAAGAAGGCGGCTATGATGTTGAAGCATGGGGATCTTGTTGGGGTAGTTGATCGGAGGTATGCCAAAGAAGGTTTCATTGAAGTGATTGAGCGTTGTGAGTTGGCGAAGGTTGAGTGTGAGAAGTAAGTTTTGATAGTGCAGGTATCGTATAGTGGCAATACCCTAGTTTTCCAAACTAGCGCGGTGGGTTCGATTCCCACTACCTGCTCCAAAGGTTTAAGATTGGTCGGCAAGGTTTGGATGTTCTGTGAAAGCTGACACTTGACTGTTATCAGATAGGATCGCAACCTGTTTGAGTCAAGATGCCTGGGGAACAGGCTTCAGGCGGAACGCAAGAATATCACGGGTTCAAATCCCGTCCGATCAACCAATTTTGAGGTCTTAATCGTACGGTGTTGAGCAGAACACAGAGGCGATGAATCCCATAGAACTGCTAATTCTATGATGGGAAAGACTTCATCTAAGTTTTGAGTAAGAGGTTAGTTCTTTAAAAATTGAATAGTTCTGTGGGCAGTTAGCTCAGTTGGTTAGAGCATTTGGTCTACACCCAAAATGTCGGGGGTTCGAATCCCTCACTGCCTACCATTTTAAGTATTGGCCGGGTGGCGAAAAGGCAGACGCAACAGACTTAAAATCTGTCGGATTTTATCCGTACGGGTTCAAATCCCGTCCCGGCTACCAATTTCAAATAAGTGGTCCCTGCTTGATCGTCCCAGTGATAAAAGCAAAGATCATTAAAAATTGCTGCCACTTATTTGAGAACTTTTCGGCTTTCTTGTAAAGCCGATGGTGGAGGCGGTTAGGGAAACCTAATTGCCCTAGCGACACATGCTGGACTAGTGAGGCTGTAGTCTCATGAAACAAGTTGTGTGGCTTTCCGGTAAGAAGTAACCGGGCTTTCGTTCAATTGGGCCTGACATGGTTTCGATCAAGTGAATGAGGGTTAGGATTGCATGCAGAGGATGATCGTTGGCCTCTTAAAACTTCGATCAAGTAAGTAACTGCGGAAACTCTTGAGTTCCCCGCTATGCCCATTGCTGCCTGATCTAGGGTAGTAAAGGGTATGGTCTAAGCCATCAGCAAAGTCTATAAGGCTGATGGGGTTGTCTTAATGATTCGCTCTTGAGACACACAGAATGATAGGCTGGCTTCAAGGTGATGCCGGATAGCTAAGAAGCGAGAGTTCTGACGGCTGGATGCGCTTAACCTGCTGTGAGGGGAAAAGGCATTGAGAAAAACAAATCACAGACAAGCATGTAGAGTCTTGCCGGAAAGCATTTGAGACCGGGGTTCGACTCCCCGCAGGTCCACCACAAACATAGGGATATCAAGGAGTTACGGCTTCTTGGTATCCCTTTTTTATTTCCCAGGAATTCTTTAAATGTTTTGGATTTTCGAGATTGTTGGGTAATACATGGATGAAAAAATAATTTACTGTAAGAATTTGTGGAGGGTTATTAGGGATGATTACTGCCAAAATTAAATCTGAAGATCAAGAAGTTTATATTGGTTGTTACTATGAAATGCCTGATGGAAAGATTGCTTGTCTTACTTGTTGGAACGGGATAAAGAAGACTTTTAGTTTTTATTGTGATGATGGGCTTGGCCTTCAGGAATCGCCATGTGAAGAATTGAAGAAGTGGGTTTTGTGTCGAGACTTGAATGATTTTCCTAATAGCAGTGATCCAAGGTTGCCTTATGTCTTTGATCTTTTTTGGGATCTAAAGAGGGTTTCTGAGCTTCGGTATGGGTTGGAACATGGTCATGAGGATTCTGATTTAATAAGGGATGAAATGGTTCGGTGGGGGATTTCTCTTTAGTTTTTTCAAAGAATTAGAAAAACGCTTTGGATTTTGATTGCTTGATGGTAATACATTGTTGTCGATAAGAGATTGAGTTAATCACGATAGGAGATTGGCAAAATGTTGAACATTTGCTTGTTGAAAATCTTGGATAAAAACAATCCGACTCCCGCTATTGATGCATTGATGAAGGTTGGATTGAGCAATGTTGAGGCTCAAGATGCTGTTGTTGAGCTTTCGGGGTCATTTCTTTCTTTGGTTGCTGTTAGGACTGAAGATATCTGGCCTGTTGATTTGAGTGAGTTTTTCGTTTTTGAGTTTATTCAAAGGGTTGAAATTACTCTTGAGACAGCTTTGTTTCCCAAGGAAAAGATTCATGGGATTCAGGCTATCCGTGCTGCCACGGGAATGGGCTTGGTGGATTCCAAGGATACGATTGAGAATCTTTTTATGGGAGTGCATACCAAGATTCAGTCTAAGCCTGAAGAGGTTGAGAATTTGAGGAAATGGTTTACTCTTACTGCTGAGGAGTTGGGTCCGGTTCCTCAGCCTTATGTTCCTGGTCGGGTTGTTCAAAAAAACACGATTAGCCATTGTGTTGGTAGTAGTCATAAAGAAGAGGCAATGGAGCACATGTCTGCCTTTGCCAAGGAGCTTTTGGATGAAAAGAAATGGGAAGCTGCTCAGAACATTTGCAACTTGTTGAGCATTTTGAAGACTGTTGAAGAATATCAATAAGGAGCATTGAGGAAATGAAGAGGATTCGGCTAGGTTTTATTAAGCATACTTATAGTTCTCAGGCTGCTATTGGCGCTCTTGAGGTGAACGGTGTGGTTCGAGAGCAAGCCAAAGAGGCTGTTGCTTGTATGATTAAAGGGATTAGGTCTTTTATTGTTACGACTAATGACAAGTGGGTAGCTGATTTGAATGAGTTTTTTGATTTTGAGTTTGTTGATAAATATTATGTTTCTCTTATCAAGGTTTTCTATCCCAGCCAGAAATTTGAAACCATCAGGAGTCTTCGGGCTGCTACTGGTTTGGAGTTGAAAGAAGCCAAGGAAGTTTATGAGGCGGTTCTGGGTGGGGGAACGAAAAGGATTGAAGTTAACCCTGATGTTGTGGATGATTTGAAGAAGTGGTTTGATATTATTTATGAGCAATATGTTATTAAATCGGAAGAATTGCCTGCTGTTGTGAGTCCGGTTGGTAGTAATAAGGATTTGGCGATAGAGCATCTTTCTTCTTATGTCAAAGAGCTTCTTGATGACAGGAAGATGATGGCTGCAAAGAGTGTGTGTAATCTTTTGGGTATTTTGAAGAATGTTGAGGATTACCAATAAAAAGCTTGTGAATGGTTTGGATTTCTGTCTTTTTTGGGTAATACATAGATGTCAATAAGGATTGAGAACAAAGGAGATCGGCAAAATGGCTAGTGTGACTTTGAAGAACATCAAGGGTGGGATTTCCATGAAGGATGCGGAGTTGGCTCTTTGTGGGGCTGGTGTTAGTAATTATCAGGCGGAACAGGCTGTTGCTAATTTGTCCAGGAATGTTCCCAATCATTTTGTGGTTGAGACCAATGATCCTTGGGGTGTTAATCTTTATAATTACTTTGATCTTGAGCTTAGTCAGGCTGTGAGTGTTCGTTTGCATCGGATGTTGTTTCCTGGGGAGAAGATTGCCACCATCAAGGAGCTTCGGGCTGCTACGAATATGGGCTTGAAGGATTCCAAGGACATTGTTGATGCGGTTCATGTTGGGGATTCTCGGATTGTCAATGTGATGAGTGTTGATCGTATTAATAAATTGAAGGACTGGTTTGATCTTAAGGAAGTTTCTCCGAATGGCTCTTCGGTTCAGGTTGGAAACAACAAAGAGGAAGCCATGAAGTATATGGCTGCTTTTGCCAAGGATCTTTTGGATGAGAAGAAGTGGGAGTCTGCTCAGAACATTTGCAATTTGCTGAGCATTTTGAAGACGGTTGAAGAATATCAATAAGGAGGATTGGGAGAATGAAGAAGGGTGGGACTCCGAAATACACAAAGCCTGATAAGAGTGGGCATAGCCGGATGAAAAAGAGTTCTGGGATTTTAGGAATGATTCGAGGGAAGTTACGGGAAGCCAAGAAGAGGGCAAAGAGATTGTAAGAGAGGTTTGTTGATTTAGTTGATTCAAGCCGGGAATCCTTAATTGGATATCCCGGCTTTCTTTTTTTTAATATTTGAGGTTTTTATAAGAAATGGTTTTGGAGATTTTATGTTTAATAAGTCTATGGTTGCCAAAGAGCTATTGAAAATATCCAGCTTGATTTTAGGTGGTAGGGGCTGGAGTTGGAGCAATTACGGGGCATGGGTTTTACCAGATGGTAAGGTATTGCCTGTTGCTGTTGAGTTTACTCATTATGATGTTGCGGCTGAATATTTTCAGAAAAAAGATCCTAAGCATTTCAATAACATTTATTCCTTGGATCAGTTTTTCAATGAGGGTTGGGTTAGGGTGGTTTTTAGGCAGTCGTTGAGTGTAGAGATTAAGAGCCGGGTTTATCCTGCTCAGAGAGAAGTTTTATTGAAAATGGTTGAGGATTATCCAAGGCGGAATTTTTACATAGATGACTATCCCTCTTCGATTGTGACTGAGGATGCTGAGGAGGCTAGGGATAGGATAAGGGCTGCAAGTCTTAAGAAGGCTACCGAGATTAAGTGGAGTGATTATGGGGCATGGATTTTACCTGATGGTAAGGTTTTAAGAGTTGGGTATCAAGAGCACATGGAGACTGCTGAGGAGTATTTTAATAAACACAAGATTGAGATTGAGACCAATCCTTATGTTGAGGCTTTCAAGAGGGATTGGGTAAGGGTTGTCTTTAAGGAGATGGGGATAGAGATGGGGAGTAATCTTACTTCCAAGCAGAGATATGTATTGGAAGATATGGTTGATGATAATCCTTATACGTCAAAAGTGTTTTTTGATAGGAATGGTACTACTAATATTAATTTCAGCACGGATGATAAAGAGTCGGCAATCAATAAGATTAGGGCTGCTGGTTTGGTTAATGCTGCTTCATTTCATTTTACAGATTATGGGGCATGGATATTGCCGACTGGGGGAGTGTTGAGGGTAGAGGATCATCAACAACATGGCGCTGTTGCCTCTAAATATTTAGCAGGTAAGGGCATTGAGGTTGATAGTTATAATAGTTACAGTGAGGCTTTCAAAGAGGGGTTGATTCGGATTCAATATGGATCTGATTTGAATATTGAGATCAATAGTCGTATTACGCCAAGGCAAAGGAATACTCTTCTTGCCATGGTAGATTCTTTCCCGAAGAAAACGGTTATGATAGACAAGGATATTTATACGACTCATTCTCAGACTTTTGCTTTAGAGAATAAGGAAGATGCGAAAGAGAGAATAAGGTCTGCTAGTATGAGGGTTGCTAAGGATTGGAGTTTTCGGGATTACGGGGCATGGGTATTGCCTAATGGAGATGTTTTACGGGTCAAGGGTTTTTTTGAGCATTCGGAGGTTGCTGGTAGTTATATGAAATTCAATGATATTGTTTTTAAGGGAAGTCCTTATGATAAGGCGTATAAGATGGGATGGGTTCGTGCTGTATTTCTTCCTGATTTAAATTTTGACATTCAAAAGGGTTTAACTTCTCAACAGCGTTCGGTTCTCACTGACATGTTAGATGATTATCCTAAAGAGACTGTTATTATTTCTAGACCATCTAGAGAGATACAATTTGATGAGAAAGAAAAGGCTTTGAATTTACTTAGGGTTGCTTCTTTAAAAAAAGTTGGATAATTTTTTTAGTTATGTAAGTGAAAACCATTTAAGGAGTAAAAGACATGAGCTATCGTCCCAATGTAACGGATAAGAGTCAGAACGAGTTAGAGAGTGCTGCTTTTGAGGGTGGTATTCCTGTTCATGTTGATCAGAAGGTAGTTGTTGATGTTAAGGGCAAGGGTGGTGCTGAGAGGAAGATTGGTGGGGTTATTGTTTCTTGGAAGGACAATCCTGGTAAATTTATGGACAACGTTGGGAAACCATAAATGAAAACATTTCTTGTTGAATTGGTTCTTGGCTTATTGGGGAAGTTTATCGGTTGGCTTTCCAATAAGAAGAAGGAGGCGGATAAGAAGACGGTTGATTCTCAGGATCAATCTATTAAATCCGTTGGGGAATCAATTAAGAAGGAAGATGAAATTAGGAAGGAGCAGGAAAATGTTGACAAGAATCCTTCCGATGTTCGGAAAGAGGATGGTTCTATTGATGTTAGCGGTTGGAATGCTGGGAAGTAGTGGTTGTGGCATATTTAGAGGTGCTGACTACTACAGTCCTCGTTATCCTGTAATTCCTCTTCCTGATCGTCCTCAGTTACAGAACGTTTCTGGTTCTGAAATGGGCAAGATGTCTGAGGATGCACAGAAGGCTGTGGCAGGGAACATGAATTCTTTGATGGATTATTCTCGTAAGCTGGAGATAGGGGCTCGTGAGTATAACGAATATGCGGAAGAACACAACAAGGTTTTTGAAAAGTAAGGATGGTTTTATGAATCAGGAAGCAATTGCTAATCGTATTGCAAGTAAGATGGTGAAGGCGGCTGATCCATCTGTTGCTGTTTATAATTACTTGATGAAGAATTCGGATGAAGACGTAAAGGACATGAAGAAGTTAATTGAGGGTATTGAATCCGAGTTGAAAGAGATTAGGAAACAGCTTAAGGGATTGGATGCTCTTGGTTCGGGGGTGATGGAGTCACAGAGTTTTCTTCCTCGTTTGGTTGCGGTGATTAAGCCATTAAATACTTTGTCGGGAAATATTTTAAAGAATGCTGAGAAGTTTCAATAAGGTTTGTTTTTAGCCTAACTGCCCATACGGCTGGTAAGGACAGGACAAAGGTTGTCTTGGACCTTACTGAAGGTTATCGCTTGTTGAGACCTTCTAAGGGCGAAAGAAAGCGAAGGTGTGTTATGACAATGCAGGGAAGTACGGGGAAAAGCTGGTGGCAATACAGCGTATGGACAAAGAACATTGCTCGGAATTCTAGAATCACTGAGCCAAGTGCTTCTGTTAGTCCGGACATGTTGGCGTTCATCAAGTCTTTTGTCAAAGCCATGTACAATCCGGTTACTTCGACAGGGACTCGTCCATGGTTGAAGGAAAAGTTTCAACGTTTGTCTGTTAATAGTAATTATCAGGGAGACATTGATACAGAACCGACTCATGTGCTTATCAAGATGCTTGAGGTTGTTGGTCGGGATTTCAAGAAGATTCCGATTACTGAGTTTGAGGCTGCTGGCGTTGATATCTTGATTGGGTTGGCAAGCCATCGTGAGGCTGGAACTGGTCCGTATTATGGTGGTGTAATTAGTTCGGCTGTTGTAGTTCCTCCTTCTGAGCCAACCTGAGAGGGTTAAAACAAAAAGCCAAGTTAGATGTAAAAATTTAACTTGGCTTTTTTTTACGATTTTTGGAAAGATTTTGTAAGTAAGTTAATGAAGATTGTTAAAAAGTTGCTTTTTTATAAAGATTAGGGATATTAGAACAGATTACGGAAAAGGGGTTGTTTATGAACAGTACTAGGAAAAGAGTTGCGGCTGAACTTCTTAAGATGGCTCGTGAGTTAACTTCTTTTGAGTTTGATACAGAAGATGCTCTTAAGAAATATTTGCATGATCATCCTGGTGCAGACAGAAGCCACCATTCTGTAAAGACCAAAGAGAATAAGCCGACTACTACTGAAAACCCTTCTACTCAAAAACAGGAAAAGCCAGAACAGGTTCCTTCTCCCAAGAAGGAGGCTCCGGTTGAGGAGAAAAAGGATACTGTGGTTGAGACAGAGGATATTCTTCCGAAGGGTGGTTTTTTGAAGGAAGAGGAATCTTCTTTGCCGAAGAAGACAAAGCAGGAAGTGAGTGATCCTGATCAACTCTTCAAGCAGGCTGAAGAGACTAGAGAGCTTATGTTTGATTGGCTTGATAGGGGTAAGGGAATTGACAAGGCGATTGGAGCCAGGACTTATGATTCTAGTCCTGATAATGAAGAATTGGACAAGCCGGGTCCAGTTGTTTTGATTGTTCACAATAAGGAGAGAGAGAAGTCAGAGAAGAAGGTAAAGAAGAATTATAAGGGAGATTGGTCTGAGTTGTTGGATGTTGTTAGAGCATCTGTTGCTGTTGATGGTATTGATGATGTTCCTGGGGTAATGGATGCCTTGAGGAAGTCGGGGATGAAATTAGCCAAGAAGCCTAAGGATAGGTTTTCTGAGCCAACTGATGTTGGGTATAGGGATATTCTTTTAAGTGTGAAATATCCCAATGGGCATGTTGGTGAATTGCAGGTTCATGTAAAGCCTGTTCTTAAGGCTAAGAGTATTGGTCATAAATATTATGAAAACATTAGACCATTTGAGGAGAAGGCAGAAGCAGAGGGTAGAACCGTGATGACTCCTGAGGAGCAAAAGGAGATAGATCATTGGAATGGGTTAATGAAAGATGTCTATGGAAAGGCTTGGGATGAGGTTATAAAGAAGAAGAAGGCGGGTGGGGCTAAGGTTGAAAACAAAGAGCCGGGGAAAGTAGAGGCATCAATGGTTGCTTCTCAGGTCTCATATTATGAATATGAGGATAAACCGGCAATGTGGGTTCAGGGTCATTTCCCTCAGTATTTGATGAAGGGAGAGATGGCTTATACTTATGATTTGTTTAAATTTTTCACTCTTGTAAAAACGATTAACAAGTCAAAGTTTGATGAGTTGATGGAAGAGCACAGACAAGAGCACATGTCTGATAAATCTAACAAGTAAGGTGTTATTTGTTAGTTGTCTCAAATGTCATGATGGCATTTGAAAATATGAAACAAAATATGGAGAGGTGACTATGGAAAAGTATGTTGTTGCTGCTAAACAGTGGGCTCTTGGCTTTTTGAAGGAGACACTGTACCAAGGGAATGTGATTACTGTAGACAGGGAAGCCAATCAGATTGTAGTAGACGGGAGGGCATTAAAGGATATTCGGGATATTGATATTGCCAAGAGACAGGCTGAAAAATTCCCTCACAATCCTTTAATCGTTCCATTTACTGAAGAGAACCTTAGGAAATACAAAGAGGCTGGGGCTGTTGCTCCTATGTCTCTGAAGAAGAATAAGGTAGGTAAAGAGTTGGAAGTTGTAAGGGCTGATGAAGATCTTCACGATACCATTGATATTTCCAGCACTCAGATTTCCAAGAGGAAGCGGGAAGCGGAAGATGCTTCTAAGGTTCGAGGAAAGAATGAGAAGTTGCCTGTAATTACTGGTGATGAAAGTTCTCAGGAACGTCTTGAGAGATTGAGAGAGATTAAGGCTTCCGAGAAAATTCCTATTATCAGGGATGATAGTCTTGGCGTTGAGGGTGGGAGCAAGTCTGTTGCTTTAAATGCTGGACAGAAGCTTCCTTCTCGTCAAGAGGTTGAGTCTCGTGAAAGTATTGCTCGTCAGCAGGCAGACATCAGGAAGAAGGCGGCTGAGGCTAAGCGTGGGGATGTTATTGCTGATGCAGAAAGCCCTTCTGAGATTCAGACTCTTTTGAATGATGCGGATAAGAAGCCTGTTATTCCTGTTGTTAATCCTCGGGTTAAAGTGGCTGATGTAAAGCCACCTCTTGAATTAAGGATTGATGGTTTAGAGAAACGGATTGATGGGTTGAATGATACTTTGTCTAAGTTAAATGGTTTTGTTACCAAGCTGATGGATGAGTTTAACAAAGCCAAAGACTTAGGAGCAAAGATTGACAGTCTTTTTGAGAAGCCTTCTGTAAAGAAAATGGCTAAGAAAAAGAATAAAGAGGAAGTTGTAGTCAAGAAGGCGAGGAAGGTTCGCAAGGTTTAATGGTTATAGAAGATTAAACAATTGGGGGAAATTTAATTATGCTTTATGGGTATAGGTGTCCAAAATGTTCATTTTCTTTTGATTTAGTTTTCTCTATTGGGAAAGCTACTTCTACAGGGAAGTGTCCGGAATGTGGTTCTGATGCGAAGAGGGAGTTTTCTCCGTTGAGTTTTAAGATTACTGGTGGTTCTATTTCAGCAGCTTCTTCTGGCAAGTCTTTTGGGCAAGAAATGCTCAAGAAGAATCAGGATGCAGCGGAGAGGATGAAGGGGAATAAGCCTCCGGTAAGACGGGTTGGAACTCAGTATCAAGATGGTAGAGTTGAAGCAGTCTGAATCTGTTTCTGGAGTCTAAGATGGATAAAAAAGAAATTTTGTATAGGACCAGCGATTTATATTTCGGTGCGTATCTATGCAGCTTAGATATTCCATTGATGACTTCGGAAAAAGAGCATGAGGGAGATTTCAGCAAGGTTGTCTTTGTTTTTAAAATCCCTCAGGAAGACTTAGCGAGGCTCAAGGCTTCTTATTTTGGCGGGAGTGGGACCATTCGAGCCAGGAAGTTTGTTGACAGTCTGAGAAGCCTTAAAAGCCTTTGTCATACTTAACTTTTGTTTAAATAAACTTCTTCAAGCCCCGGATAAAACCGGGGCTTTTTATTTATTGATAAAGTTTTGTTTTGTAAAAGAGGGTAAGGTTTAGAATTATGGCATACTATCCTGGGACATATATCACTACGGGTGTAGCAGGTAGTTCAAACTACAATGATCTTGTGGATAATTATTTAACCCCAAGATTGTTGACGTTTAGGCAAATTATTATTAATGATGAGCCTGCTGTTTTAAAGCCAGACAAGGTTACTTGGAAAACTACTTATGGGAATTGGAATCAGGGTTCTGACCTTTTTGTTAGGAAAAATGGAACTGTTATTAGTTCAGCAGGGGTTACAAATATTGATTATAGTCATGGGTGTTTTCGGGCTAATCCGGTAGATGTTGGATTAGATGGAAAGTCTAGTGACACGGTTGAGGTTACATACGAGTGGGATTATTTCCCTGTTATTGTTTTAAAAAATTTTTTAATGCAATCGGTTCAGATTGTGAATACTAGTGCTTGGGGTTCTGCGACTTCTTATGAGATAGATACGATGCCTGGATACTGGAAGGGTGTTGTTACTGATTTGGCATTTGCATTAGCGATAGAAAGAATTTTACTTGATTATGATTTGTGGAAGTGGAGATTAGTTTACGCCATTGGTCCTGGGGACGTAGAATCAAGCGGTGGTGATATTGTGGGTCAATTACAGACTCTTAAGCAGAATGCTGAAGAGAGGGCTTATCGTACTCTTGAGAATGAGAAGTTTAAGATGGGGAATAGAGTATCTGTTCCTACTGTTCATTATTACGATTCTGTTCGTGGTATGGGTACAAGTGCTGGAAGGCATGGTATTCCTTTTGTAGGTGGAAGATTACGGGGATGGACTCCCAATCGCATAATGTAGGGAATTTTATTTTATGTCAAAAGATTCGGATATTTTTGGTGAGATAAAAGAAATTAGGAAGATGATTTCTGGTGCTAGTTCTTTGTTGGCTATTAGGCAGGAAGTCTCAAAGGTTATGAAGTCGGGATTTTTGGTGATGGATGGAAGGCATCATGTTGCGGGGAATGGGTATGACGTTGTTGTTAAGTGTGGGAGTGAGGAGGAGTCAGTAGCTAGACGATTGAGGGCATCAATTCCTGATGCTAAAATTGAGAGAATTACATCTGGGGTTTTGGGGATTAAGACTGCAAGAAGAATGAAAAACTTCAAGATATAGGTTGGAGGCTTTATGGCTGTGGATATATCTCCGGTTACGGGACAATTGTTTTACTCGGGCTCTTGGGCTGAGATAAAAGAGATCCTTCGTACTCTGAATATTGGGGATGGGAAATTGGCTCAAGTTACACAAGAAATGACGAATAATTATCAGGAGATGGTAGACAGAGAGATAGATGCTCTTCTTGAACCATTGTACCATGTTCCTTTAAGGGCAATGAATCAGGTACAGCCTGACGGTGTAACTAGGAAAGTTTTCCCTGGTGATATTCGGCGTTTAGCTAAATATTGGGTTTCGGGTTACATGCTTTTGAGTCAGTTTCAGAATCTTTCTCAGAATGTAACGGATCAGGCTCAAAATTATATTGAGGATGCAAAGAAGGCGATGTATTCGATTAGTAGATGGAATCATAGGATTCCGGGTCAAGAGAGGAAGAGTAGTTTGTCTAGGACTATGCCACCTAATATGCAACCTTCATCAATTCCTGAGCCTAATTTTTAATCTATGAAAAGAATAGCCAAAGAACTGGGTGAGGTAAGCAACTCTCTGATGGGATTGCTCGATTTTACTTTTGATGGGATTGAGCAAGGGGATTATGATTTTATAAATAGGATTTGTGGGGAGATAGATGATTTTGCGGATAGGATTAGAAGGAATGAGGGATTGGATATGTCAGTTGAGAAAGTGTGTGGCGGGGATTCTACTTCTGTAAAGATTCGCATGACAGATCATGAGGCATTGAAAGCGATAAAAGAAGAGTTGGCGAGGAAGCTGACAAAGATGAGTAAGAAAAAGAATCTTAATTTACGGGTTGGTTGATGTATACAAACCCCCACAATTTAGTTTTAACTCTGGTTGCATTGCTTGAAAGGAGTTCAGAGCAAATAAATCAAACTATTGGTATTTATTTGCCAAGCAAAACTCTTTCTGTTTTTGAGGGACAGAGGGCTCTTTTACCTGCTGATGCTTATCCGTCTTTAGAGATTGAGCCGACGAATGGGGCGAATAATTGGGCAACTACAAGATCACAAAGACCCAGATACAGTTTCAATTGTACTCTTACTACTTTATGTGACAATGAGAAATATGCTGTTGAATATATAACAACCGTTGCCACAACGATTGTTTCTATTATGACTGATCCTCAGAATTTACAGCTTCCTGTTATTGGTGAAACGGTTTGGTCTCCTACTGGTGGTTTATATCCGACAAAGATTTTGGATAGTTTGGTTGAGGATGTCACTTACAATGCTGAGAAAGAGGGTTCGATTAGGCGTTGTGAGTTTACTTGGTATGCTTTGATTCACGAGCCATTTCCCGATGTAAAGTTTCGCCAAGGGGAGTCTTCTTCCCCTACGGTTTTGAGACCTCCTGTGATTTGATAACTTTTTTTTTATAAGTTTAACCTTTTAATAAAAGGGTATCTCGGTGAATAAGGATAAAATCAAGGATTTAGATAAGGTTCTGGATGAAGAGATTCTACCAGATGCTTTTAATTTTTTAGTTAAGGTTGGTGAGATTCCTTATAAGGCTAATCGTCGCGCCATGGTGGAGTTAGACTTAAAGAGGAATGTGAGTAAGGGGCTAAAGAAGGCTGAGGATACGGTTAAGGGAATAGATGGTTGGGTTGGCGAACTGGAGCTTTTTAGAGATGCCACAGAACGAGTTGCCAAAGAAGCGGTTGCCGTTTTTCGTTCACCTGAAAACGGTGGCTGATATGTCTGCTGTGGCGAAAGCCTTAGCAGAAATCAAAGTGGAGATTAAGGCAATCGAACAAGCCAGGGCTTCTTTGCATAGTGAGGACCCTCAGATTCAAAGGGTTGCTGTGAGGGATTTGGCATTAAGTGGTATGGCTGCTTCTAAGAAAGCAGAGGAAATTATAGATCAGATTTTGGGGATCAAGAAGAAGGTTCAGAAGTACTTGAAGCAGGTCAGGGAAGTAGATGTCATTAGTTGATACAACAACTTTATTGAAGGTGGCTGATAGAGCCGCAATGCAGTACAAGCATTTGTACGATGCATTTGCTCAATTAGTTGTTCAAGGGAATGGCTATTACTCAGAGATAGTAACTGAGACAGATAATCAGGAATTGGAGATCACAACTCAGGGTCCGTATTATTTTGTTGATAATAATTTGAACATTGATTTTAATATAAAGAATGGAACGTGTTTGGCATCTGTTGTGGGAGCAATGGAAGTGCATTTCAATGTAAGAGATATAGGTGGGAATCCTTTGCAGATTGGTGGTTGGGATGGATATCTCAACAGTCATAATAGCAGAGTTAGTTGGTATTTTAATAGATTATTTCATGCAGTTAAGGGTTTGTGGATGTTGGCGGTAAATGTTTTTTCGGAGACGGATGATGTTTTTGGAACTGTTGCTATTGGTGCTGGTCCTGTTGTGAATTTTGTTGATGGAGTCAATTACGGGAATGGTGCTGTGACGAATCCGGCTAATGGTAATTATTTTGCAGCTACACAGTTGAAGGTTGTTGTTGGGTCTATGGGAAGTACGGGTGTTGATTTAAGATTAAGCGTTAAAGATTTAAATGATAATCCTGCTTTAATTGACGTTGTGATTCCCGGAGGTTCGGCTCCTGGGACAGAGATTCTTGTTGGAACAAGTTCTAATCGTTATTTGGATGTTATGACAGTTGGGTTTGTTCCATCGGGATCAACAGGGACGGTTGGTGATCAATTTACCATCCACAACAAAAAAGAGCGTCAAATTTCCCTGTAACGTCAAGTGTGTTTGTTAATAGGAGCATATTGCTTCACAAGAGAAGGAGTAAGTTATCATGGGAATGGGTTATCAAGGGTTTGTAAAGTTCTACAAGACAGGTCCAGCCACCAGCCCGGTTATTTTGCTGGCTACTGGTGCAAGCGTAAATCTTGCATTGGAGCCAATCACAAGCTCGGCTGTTTGGGGTGCTGGTTGGTACAATGCTGGCGTTGCTCACTATGCGGATTCTGCAATTCGCTATGAGGGTAATGTTGACTTCGAGATGCAAGGGAACAATGACGTTTGGGATTTCTTGGAAGGCTGGATTTCTAGCCAACGTGCGTATGCTCGTTCATTAGACATTTCGCCTGATGGTGCTCGTGTTTATCAGTACCGTACTTCTGGTGCTTATAATGCTGCTCTTGATACCTATGGTGCTTGGAATACTTCGGCTGGATTCAATACTTCTGAAGGTAGTTTCCTTTCTTGTTCGGCTGGTGTTGTTGCCTTTAGACGTGCAGAGGTAGATCCTGCTGGCGGGTCTGGTTTCTCGAATTACAGCTACATCAAGCAGAAGCAGGGTGTTATCGGACAGTCTTGCTCTTTGATGGCTACAACTAATCCGTTGAATCCGGATGTTGACAACGTGAATCCGATTCCGTTTTGGAGGACAAAGGCTGTTCTTAGTAAGGGAACCTATGCTAATCCTTTTGACTTGACTCAACCTGCTGATACAGGTCTTGAGACAGTTGAATGGAGTGTGGATGTTTCGCAGAACAATGTGATTCTCTATACTTGCAATGGCCAACGTCTTCCTACAGCCTTCTTGCAAGGTCCTCAGGATGCCAGTGGTTCTGTTATTCTTTATAACCCGAATGGTGTTTTTGACCCCATTATCGGGCCTGCTGGAACTGGTACTCTGACAACTCCTTATCTCTATGCAGAAGTTACTTGGTTCACCGTTGAGATTACCAAGAATGCTGCTGGTGATAAACTCTTCCTTGAGCTTCCTGCTGTTTTGGTTGAGTCTGACGATTACAGCATTCCGGGTCCTGACAGTGTTGTGAATCGTACCTTCTCGTTGAAGGGTTTGGCTGGACGTTGCAATAGCACTGTTACAATGCCTCCTTTCATTATGTCGAGTTCTGCTGGAGCTTTCGTTGCTCCGTAAGGGGTTGATCTAGTGGCACTTGGTTACGAGGGATGGGCTAAGTTAGATATAAATGGGACTGAAGACTTGGTACTTTGTACTGGGGCTTCAGTCCCAATTTCTCGTTTACGCCTTGAATCAAATTCCGGGTATGGCGGAAGGTTAAAGACTCCTGTTAATGAAATAGCGATTGGGATGCCTCATACTTATGATTGGGATGAGTATGATGGTTCTTTGAGTTTTGAGGTTCATCCAGCCATTATAACTAATCAATTGAAGCCTTGGGTCTTTGATAGGCAGAAAGCTGGGACTATTAAGATTAGTTCTAGGAAGGGAAATGAAAATTTTCATACATCTTGTTTTTGGAGCAGTATTTCTTTAAATACTTCTTCGGGATCTAATGTTGAAGGTTCAATTGGTTTTGTTGCAATTGATAGTGGGACTTACGCCGTAGGAGGAGATTATATTGGGAATAAACAGGGTAGTAATTTTTTAAGTGATCCTGGTTCTTTGGGGATTCCTAATCCATTGCAAGTTGACAACCAATTTCCTTTTACAAACACCGGATTGATTCCTTATTGGCAAACAAGAGTCAAGATGGATTCTGTTTATGTTGATTTCATTTCTTGGAATTTGGATTTCACACAAGATGTTGTGAAGTTCTTTGCATGTGAGAAGAATGCAAGTCCCGTAGAGCCGAAGTTTTTGGCAGTTGGTCCGATGAGTCTCGTTTTTTCTGGGGAATATATGTTTGTTGGTACTTCTCCTTGGGCTGTTCCAGATTTTTTGAATAATTTATCTGTAGATATAGGTCCTGAGGTAATTAAGATGAAAAGGGGAGAGAAAAACTCCTATAGAGATGACGTGGTTTCGGGTGAGTCTCTTGTTCCTATTTCGGTTGAGTATTCGGTTTATGAGTTAGAGTCTTAAGGTTGGTCCAGGTTGAAAGACCTGAAATTATGATAAAACATATGATATTTAGTATTACACAGAAATGGCGGTATTTTATCGCTGCATTTCTGTGTTTTTTTTTGGAGTAAACCAATGCCAGTAATCGAACCAAAGCAAGAGAAGAGCAAAGAGTTGGCTTCACAGGATCGTCTTGATGAGAAGCTGATGAAGGCTGGTAAGTATGAAATTACTCAGGAGGATGTTTTTACCATTGAGATATGGTTAAAGAGAGTTGAAAAGAGATGGATTCTTTGTAATGCAAACGAAAAGAATTCAACAAAAGAGGAAGTTGCTTTTAGAATGTGGACTTATGATGAGATGATTAATCTTCGGAAGATGGCAACTTCTTATGATCCGATCAAGAGGCTTCATATGGTTGATCATGACGCATTGAATCGTTTGAAGATTCAGAAGTTTTTATTGACTTGGACTTTTGATAGAGACAATCCGAGACTTAGAATTCATCATTCTGGTGGAGTGATGACGGATGAGAGTTGGGGTGCTTTTACAAAGCTTCATCCAAATATTTGTACTTTTATAATTGAACGGATGAATATGGTTTTTGAATATAACGGGTAAACAATGTCTCTTAGTCCAGAAGAAATTGCCAAGAGGGAGTTCGAGCTTTTAACCTCGCCAGATACGGTGAGGGTAAAGGTTTTTGTTCGGCGTTTTGGTTCTTTTGTTTTGCCTGATGAGAATGGCAAGGAAGAGGTTGAGGCAATTTTCCGGATGATGACGTTTGGGGATAACTTGATAATAGAAAAGGCTTGTACTTACAGAATAGACAATAAGGAAACGAGAGAGAAGAGAGATGAAGTTGATATTAATGAAATACGTAGGCTTATTGTGAAGAGGAATCTTCTTTCTTGGTCTTTGCCTATTCCTGTTGTTAGGGAAAATGATTGGATCACAAAGGAGAGTTATGCAAGAGTGAGTAGTGTTCCTGCTCCTTTACTTGATGCTTTGTTGGATAGGTATGAAGAGAGAATTAAGATTACTCATGATGATGAGGAAATAATCAATCGTCAATGTTCTGTTTTGTTTTCTAAGAATAGCAGAGGTGTTGCTGATTCATGTGAGGCTGTGAGTTTGTATTGTACCTTGGGGAATTATTGGGACAAGTTTGGGCTTGATAGGTTTAGTATTTTGAGCTTGCCTTATAGAGAGTATTTGATGTTAAAGATCATGCTTGGGAAAGAAGGGGAGTCTCATAAGGCTGCTGCTGCTCAGCGGAATCACTCTCCATCAAAGGTTGCGATGGGTGGTGGGAAAGTAAGAGCAAGTCGGGCAACTGCTGGATAAATTTTATGACAAACGTAGCTAAAAATTTAGGGTATGCTGGATCTGGAGTTGTTGACGGGGTTCAGGTATTGATTACTGGTGGCGGCTTCGATAAGGCTGTTACTCCTTCTTATTTGAATCCTCTTGATATTTCTCCAACTGCGGTTTCTCGTTCTCGGGTTTTACATGCAGATGGTGTAGAGGCTTATTCTGGTTCTTTGTCTTTTGATGTTACTCAGAATTTTCTAAATATTTTGACAACAAGCAAGCTTTTCAAAAGAAGATACAGTTTTGCGGTTGGATTTGATGATGGGGAGGCAAGTAAGGGATTAACAAATTGCTATGTGACTTCTCTTTCTATTAATGGTGCTGCTGGTGGTTTAATGTCAGCTTCTATTTCAGTCGTTTCTGCTTCAGCTTTGGCGACTATGGTAGTCGCAAATAATTATATTGGTTTTCAGGGTTCTCAAGGGGTTAATGATAATATGCCAATGGGCTATTGGTATTCTGGTAATACAAATGTTAAAGAATGGTCTTTGTCAATGAATCAGGATGCTAGTCCTGTTTATGGGAATAAAAACGTCAAGACTCCTCAATATATAAAAATAGGGTTGGTTTCTTACACATTGACGGTGACAACATATGAGCAGCTTTATCCTTATACCCCTGCTCCATCCGGGGGAACGGATGCTATTTATATTTCTACTTCTTCGTTTACATTAAAGGGTGCAATTACGTCTGAGAATAGTTCTTACAATGGGACGGGTGATTTAGGAGGGTACGTTCACACATTTGAATCAGCAGCAGACGCATCGACGGGTTCGGGCGATAGTATCATCACATGAAAAGGAGTAGGGGATTATGTCGGAAGTAGATCAGGTTGTGAAGGTAGAGGGTGAGACTTCTGTTTCTCAGGTTCCGGTTGTTGAAACGGGGATTGATGAGAAGAGAATTGGGAACAAAGAATCCGGGGTAAACTTGGATGCTCTTGCTTCTGATTCTGTCAAAGAGGTTCCTGAGGTATGTGCATTTCCATCCTTTTTTATTGACGAAAAAGATAGGCAACGCATTGAGTTGGATATTCTTTGTGACAAAAAAACAGGGAAGATCGAGAGTATTTCCCGTGCTAATATTGGGATTGATTTCACACAATTCAAATATTTTAGTCATACAGTAGAGTGGTTTGAATTTTCGGTTCCTACTTATGAGGATATGGCTTCTTATCGGCAAAGGAGTTCGATCTATAGGAGAGAAGCCGGGAAGATGTTGGTTGATGCAAATCAGCTTCGGAACTTCTTTATTGTTTGGCATTTGAAGGATTGGAGTCTTAGAGATTCCAGGGGGAATAAGGTTGAGTTGTCGTTTACGGATGAGGGTGCTTTGGACAACGCAACGATCAAGGTTGTTTATAAGACTCCTCCAACTTTGTTGGATGTTCTCATGACAACCTTTGAGAAAGAGGTTGTTCTTACTTGATATAATGGAGACGTGTCATGGCTGGAGTTGAAGACTTCAAAGATCTTTCGGATGCTGTTGTAGATAGTGGCAACAGAATGCGTTCATCTTTGTCTGAAGCAGTTGGTGCTGCTCGGGAGATGGATCGTGTTCTTGAGGCTGTTTCTAAACAGCAAACAAGATCCTTGAGGGTTTCTTCCAGCTATGATTCGTCAATTAAAAGTACTGCTGTTCAGCTTAAGCAGATAAAGAAGGGTGCTGCTGGGGTTAGAGATACGATTCGTGCAGCAACAGCAGCGTTTACTTCTGCAAATAAGGCTTTGAAGGATTTTAATAAGTTAACGGAAGATTCTGTTGATGAATTAAAAGAGATTTCCAAGGTTGATCTTTCGCTATCTGGTCTTGATTCTGCCTCAAAAAATATGTCTGCAATGGCAAAGGCGGCTTTGGAATTAAACAAGGCACAGAAGGGATCTGTAGCCATTTCAAGACAGTATGAATCGACAACCAGAGATCTTTCTGAAAATCTTTTGAAGATTGTTGGTTCTTTAAAGAGTGCTGCTACAAATATTCGTTCCTTCAATCGGGAATTAAAGTCGGGGAAAAAGCTTGGTGAGTCTTTTAGGGATTCATTGGGTAATATGAATTTTGAAGGAAAGATCAGTTTTTCAGTTGATGATTCTAGTTTGGCAAGTGTTCAGGACGTGATTAACAATTTACAAAAAGAACTTTCTGCTGATTTGAGTGTTGATCTTGGGGGTGGAAAGAAGAGTAAGGAAGAAGTTCTTACTGAAAAACATTATAAGCTTGATGAAGCGTATGCTAAGAGAAAACTATCCAAAGGAGAGAGTGAATCTATTGAGGTAAGCCAGAAGATATTGAGAGAGCAAATTCGTTCAAGGAAATCAGAAGGGATTTCTGCTACTGCTGCTGGCAAGTCTTTAGATGCAGCAAAAGTACCAAAATTAGAAGGTTCTGATTTTTCCAAGCCTAAAGGTTTGTCTCTTGATTATTCGATGTTTGATAAGGTTATTGCTCAATTAACCAAGAATAATCGTTTTACAAAAACAATGGGTAGGGACTCATCTACAACCTCTAAAGACATTGGAGCAATGGCAGATGAGGCTTTAACCAAGGGTTCTCTTTATACACATGATGCTGTTTTGGAAAACCTGCTCAAGAAGCAAATTGACATTTTAAATAAGCAGGTTGATATAGAGAAATCTGGCCCTCAGAATTCCGCTTCGATTACTCGCCAGATAGACTTGTCGGCAGAGCTTGCCAAATTCAAGAAGATGTTGTCTTCCTTGGATGATTTGGGGGCTGGGGTTCAGACAAAGGTTCGTCAAAGGATTCGTCGTAAGAAGAATTCAATGTCAGCCGAAGATGCTTTTTCGGATGTGGTTCCTTCTTTAAAGGGTGAGTTGGATGAGGCTGGGAAAAAATCAAAGGGTGCGGCTACTGCTGATTTAGTTCCCAAGGAATGGGATAAAGAAATAAAGAAGATCAATAAGGGGATGCTTGTCTTAAAAAATACCATGAAGAATTCATCTTCGTGGTTTGAGATGGAGCATGCTAAGGAGAAGTTAGAAGAGCTTGCTGTAGAAGCTCAGAATCTTAGGTCTTTCAAGGAGATAGTAAAGGACTTTGATGAGGCTGAGCTTGCTGAATTAAGATTGGCGATTGCTACTGGGAAACTCAATGAGAAGATGGTAGAGATCATTGGCAATAAAGATGAATTTTCGGATGTGTTCAACAGTCAGGCGGAAGCGGCAAAGGCTGCTGCTGAATCGGATTCATCTTTAGAGAAAGAGATGAATAAGAAGTTTAGTGTTATGGGGAAATTGAATAAGAAGTTTGAGGAGGGAAAAGAGGAGGCAATTAAATTTACTGGTGGATCTACGATGGCTGGTGGCGCAATGGCTGCTGGTGGTCTTGCTGCTTTATTTTTGGCAAAGGAATTGGGGGAGCTTGCTGAAAAATACAAAGAGGCGGCGATTGGTCTTTCTGAGTTTAACGTTGAAATGGATGCTCAATCTACAAAAGCTTTTGGTTCTGGTGCAACGGATACAGCATTTAAGAAAATAAGGAGTGAGTTGCATTTAACCAAAAAAGAAGCTGGTGGGTTTTTCGATGTTTTGACTGAAGGATATCTTGGAGGAGTTGTTAGTGTTCAGAAGTTGGTTGCTGCTGGTAATCAGTTAAAGCATACATTTGGAGGAGATCAGACAAAAAGGCTGAAGGAGTATGTAGAATTACTTAAAGAAATTCCGACGATTGAAACAGACTTGTCTATTTCTGCAAATTCGGATGACAAGACTGCTGCTTTGTTTGCTTTAGCACAAAAGGGAAAAATCAGCACTGTTATGGAATTACAAGCTGCTGGTTTGGCTGGTGGCGTAAAGACAATGGATCGAGCTTCAAAAGAAGATGTTAAGCTTTTAAATGCTGCTCATTCTACAGAGAAGGCGGTACAAGATATAAAAGACGCCATGTTGAATAAGTTTTTTCCGACATGGGGACCTCAATTTGCTGCCATTACAGAAAACACTGCTGAGATTTCAAAGTTGTTATTGAAGGTTGTCGTTCTTGCAGGAGCAATGAAGGCTTTTGGGGCTATGTCAAAGCTTGGAGGTATTTCTGGTATTGCAGGGAAGATGGGAATGGGTGCTGCTGCTGGTGGTGCTCCTGGGGCTGCTGGTCTTGCTGCTGGGGTTTCTGCTAAGGCGTTTGGAGCATTAAATGTAGCACTTGGTTCTTTTGCAACAACAGTGGCTTTGGCTGGTGTTGCTTTTGGGGTGGCTGGACATCTTGTTCAAAAATCTGCTGACAAATCGGAAGAAGCGGGGGATACAGTTGCAGCAGAACAGAAAAGATTTAGTGCTGGAATATTAAAAACAACTGCTACTATTGCAACTTTTGCTGTGATTGGGTCTTTAGTTCCTGTTATTGGAACGGTTGCAGGAGCCCTTGCTGGTTTGGCGGTTGGTATTTATCAGAATGAGAAAAACCTATCTGGATTAGAAAGCGATAAGGTTATTACCGGGACGCTTGGTAAGGTTAATGAAATTTTGGAAAGAGGCATGATGGATCGTCAATCCAAGCAGCAAACGGCTGCTTTGGAATTCCAAAAAACATTTAACAGGCTTAATTCTGAAACCAACAATGCCAAGAAAGAGTTGTTCGAGTTTAGGAAAGGCTTGGCAGAAGTAAATCTTAAAAGTTTGGCAGAACTTGGTGGAACTGCTGCTGAGTTTGATCAGGCGTTTAAGACGTTGACAGGTTCTATTACTGGTCGATTTGATTTGATGAAAAAGGCTTTTGATAAGTCTCGTTTTGACATATTAAACAATGGAAAACTTGATGCTCAGACAAGAAGGATGGCACTGGATAAACTGCATAAGTCAGAGCTAGATTCGGCTAGAGAATTTGTTGAAGGGATGAAAGCAGCAGCCGAATCTTTATATAAAAGTCCTGAGTTGATCAAGAAGCAATTACAAGCAAAAATTGCTAAGGCTACTTTTGATTTAAATTTGGAAGGTAGGGTTTTTGAGGCTAGTGAGTCTGGCGAAATGCTCATGAAAGAGATTCATACTGCTGTTTCAGAGCAGAAGAAGACAGTAGAACAAGCAAATAAAGCGGTAGGTATTGCGGCTAAAACCCAGATTGGCATGTCTCAGGATAAAATTAATACCCAAGGGAAAATGGTAAAAAAGTTTTCTTCTGGGAATGATGATGTTTCTAGGGGTATTAGGGAGAGTGTAAACATTAATCCGGAGATGGTTGCTGCTGTTGAATTTGACCAAAGCAAGATGGGGGATATCTCATCTGAAGCAGCAGAAGTAATCACAAAGAATCTTGTACAATCTGCTGACGGAAAGATTGCTATTCCGAAAGACATTTACAATTCTCTTACCGATAGTGCTAAAGAGGCTCTTGGTGAAACAGCAGATATTATTACATCACGTTATAATATTGATTTTAACCAGCTACAAGCATCCCTCAAAAAGGTTAGTGATGAATTGGATTCTGTTCAGAAGGAGTCGGATGACTTTGCTGCTAAGGTTTCGTCAACAGCATCAACTAGCCTTCCTGGTTTGATTATGGCCATGAAGAAAAACAATTCTGAGCTTAGGGCTTATGATGAGGCAATTGCAAAAAGCGAAAAGACCTTGAGTACAGAGACAGACACAGGGAAAATCAATGCTGCAAGAAGAGATATTAAGGAGGCTCGTGAGAATAAGCAGCAATTACAAGAAGAGCAGGGTAAGAATCAGGATATTTTGAATAAAAAGGCGGGACAACTAGTTGAGACCATGAAGACAAAAGGTGGTCCTAATAAAGATAAGGTAATCGAAGGGTTTCATGCTTACATCAAGTCTGTTCAGGATGGGGACTCAGAAAAAGAAGTTCTTAATGAAAAGGAATTGAGTCGGCTTTTCCAAGTAAAAGATGGCTTGACGGGAATGGCTGGTCAGGATTTCCAAAATCTTCAAAAGATGATGGAGAATGATTCAAAACAAGACGCCCTCTTGAAGCAAAAAGAGGCTCTTTCTTCTTTGAATGTAGACACTTCTGAGAGCATTAATATGATTCAAGAAGAAGAATTGAGGCGTATTGATGAAACAGCAAAGACAGAGATGGCTGTTCGTGAGTCTATAAGGAAAATGGCTCAAATGTTGTCTGTTGAATTGGATGATAGGAGTCGAGAGTTAGAGCTTTTAAATATTCGATCTTCCGTGGATGCTGCAATTGGAGATTCGGTTGAGAATCAAGTTGCCAAGATGTCTAAGCAGGTAGAGGTTTATGAAGAGCGTTTAAGTCTTAATAAGGAATTAAACGGAAAAATTCAAGAAGAGCTTGTTAATTGGAATCAACAAAAGGGTGATTTGGAGAAGGCTATAGAGAAAGCGGAAGAAAGTGGAGATACTGATGCTCTGAAAAAATTCAAAGGAGATCTTTCTTATGTAAAAGGAAGAATCAAGGTTGCCAACGAGGAGTTGAAAAGCGTAGAAGGGTTGGCAAATGAGATGGGGCAAAAGATTTTAGAGGCTGCTTCTTCATTCCAGGATGTTTTTAGCTCATTATCTGAGGATGTTAAGTTCAAGGCTGTTTCTAAAAAGATGGACTTAAGCTCAGCCATGAATGAGCTTGCTAATTATTCGGATAGCTGGAAATCCATGACAAAGGAATCTTTTGAAATTTCATTAAAGGCTTCCCAAGAACGTCTTAAAATGGAGAAAGAGGCAATTAAATCCACACTGCCTGAGAAGATGAAAAGCATTAATGATTATTATGATTCTTTGTTAAAGAAGGGTGAGGACCCTAATAAGGTTGAGGCTGGAAGACAAAGTTCCATTAATAGTCTTCAGGTGGGTGTATTGGAAGAGTTGGCGAAGAAAGAGGTTGAGCAAAAGAGATCGGTTGTTGAGGCTGCTAAAAAAGAGATGGATCTTGCTGATGCTCATATAGAAGCAAGACAGCAGGTTGTAGAGGCAGAGGCTTCATTCTTGGCTGATATTGGTGGAAGCTGGAAGCAGGTTCTTGATCTTCAATATCAGAGTGTTGCCTATGAGAAAGAGAAAGCTGATATAGCTGCCGAATATACTAGGAAGCTGGAGGCAAGCGGGGAAAGGGGCTTGGTGTTAGATCAGGCAAGAAGCGCTGCACGTTTGGCTGAATTAAAGTATCAACAGAAGGCTCTTGGTGCTCAAAGAAATGCCTATGAAAAACTGGCTGGTATGGCTTTCGGTTCCATAAGGGATTCTTATGGTATTCGTAGCAATACCAATTCGCCTACGTTTATGATGGGAAGAGAAAATACCCAAGTAAAGACAAGATCGGGTATGTATAGAAGCGCAGGCAAGGAAGGTGTTTTGTCTATTGAGCAGCGTTCAGCAAATGCTCAGCTTGCGGGTTTTGGTACACCAGCAGGGGCTAAAAAGCCAACAGATGAGGTATTGGACAAATCCATGTCCGAATTAACTCAGTCTATGGCTCAAAAGAGTGACATTGAAAAGCAAGTGGCTTTTGCCATGAACTCTGCTAAATCCAATGAGGAGACATCGAAAGCAACCCAAGAGTTGGTAGGGTATGCTTCTGATACTGTTGATGCTATAACAGAGTTGGCTGGTTATTTGACAAAATCCGGGTCTGGTCAGGGCATCAGGAAGCAAGAAAAAGAGCAAACACTTTCTTTGAAGAAGGTGGCTATCAATGAGAAGAAGGTTCTTTCAAAAGAAGAGCTTCAAAAGAAAGAGGATGATAAAATAGCTAAGGAGTTTTCAAATCCGTTTGTTGGTAATTATGCTGTTAGTGGACAAAAAACAGATGATTACCAAGCTCAATTGGATGAATCTCCGGGAGAAAAATGGAATAGAGAGCATGGAATGAATACAGGAGTTTCTACTGAGACTGCTGGTGTTGGTGCTCAAAAAGAAACCGTATTCCAACGTTCTGCTGGCGGATTGGAGACTGCTCCGGGTCAGTCTGTTGGGTTTGCTGGTATGGGCGGGGAGTCTAGCTCTGCTGGTGGTGTTGCTAAGGTTACTGGTGAAATCACTGTAAAGTTTGATAATAAGTTGTTTAAGGCTCAGGTTGCCCAAATTGTTGGAGAGGTTATTAGAACTGCTGATATTCGTAAGGCACTTACTCAGCAAGGTTTTACAAATAGGATGAACGGTGCATGAGCAATCCAACAGTAACAGTAGGTAGTACTATTCCGGTTCCTGCTGATCCATCTTTGGTTCGGAATGTATTTTCGTTATTGCAATTTACTTCTCAAACATTTAAGAATTATAAATTAGCTGAGAGGGCAACTTTTTCTCCCTCTGGTGCTGGTGATTTATTTTTCATGTCTGTTCCTCTTGGTGATTTATTGGCTGCTAAGCCTGGGTTTACAACACAAGAGGCATGGGATAAGAATGATAAGAATTTCATGTCTGTTTTTGTGACTCCTGCTGAGACAATGAATGCAGTAATGCCAAAGATAATAATTCCGTCAGATGCTCTTGTTTCTAATGGGGTGGATTCTTCTGGCGGTTCTAGTGCATGGTGGGCTTTTGACGCTAGCTATAAAGACTTGTTTAATTGGAAGATTTTAACTGTAAATGGTAGTGCTATATCTGCCAGTGATTATTATCAATATGCTCAGGTTGGTGGCAATTTTGCGTCTCAATATGTTGTTTCTAAAAAGCCAGATGATACAACCGCGAATAATGTAGTGGTTTGGGAATTGAATAACCCAGCTAATCCCCCTTTAGGAAGCTGGGATGAGACAAAGCTAGTTGGGGGTGGGGCTTTCATTATGATGTTGAATGTTACCCCGCTAAATCCTTCAAATGTTGATCCTGATCAGGTTCAACAAAAATCATGGAGTGTAAAAATAGAGTTTGGTGATGTTACCATGACGTTGAACCAAACTGGAGCATTGGATGTTGTATTGACGGGGACAGGATCTTCTCAAGATAATCAAAAGGCGAATTTGATTTCTGGTCAGGCTTCTCAGGCTTCTCCACAGAAGGAGCAAATGAACGAAAAGAATCCTTATTGGATAACTGTTTATCCGGTATGGAATGGCATTGTTGTAACAAGTGGTATTTCGGATTCACCGGCTGCTTTGGCTTCTACTGCTCAATATATTGTAAAAAACAGAAAAGCATCCATTAGGAATTCTCCATATTCTACTTGGTTTAATCCAGTATCCCCAGCAGACGTTGCTGTTACTTCTCCTGCTGATGTAAGTGTAAATTTTGGGACCAAAGTAACTCTTACAGCAACAGCTTGTGGTTTGGATTTTTCTTATGTTCCTTGTTTTTATACAACGGATGCTTCTTTTGATCAATTCTTTATAGCCAATGATGATATTCCGAATCAAATATCTTATGATTTTGATATGTATGCTATTTATACATTAAATGGCACAGCTTATACTTTAACAAAAACAATTTCTAGTACTGGCGTTGCTGGCTCTGCTGCTCAAACTCATTTTGAAAAATGTGCATGGGATATGGCATTGGCTGGTGGAAAGTTTTTAAGATATGCTCCTCAAGTTTTTGGTTCTGTTTTGGCAGTAGAAGAGACAAATCAATATCCGATAAAAAATGGCAATGGGGCATTTAGTCTAACTTGGTCGGGTGGTACTCCGGGTGATCCTAGTCCATCAGCAAGCTGGCAGGATTATATCCAATCTATAAGTGTTACCTTGAGTGAAGACGGTTCAATGGGATCTATTGTTGTTGATAAATATGGGATTGCAGGACAAGATGCTGTGGCTGTTCAGAGCATTGGTGCTATTACGATTGATGCAACAGGGGGATTTGGGACTGTAGCAGGAACCATTTTTAAAGGCTTGGGAATGGGGATTGCTGAAAACATAAATTCAGACGGGTCTTCCTGGACAATTCCTCTTGTTGGGTTGGAAAAGAAGCTTGATGATATTGCCTTGATAAATATTCCATACTTTGATGGGAAGACAATTTCTGACGCTGTGATCTTCTTATGTAAGTATGCTGGAATTACTTATGATTTTACTTCTGCTGCTGGTACTACAGATAAGCTTGGAATTTCTGAAGATTTAAATGTTCCTCGTTTTGATTGGAAAACAGGTACAACTGTAAAAACAGCTTTGGATCAAATAATGGTTGAGATGGGTTTTCGTTATTTGGTTATTGATGGGGTTGTTCATTTGTATGATATTAATACTTCGGGTATGCCATCAACTCCGGGTCCTGATAGAAATGCAGGAGGAACGGTTTACCCAAATACCAAAGTGATCACAATAGATCGGACTCCTGATTTTGAAGATTTAAGAAATGAGGTTGTTTCTACTGCGATGAGGGCAGTTACGGATGGGGAGAATGCTCAATTTGATGATATTCCTGTTGATCCTCTTTTGGTTGCAAAATCTCAAACAACTACTCCGGATATTCCATGGTCTCGTGCTGCATTTTTTGCTGAATCTGGCTTGATGACGTTGAGCGAATTAACTACCATTGTAAATAAAAGATTGAAGTTGTCTAAGAAATATAACATTTCCGGGAAGACAACAATTCCAGGAAATGCTAATATTAAACCCTTTGATGTGTGGAATGGATCTTATATTGGAAGTGTGACGCATAATTTGGATTTTATAGGGAAGTCTTGGACAACGGATATAGAGTTGTTTACATATGGATAAGGAGAATTTTTAATGTCTAGCGTAGGTAAGTGGTTTAGAGGAGCGATGACAAGTGATTCTGCTGCTAGGCTTTCTCAATATAGGACAATGGCAAAGACGGGTCCTAATTATGTTATGACAGGGGAACCAACAAAAGATCCAGATAAAGCTCCTCCTGATGTTAATTATATTATAGCGGGTCAGTCTGAAGTTGGCGGGGATGAGGTGGCAGGATGATTTACAAAAATAAAACTAAAATTCTTGGCATTCCTGTTCATGGTCTTGGAGATCGTATTATTCCAGAAGTGGAATTGCAACGATTTCAGATTATTGAGAACATGCTTATTGCAGGAACACAGGGAGTAAAAAATTGTGTTTTTGATGATGGGTTGTTTTCTATTGATCCAGAAACAGAAAACACTTTCATTGTTACACTGAAGGCGACTGGTTGTTCTCCATCGGCTTCAGGGTTGGTTGGTGGGGCTTATTTTTTTGGTTCTCCAGTCCTTTCATGGAAAAACTTAAACAGGGGTTATGTTTATCATCTTTATCTTCGTGGGTTAAACAAAACCTTTGAAGATCCGTCTTCTATTGCAGAGGTTTCTTCTTTATATCCAATAGAGGGGGATAATGTCTTAATCGCCATTGCAGATTGTAGGGCAGATGTTCCAAAAATTAACACCAATCCCGATGGCAAGGTTTATTCTTGTGATCTTGCTGCTCATATTAATGACGTTGAAAATCCTCATGGTAGGTCTGTGATTCAAGATAAGCTTTATGTTCGGGAAAAAATTTGTTTATATAGTCCTGAAGGTAAAGGAGCAGAAGTTGAGATTTTGGTTGATGGTGTTGCAAAACAAATTCCTGTAAATTTGCTCCCCGGAGCGGCATTAGAGCTTGCAGGAAGAAAGGTTGTGACTATAGATTTTCTTTCTTTAGGTTCCGCTGGAAAAATAATTGAAATTCCAGATATTAATAAGGTGTTGTTTGTTCAGGTGTCTCGGAGGTTTTCCGATAATATGGATAAGGTTTTGGGAGAAACTATGATCGGTTATTATTCAGAAGATCCAAGCCTCCACCTTCCTTCCGAATTCTCTGTTTATAATTCCGGGGATTCTGATATCCCTTTGAGAGCATTAGCTTATTGCTGGTGAGATTAAATGCCTCAAGATAAAGAAAATTTGACGTTAAATCAGTTCTTTCATATATCCCGCCAAGTAGAATTGGCGGTTGTGAAAGATCGAGATGTTTTAGCTTTTTATGCCGAAACCATCCCTTATGATTCTACATCTGGGATGACAATTAAGCATTTTCAGTCTAGTTCTGGAACAATTTTTCATACAGACGGGTCTGTTACCGTTGGTACTTATGAGAGAACTTTAATTTGGGGTAGGTTCTCTTCTACAAAATTGGTTTCTGGATTCCGTTGGGTTCCTTATATGACATCATCCAATCCGGATGATGGTGTTATTCGTCCTCTTAAGGAAGTTTTTGCACCTAGAATTGTTTATGATAAAACAAGCAATTCTTTGCATTTATGGTTTTGGACTAATGTTAATTATGACTATCAGGGGTCTGATTACGACGAGAATGAAATATATCATATTGGAACTCAAGGCTATAACGAAGCCATTCAGTTTGATCCCGATCCCGCTTATAAATACAAACAGAATGCCAAACGAGTTTTATGTTATACGGTTGGTCAGCTTGGGAATTATTATGTTTCAGGTGGTTTGGTAAGTGGCTGGGTGGGATATCAGGGATCTTCAAGTGATTCTTATGATTTGGTTCCTGTTTTTTCTCTTCCAAAGATATTAAATGTAGACACTTCTAGTTATGGGTCTACAAAGGGTCCTGGGATTATTGTTGATGGATGGTATGGGGGAACAGGTGGATCTGGTCCAACTGGTGCTACTGGTCCTACTGGCCCTACTGGTCCTACTGGCCCTACTGGTCCTACTGGTGCTACTGGTCCTACTGGCCCTACTGGTGCTACTGGTCCTACTGGCCCTACTGGTGAAACAGGTGCTACAGGTGAAACAGGTCCAACTGGGGAAACTGGTGCTACTGGTCCAACAGGTGCAACTGGTGCTACAGGTGCAACTGGTTCTACTGGCCCAACGGGTGCTACAGGTGTTGCTGGTGCTACCGGTGAAACTGGGTCAACTGGTGCTACTGGTCCTACTGGTCCTACTGGCCCAACTGGTGAGACAGGTGCTACAGGTCCAACAGGTGCTACTGGTCCTACTGGTGAAACAGGTGCTACAGGTGCTACAGGTGCCACTGGTTCTACTGGCTCTACTGGCTCTACTGGTTCTACTGGTTCTACAGGTGCTACGGGTGCTACTGGGGAAACAGGTGCTACGGGTGCTACTGGTTCTACTGGTGCCACTGGCGCTACTGGCTCTACTGGCTCTACTGGTTCTACTGGTTCTACAGGTGCTACGGGTGCTACTGGTCTTCAAGGTGTTACTGGTGTTACTGGTCTTCAAGGATTCCAGGGGTTTCAAGGGTTTCAGGGTCCTGCTGCTACGGGTATAACTGGACCATTACAGACTGTTTCTGTTGTTGTTGGGGTTAATTGGACTTCTCCTAGTTTAACCAGGACGCTTCAGGATGTTTCTTTTTATGGGACATTAGGTGCGACAACTGTTACTGAAACCATTTTTACAGCGCAAGCCTGCTCAGGGGCAACGGCAGGTTCTTTTGCTGGTGTTCAAGGTCCTGCTGGTCCTGCTGGCGTTCAAGGCCCTCAAGGTTTTCAGGGAAGAAAGGGTGATACTGGTACCGGCCTTGTAGGTGCTAGTGGTGCTCAAGGTCCTGCTGGTGTTCAAGGCGTTCAGGGTATTCAAGGGTTTCAAGGGTTTCAAGGGTTTCAGGGGTCTACTGGATTAACGGGAAGCGTTGGTCCTACTGGGTTAACGGGAACTCAAGGGCCTACAGGTGAAACTGGGGCTACGGGTGCTACTGGTGCTACTGGTGCTACTGGATCTGATGGTTTAACCGGCGCTACTGGGTCAATTGGTGTTACAGGTGCAACAGGTGCAACTGGTGAAGCTGGCGCTACTGGTTCAACTGGTGCTGGGGTTCAAGGTCCTCAAGGTGTTGATGGTGCGTTTGGTGGTCCTCAAGGAAGTGAAGGTCCACAAGGGAATGAAGGATCACAAGGATTTCAGGGTGATGATGGATTAACTGGTTCTACTGGTTCTACTGGTTCTGATGGTGCTACTGGTTCTACTGGTGCTACTGGTTCTGCTGGTTCTACTGGTGCTACTGGTTCTGCTGGTTCTACTGGGGAAACTGGTGCTACTGGTTTTCAAGGGGATTCTGGACTACAAGGGCATCAAGGACTTCAAGGTTTTCAGGGTATTGGTCCCCAAGGTGTTGTTGGTCCCGTTGGGTTTCAGGGTTTTATGGGCTTTCAAGGGGAAAAGGGATCAACAGGGTATCAGGGTCTTGCTGGCTCTGTTGGTCCTCAGGGAGAAGGGGTACAGGGTCCCATTGGTATTCAGGGAACCCCAGGATCAGACGGATTAAATGGTTTGCAAGGAAGACCTGGACCACAGGGAGATATAGGGCTTCAGGGGCAAGAAGGTCCTTTTGGTCCTCAAGGGAAAGAAGTGCCTGGACCTCAGGGTGGAATTGGTCCTCAGGGTGTTCAGGGTGAAGTAGGAGATAGGGGTAATCAGGGCAATGATGGTCTTCAAGGTCCTATTGGTTCTGGGTATCAGGGTGGAATTGGTCCTCAGGGTTTTCAGGGTGAAATAGGTCTTCAGGGTGATCAAGGGAATCAAGGATTAATTGGTTATCAAGGTCCTCAGAGTGATATCGGCTATCAGGGTGCTCAAGGAGGTGCTGGTACTCAAGGACCTCAGGGAAATGGTCTTCAGGGTGCTGTTGGGTCTCAAGGGAATGTGGGGACTAATGGGGTTGATGGATTACAAGGTAATCAGGGTGAAATAGGTTTTCAGGGTGAGCAAGGATATGGATTGCAGGGTTTTCAGGGTGTTCCTGGTATTCAGGGTTTTAATGGTTTTCAAGGATTTCAAGGCGAGGGTGTTCAGGGTGATACAGGCTTACAGGGTCCTCAGGGCATTGGTGCTCAAGGAGATGGTTATCAAGGTCCTCAAGGTAATGATGGCTTACAGGGTCCTCAGGGAATTGGTCCTCAGGGTTTAGGCTTACAAGGTCCTCAAGGTAATGATGGCTTACAGGGTTTTCAGGGCATTGGTGCTCAAGGAGATGGTTATCAAGGTCCTCAAGGTGATACAGGCTTACAGGGTTTTCAGGGTCTCGGATCTCAGGGTGTTCAGGGTGTTCAGGGTGTTCAGGGTTCTGCCGGTGCTGGGACACAACAATCCGTTGTTGTTTTAAATAATTCTTATTTTGATGGAACTCAATTTGTTCAGCAAAAGCAGACAATTACTTTTTCTGGAGAACAGGGTTCTGTTTCTTCAGAGGTAGTTTTTTCTTCAGAAGATGGAATTATTCCTACTGGTGCTCAGGGTTCTCAAGGAATTGCTGGCATTAACGGGATAACAGGAGCAACGGGTGCTGCTGGGACTCAAGGTGCTCAGGGTCCTGCGGGTAGTGGAGAAGGTGGCGATGGAACTCAAGGCTTCCAAGGTTTCCAAGGTTTCCAGGGCATTCAGGGGTATGGAACACAGGGCTTCCAGGGAGTAACGGGTACTGTTGGCATTCAGGGTCCTCAGGGTTCTGCCGGTGCTGGGACACAACAATCTGTTGTTGTTTTAAATAATTCTTATTTTGATGGAACTCAATTTGTTCAGCAAAAGCAGACAATTACTTTTTCTGGAGAACAGGGTTCTGTTTCTTCTGAAGTAGTTTTTTCTTCAGAAGATGGGGTTATTCCTACTGGTGCTCAGGGACCTCAGGGGTATTTAGGGGTAGCTGGAATAACTGGGGTTACTGGTCCAGCCGGAATTACTGGACCTCAGGGGGTTGGAGGGGTACAGGGCAATCAAGGGGTTGTAGGTGTTCAGGGTGTTCAGGGTTCTATTAATCATGAACTTGGTATTGTAACCAAGACTGTAAATGACACTCTTTTATCTTCTGATTGCAAGGGAACTATTATTTCAAATAATGGTGCTGGGAGTGCAATTATACAAACATTGCCAAGTGCTACCGCTGGGATGAATTTTGTGGTTTATATAGCTGCTGGTTATACGGTGACATTAACTCCTCAGGGTGGGGATAAAATTCAGATTCTTACGGATAACGCAGGAGAGTCCATCATAAGTGATTCAGAAATTGGATCATTTTTATCCTTAGCTTGTATTGTAAATGGTTTCTTTATTCCGCTAGGTGCTGCTGGTACTTGGCAGAAGGTGGTTTAAGTATGGCTCAAATAATCACAGGAAGTCGTTGGTCTAGTCCAAGACCTTTGACATATCGGTTATTAAACGGGAATGATATTCTTTTAGATCCTTATACAAGCGTTGCTGAGGCTGATCTTGGTGTTATTGAAAGTCCAGTAGAAGGGCAGATGGCTATAGATTCATTAGGGATAAGTTGGCAGTATTTGTCTGGGAGGTGGGGTGCATTTATTTTTGACCCATATACAAAATTACTATTGCACGGATTTAGTTATAATGGTTCAACAACTATTATAGATAGTTCGCCATATCCTAAATCTTTATCCATTGTTGGAAATACTAATATATCAACAACTACATCAAAATTTGCTGATAAAAGTAGTATATATTTTGATGGAAGTGGAGATTATTTAAATGCTGAAAACTTTGCTAGCTGGAATTTTTCAACTAATAATTTTTGTTTAGAATTTTGGCTTAGAAGTTCAGCTTCTATTACAAACTCAAAATATATTTGTTATTTAGAAAATACTGCTGGTACAGAATATATTAGCATTTCACTAAATAATCGTTATGATGTTGGTGGGCCAGATTATGGAATTATTGTGGGTGTAAATGCGTCATGGATGGGTTATGGAGCAAATGGCAGTTTGACAGATACTAATTGGCATCATTTTGCATTAGTAAGAAATGGAAATACTATACTAATGTATATTGATGGAAATTTAGGTAATAGTTTAGCATTTTCAAATCCTATAAATCTCCTTGGCACAAAGAAATATTTTGGTGGTTATGGACCAGACTTACCGCAATATAGTATTGATGGATATATGTCTGATATTAAATTATCTGTTGGTACTGCACGATATACTGATGAGTTTACACTTCCTATTATTCCACATTCAGATTTATCAACGGGTAATGACGGATATACATCATTATTAATTCATGGTACAGGAAGTGATGGAAGTATATTAATCCAAGATTATAGCCCACAAACAAAGAGCGTATCCATTGTTGGGAATACGAATATTTCAACGGCTCAAAGTAAATTAGGGAATGGTTCAATTTGTTTTGATGGGAGTGGTGATTCTATAACAGTTGCAGATAATGTAGATTTTAGTTTGGGTAGTTTAGATTTTACTATTGATTGTTGGGTTTATTTGACAACATTGGATCAAAATCAAGTTTTTTGGTCTTCTGTTTATACTGATGGTGCGTTTTCTTTCAGTTTTAATCATGCAACTTCGGGGAAACAGGGTTTGAATATTGGTTGCTGGTCTACCGGATGGGTGTTGGTATTTTATATTTATCAAGGAAATAAAACTGGTTGGACTGTTAATAGTTGGAATCATGTAGCAGTAGTTAGAAGTGGGAATATAATTACATTATATCTTAATGGGGTTGCGGTTGCGAATGGGTCATGTTCTTCCGCTATTCCTGCTTATAATCAACATTCAATAGGCAGTGTGATTTCAGAACAATATTTAAACGGTTATATGCAAGAATTTAGATTTTCTAAAGGAATAGCCAGATGGGTAGATAATTTTACTCCTAACAGCCTGCCATACAAAGGTGGAGAATGGGACGGGGTTGATGAATACACAAAGTTATTATTACGTTTTGATGGAGTTAATGGTCAAAATACAACAGTAGATAGTAGTCAGTATAATCACACAATTTCTATGTATAATGGGGCTAATTTAACAACAACCGTAAAATATTTTGGTACTACTGCATTGTTGTTAGATGGTTCAGATGATTATTTATCCACGCCTCAAAGTAGTGATTTTAATTTTGCTGGTGATTTTACGATAGAGTTCTTTGTAAGCTTTAATAATCCTGCAAGTCTTGGATATTTAATAGGTAATGGTAATTTGCAACTTGGAACAGATGGGTGGTCAATTGGAAGGAATTCTGGTGGTTTTATTTGGATATCTTATACGGGGGTTTCTATAAGTTGTAATGCCGATGGTTGGACAGCAGGAATATGGCATCATGTTGCTCTTGTTAGAAGTGGAAGTTCAATAAAAGTATATAGAGATGGAGTTCAAGATACTAGTCAATACGCAACAGCAACAGATTCGTCTAATTGGGTTTCTTCTAATCCACTACAGATAGGAAAGGCTCCTGCTGGCAATAGTTATATGTTTTCGGGGTATTTGGATGAGGTTAGAATATTGAATGGATATGCTAAGTATACCCAAAACTTCTCGGTTCCTTACAAGCAAGTTGGAGTATAAGGACGTACTATAAGTGAATCCACAGATACAAGAAGGAACAACTAGCATTCTCATCCTTGCTTCTGGGGATATTATGGGTTTTTGTTGTTGTTCTGATGGATTTATTTACAGATATGATCCTTGTACTGTAAAAATTCAACCGTATGCTTTTAAGTATGATCCTTGTATTGTGTGGTTTTATAATTTTACTTATGAATATGCGGCTTGTACTTATTATGAAACTCAGCTTTCTTATGAATATGCGGCTTGTACTTATTATGAAACTCAGCTTTCTTATGAATATGCAGAATGTACTTATCCAAGTTATTATTAAGATAAAGTTAAAGGATTTAGTTTTATGGCTAATATTAGAGTTCCAATGAATTTTGGGGAAGCTTGTCGAGTTAATGGCATTGCTTATGGCAAGGTTTATGATGCGGGAGTTAGCGTAACGGGGGTTGTTTATGTTGCTAATAATTTGTGGAGAGTCCCTTACGTTGCTCATGGTTTGGTTGCAGGATGCGGTGTTTATTTAAGTATATCTGGTACTGGTGGTTCGTATTCAGGGACCTTGCCTGTTTATTCAGTAATAGATGCTGATAATTTTTATGTTATGAATATTACTGGAATATATATAGGTCATTCTTCCAGTGGTATATGTAAGAAGACACAACCTTCAGTTGGCCAAGCAACAGATTCGATAGAGGATGGGGACGCAACCGGATATGCTGATTATACTTGGTATTATGATGATAATGGAAGAGGGGGTGGGGGTGCTCATAGAATTTGGACGGCTTGCCAAATGGCTGTTTGTAATTTGCCAGTAAATTGTCACGATGTTTATGCTGGAGAACCTGTAAATGAAGTTTACAGGACTCTTAGCTTAATTACAGTAACCAGAAGTGGAGTTCTGAGGGTGTGGCATGATTATCGGGAAAGAGGCGCGATAGCTGGTTATATTTATATAAATGATGTTTATGTAGGAACGACCGAAGGTGGTCAAAGTAATGCTGTTCCATATAGATTAATAGCAGGTGACGTAGTAACAGCAGCTACTAAATGGGCGAAGTCCCATTATAGTGTGCCAGGGTATGACTTACAGGGTCATGTTGGATCTGTCTTTCTTCCTTATACTTGGCCATGAGGTGATTCATGTCAGATGCTACTACTGTTTATGCTCCTAATAATTATGGTTATGCTTGGAAGCATTTTTCTACCCATACAACAGTAACAGGGGGTGAAACTTCCCTTGCGACTTGTTATGGGTTGGTGAGGTTTCCTGAGACAAATGTAACGGGTGAGATCAATAGTAATTATGTAATGGAAATTGTATGGCCTAGTCATGGCATGGTATTAACAAATTTTGTAAAAGTAAATATGGTTAACAGTTCAGCGAATGTGGTTGATGGAACCTATCCTGTGGTGATGATTCCGGACGCTGATCATTTTGTTATTTCATTTCCAGGATGGATGTATAATGGGAATTACACAGGGACGGCTCAGCTTCAACAGCCACTTCCTGGAGTTCCAACTATTTCTGTTGGCGCAACCGATGTTTTGAATTATCAGTCATATACTTGGTATTATGATGATAGTTCTTTGGGTTTAGGACCTGTACACAGAACTTGGGACCCATGCGATGTATGTGTAAGTCAATTGCCTCAGCACTCTAGATTAAACATCCTTCACACAGAGATGCCAGTTGAATTTACCGTTCCACTTGATGGAGTAATGAGATTTTGGAGTAGCACTGCTTTTTTTTTCCGTGTATCTATCAATGGATATGTTTGGTATACTCCGACAAATCCCGCGTTTTATTATGCTTATCCATTGAGGGTAAAGGCTGGTGACGTAATAAAAATGGAGCTTGGAAGTGGAAGTGGTGACTTTTCTTATGTTTTTCTTCCCTATGAATGGCCCCCAACAACCCCTTAATCTGTGTTTTTATGATTGATGTAGAAAAACTTAAAGAAGCCTTGGTTCATTCTATTTTTGGGCGGTATAATGAGGCTGCACAGCTAATTGTAGCCAGTAGGGCTCCTGCTGTTGGGTTGAGAGTAGAAGACATTAGAGAGGCTATTTTAAGGGTAGAGAGTCAAGAATTACAAGAGGGTCATGATTTCCTTCCTCATCCTGATTGGAGACCCAACACGGGTTCTGGTTGTTGTTGTAAATAGAGAAAGGTGGCTATAGATGAGTTCTTTGTCTGTATCTATTATCATGAAAAACGAAGAGGGTTGTATTGCAAGGTGTTTATCTACAGTTTCTAAATTTGCCGATGAGATTATTGTTGTTGATACTGGATCAACTGACAAATCTAAAGAAATTGCAGCAACCTTCTCAAGAGTTAAGCTTTTTGATTCAGAATATTTTAACAAAGATACTCATTTTTCTGATTTTGAGTTTGGTAAAGCAAAAAATGAGGCAATCAAGAAGTGTACGAAAGATTGGCTGCTTTGGTGGGATGCAGATGATTACATAGATGAAGAGAATATAAATAAGATTTTGGGGATTATTAATACAGAAAAGAACCCTTGTCTTTTTTCTTTTGATATTTCTTATGGATTTTTGCGCTTTGAGCATTGCCGTCTTTTCAAAAATAATGCAGACATCTTTTTCGATGAGACGCATGCTTGTCATGAATATTTAAACACAAATGGCTTCCCTCTTTATATTCGGAAGGACGTTGTTATTCAGCATCTTCCGGAGCACAAGACTGTTTCTTCCTCAAAGCGTAATATTGCTATTATGGAAAAGGATTATTACCGCAGGAAGCGTCAAGATCCTAGGACCATGTTTTACTTGGCTAATGGGTATAGGGAAGATGGTCAGTATGATAAAGCCATAGATTTTTATGATAAATATCTTCAAGTTTCCAATTGGAATGAGGAGAGATATTTTGCAAGGTATTATAAAGCTCAGTGTTTATTTCGTTCTGGAAAATTAGAAGAGAGCCGGAATGAGGTTCTTAGGTCTTTGACAGAAGATTTTCGTTTTGCAGAATCTTTTTGTTTTTTAGGTGATGTTGCTTTTTATTTTAAGGACTATGAAAAGGCGATTCTTTGGTATAAGATGGCTTTGTCTACTCCATATCCGAAAGATGCCAGACTTTTTGTTTCTCGCTATTCTTATTCTGATTATCCAACCGCAAAAATTGGTGAGTGTTTATCTTTGGTTGGAGAAACCGGGCAATTAGCACAAGTAGTACAGCCAGTACAACCAGAAGCTAATCCTGAAGCAAAAGAAGTTACAAAGCGTATTTGTAATTTCACATTGCCAGAAGATAAAGGTTTGGCAATGATTGCAGCAATGGTGTTTTCTAATTGTGTTAATAAAGGCTTGGCTGATATAAGCGTATTTGTTAAGGACGATTGGCAGAGGGCTTTGATGTCCAAATTTGCCAAAATAAGTCTTTCTAATGAATTAGGAGCAAAGATATCACTTCCTTCCAAGCTAAAAGAAAAGCATTTGTTGGAATGGGTTTCTAGATCTTCTGGTTTTTATGATTTAAATATTGATCCTGTTATTATCAACGGGGATTTTGAAAACCCTAGAGATACGATTTTACTTCAAAACGTTATGGATTCTCCTGTTCTTGAGCGGGTAAAAATGTTGAATGGGGGTAAGAGGGCAATTGCAATGGTTAGTGAGGATGGTGGTTTTGACGAGACGGTTTCTTTTTTTATGAAGGGTTCAATATTTATTGGGAATGCGGGGTGGCTTCAGCATTTAGCACAATGGTTTAATATTCCTGCTTTTATTGTTATGGGAGATAAAAATTTCAAAGAATATTCTTGGGGTAATCAAGAGAATGTTCCGACTATGGTTATACCAAAGCTGGAAAGTTTTTATTCTAGGAGTCAACAATGGTAGACGGGTTTGAGGCATATTATAATCCCCAGTCACTTCATCCTTGTGACTTGCTTGGTATTTTAATTAAAGAATCGAAGCTGATTGGTCTTGTTAATAATTATCCGTTGAGGAGAACTGCTGTGCCATATGATGCTATAGAACTTTATGCTGGGAATAAACGTAGACTTAGGCTTTATGTTAAGGATGCAAGTCTTAATCCAATTAATTTAACTGGTGCTGTTTGTACTTTTACTTTAAAGAAAATTAAAAGTGGTCCTGTTGTTTTTTCCAAGAGGACTAATTATCCAGCAGAAGGTATGATTGGTTCAGCGGATCAGGGCGAGGCTTTCTTTTATGTTAATCCGGCTGATACTCAGAGTTTAGATATTGCTCAATATGTGTATGACGTAAAGGTTGTGCTTGTGGGGGATGATGGACCCTATACTACTAACGAGGGTGTAATAAATCTTAAGAAGCCTGTAGGGTAAACTCCTATTCCTGTTGGTATAATATCTTAACTGGGGATCAGGAGTATTATTATGTCTAGAATGTGGGTTCGCAATGATGGCTTTTTAATTATTGAATGTGATTATGAGCAACGGAATTTGGTAAAAGAGATAGGTGGGAGATGGGATGTAGTAGAAAGGGCTTGGGTTGTTGCATTTAGTATTTCCAATGTGGAATATTTAGTTGACGAGATTGATTCTTTAACGGTTGATCAGTCTGTTGAAGATAAGCTGCATCAACAGATAGAAAAAGAAGACAAGCTAAATAAAATCCGGGAAATGTCCAAACAGGATGTTCCGGTTCGTCTTCTTGTCCCTGGTCTTAAGGAGAATTGTAGACTCTATAATTACCAAAAACTGGGTGTTGTCTATTCTTTAACAAATGCAGAAGGGGTATTAATTGCCGACGAAATGGGTTTGGGAAAATTTTGTGCTATAAACACCCCCGTATTAACAGCTTATGGCTGGCAACCAATTGGTTCTTTGAAGGTCGGGGACATGGTTTATTCGAGGGCTGGAACCCTTAGCCGGGTAAATGGAGTTTATCCTCAGGGTGTGAAAGAATTACTGAAAGTAACTTTTAGTGATGGGTTTTCATGTGAGTGTGGGTGGGAGCATCTTTGGATAGCCCAGACGGACAACAATGCGAAGAGGAAGCAGGGGTGGAGAGTTCTCGACACTCGACAATTATTTGGTGACTTACACTACAAGGATAAAAGGGCCAAGTGGCGGATACCCTTGGTCGAACCAATCGCCTATAACACTAAGACGTATATCATACCACCATATCTAATGGGAGTGTTGCTTGGGGATGGTTCCTTGACAGATGGAGTAACCTTTGTTCCTGGGGATGATGAAACTCCATTTCTTGTACAGAAGGCTGTACCTCCGGGTTATAGCTTGCATAAGAATGCTGATTATGGAACGTCAACTCGGTATTCTATTGTTTATAAAGGCAGTGGATACGAGAACCCACTAAAAACTCAAATTGTTAAATATGGACTAAATGTTACTGGGGAAAGGAAGTTTATTCCTCATGAATATCTTGAAGGAAGCATAGAACAACGGAAGCAGTTGTTGGCTGGCTTATTGGATACAGATGGTTCTGCAATGAAAGCTAGGACTAGGTTTTCAACAGTATCGGAACGTCTTGCTGATGACGTTATCGAGCTTGTTCATAGTCTGGGTGGAATGGCTACTAAGTCTCTTGTTCCTGGCAGATTAAGGGTAAGGGATGGGAAGCAGGTTCAGGAGCAGGATTGTTGGCAATTGGTTGTTAGAACTAGTTTTAATCCATTTTCCCGTCCATCTTCTATTGCGAAGTGGAAGAGATCATCAAAACTTGTCAGGAATATTGTAAGTATTGAGCCTGTACGGTATGATGATGCGGTATGTATTGCTGTTGATTCCAAAGATCATTCGTATGTTATTCAGCATCATATTGTAACACACAATACCCTGCAAGGTCTTGCTATTTCGTTGGTTAGGAAGAATAAGAACGGGGCAAAAAAGTGTCTTATTGTCACTCCTGCTTCTTTAAAGTACAATTGGCCAATTGAAATCGAAAAATTTACAGATGAGAAGTTTGTGGTAATTGATGGGAGTCCAGAAGAGAGGATTGCTCAATGGATGCGGGATGACGTTTATTATTACGTTGTTAATTTTGAGCTTATTCTTGAGGATTTGTTTGGAGGTAGGGAATATAAAGAAGATCCAGATGATGATGAAGAGAAGACTGCCAGAAAAAAAGAATTAAAAGCTAAGGCTCAATTTAGGAAGAAAATTTTAAGTTCTGTAAAAGAACGAGATTGGGATATGATCCTTGTGGATGAATCCCATGCCCTTAAATCTCATGCTAGCAAGAGAAGTAAGTGTATAAAGCAATTGAAGAGTAAATTCCGAGTGGCTTTAACAGGTACTCCGATGGATGGGAGATTAGAAGAGTTACATTCAGTTATGGAATTTGTTTATCCTGGGTTGTTGGAATCAAGAACCAGATTTCTTCAGAAGCATGCCATTACTGATTTCTGGGGAAAGGTGACTGGGTATAAAGATATTGATGATGTAAAGAAGCGGATAGCTCATTGTTTTATTCGCAGATTAAAGGCTGATGTTTTAAAGGACTTGCCTAATAAAATCTATCAGAATAGGATTGTGGTTCTATCAAAGGAAGAAGAAAAAATCTACAAGGCGTTAGCTTCTTCGGGTCATGTAGCAACCCAAGATACTGAAGCCATGGTTACTGTGATCAGATGTAAGCAGTTTTGTGATTATCCTGGATTAATTGGTGAGAATTGCAAGGTGAATTCTAAGCTTGAGGCTTTTAAGGAGATTTTGGATGAGGTAATTATTCAAAATGGGCATAAGGTTCTGGTTTTTAGTCAGTATAAGCAGATGATAGATGTTTTGGTGAAAGTAATGGAAGAGATGAATCTGAAATATCTTCGGATTGACGGAGATACACCAAAGCAGCTTCGAGCGGGGATGCAAAAGCAATTCAACGAGGATAAATCAATAGATTCGATGATTGGCACAGAGGCTATGTCTACTGGTTTGAATTTCACCTCTGCTGATTATGTAATTAATTATGATGACAATTGGGCTCCTGCTATTATGGCTCAGAGGGAGGATCGGTGTGTTATAGAGGGTCAGTATGTCAATACGGATCGCGGGATGGTTAAGATTGAGGATGTTAAGACTGGGGATATGGTTTTAACTCATCGGGGTAGATATCGGAAGGTATTAGACGTATGGAATAAACTTCATAGATCTAATACAACTGGTGGATTAACAACGGAAATCAAATACAGAAGATATGGCTATCCATTAAAAGTAACCCATGATCATTTAGTTTTGATCCTTAGGGGTGAAAAAATAGATTGGATGGAGGCAGTTGATGTCCGTCCTCGTGATTTTTTATTATCTCCTATTTTGTCTGAAGAAAGAAATGACCCTGGTGAATTGGAATTTCCAGAGGAGTTTTCTTTTAATAAGATGCAGAGATTAAATGGTTCTGCTGAATTTGTTAATGGTAGATATCATCCATTGCCAAGAGCCATCAAGATAGATGACGACTTCCTTTTTGTTGTTGGTTGGTATTTGGCGGAAGGGTTTTGTTCTATTTCAAATGACAAAGGCAAGTTTGTTTCTTTTTCTGGGCATGTTAAGGAGATGAGTATTCTGGAAAGGATAAAAAAGTATTCTAAGGAAATACTTGGAATAAATGGAACAATAAATAAGCCAGCAACTAACGGGATAGAATTAAGAGTATATAGCTCTGAGTTGGCTTTTTGGTTTGAAAGTTTATTTGGGGGCGAATGTTTTAAAAAACAAATACCCCACGATTGGCTTGTAAAGTGGGATATAAAATATTTAGAAAAAATATATGGAGCATATGTCCAGGGGGATGGGTATTTTAGAAGGAACACTAAAGAATGGGTTACTGTTTCTCCAATTCTTTCTTTACAAATGACGAAAATAACCGAAATGATGGGTTATCCTTCAACGTTGAGGCAGGTTGATAATTGCCATAATAAGGGCCATTGGATTGGCGCTTTAACGGCAAATGGAGATTACAGAAGTTCGCCTCTTTTAAATAAGAAAGTGGATGGTTATGTATGTCTTCCTGTTTCTGAGGTTATGACAAGAATAGAGACCAGTAAGAAAGTTCGGGTTTATGATTTAACTGTTGAGGAAGATTCTTCCTTTGTTGTTGGAAGGGCGGCTGTTCACAATTGTCATCGCCTTGGCCAGAAAAATGTAGTTAATGTAATTAATTTTGTTTGTAAAAATACGATCGAGGAAAGGATTCGTGGTGTTTTATATGGAAAGTCTGTTGTTTCAGCGGAGACACTTGGGGATGATGTAGACGATATGGTTTTACATCGGTTGGGACCTAAAGATATTGCTAAATTGCTTTAATGGGAGAGGTTTATGTCTGGTTTTAATGACACTATGGAGCTAGAGCGTTCGCTTTTGCATCTTCTTGTTACTCAGAAGATGACTCTTCAGAAAATCCACAATAAAATCAAAGAAGATTATTTTACATCTAAAGAAAGAAAGTTTATCCGGGATAATATTGTCCGTACCTTTAAGACTTCTAAGGGGTTGTTGACTCAAAACATTTTTGATTATGAGGTAAGAAGCCGGATTGATGTTAAGGATGCTCATTTTTATGAAATGGAATGGAGCCTTATTAATGGCTTGCAAGGTAAGGATGAGCCTGAGGTTTTGTTAGAAAGATTAGGGAAGGCTCATGTTGGAAGGCAATTATTAGACGTTGCTGAATCTGTGGCTGAGTTTATTGAAAAAGGAAAGATTGATGAAGCTCAGCGTTTCATCAAAACTTCTCTTTCTAAGATATCGGATCAAAAGCAAACTCCTGATATTGTAGAGCTTACGGATTATAAGCATCGGCTTGAGGTTATTCAGGATAAGAAGGATCATCCAGAAAAATATCTTGGGATAAAGACAGGCTTTGCTACTTTTGATAATGCTACTGGTGGTTTATTCCCTGGTGAATTGACTTTGTTTTCTGCTATTACTGGTGTGGGTAAGTCTACTATTCTTAAGCAGATAGAGACGGGAATTATTAAGTGCAATAAGAATAAGAATGTACTTCATATTTGTAATGAGGAGCATCTATTACAGGTTGAGACAAAATTTGATGCTCAAATGAGTGGAATCCCATATAGGGATTTTAAGTTGGCTACGATTACTGATGAAAATTTGGAAAAATGGAAAACAATAATGGAGGTAGATTTAAGGCAACCCGGAATTGGGAGAATTTTTGTAAAAGAAGTTCCAGCTTTTACTGATATCACTTTGATTGAGGAGGCGATTAGGGAATTAGAGGCAAAGGGAATTAAGATTGATGTTGTGATCATTGACCATTTGCCCCACGTAAAACCGGTTGAGCAGGCTTGGGGGGAATTTGATGAACAAGGGAAAGCTGCTACTGATTGTAAGGAGTTGGGTAGGGCTTTCCATTTGGCTGTGGTTACTGCAACTCAGGCTTCAACAGAAGTAGAAAAGAAACAGACTAAGGGAAAGGCTGCTGGGAAGATGGATGTATATGGATCTAAGGAGCAGGTTCATGTAGCAAATACCTCTATTGCTGTGACTGTAACCGGGAAAGACGATTCAGATCTCAGCATTCCAGAATGGGAAAGAGATGTTTATTGGAGTGTTGATATCAAAAAGAATCGTGATGGTGCTTGTTTCGCATTTAAGGCTGTTCATCATGTAAAATATGGATTTGTTGAGGAAAGGAAGGAGGAGCCTAAGCAGAATAAGGCGGTAGATAATTCATTAAATAATGCTGTTGGCGAAGTAGGGAAAGGAACAGAGAAAGGGAAACAGAGCAAGAAGCAAGAAGAGAAGACAACGGAAGAAAAGCCAAAGGAAGAGAGTACAAAGGAAGTGGATCAAGAGGAAAAACCGAAAGAGGATTCACAGCAGGAAGAAAAACAAGTAGAGGATGATCCAAAGCCTCAAGAGGAAGTTAAAAAAGAGGAAGAGGTGGAGGTTGGTGTTGATGCGGGAGTTCCAATTTCTTTTCTTGATAAACAAAAGGCTTTGGAAAAAACAGGAATGAAACCAATAGCTAATAGTGAAATAGAGACTTCGGATGAGGCTATGGAAGAAGTGAAAAAATTAGTTATTACTAATCAGCCGGTTGCCATTTCTCAGCCGAAGGTGGAAAAAACTTTGGTAAGTACAATTAAGAAGCCAAAAATTTTAGGTTTTAATTCTTAGGATCAGGGTGAGGATTGGGTTCTCAACGGTATAATGGTTTGTCGTTCAATTTGGGAACAAAAGACAGAAGGGCAATCAGATGAAGAAGGATCAGGAAGAAATGGTTAATCAAGCTGAAGAGCATGCCTTGCTGATGTCTCAGGGAATTGGGAGTTCTTTTGCTGGGATTTATTATGTTGAATCGGCTTATGTTAAGCTGACAGCCCAGAATAAGAAATATACCGATTTGATTCTGCGGGATAAGTCTGGTGGGAGAAACGTAAAGTACTGGGGAACGGTTCAGGATGTGAATGCTGGGACCTTTGTTTTAGTTTCTGCAATGGTTGAGGATTATCAAGGTAGCCCTTCTATCATTGCCAAGAATCTGGAAAAGGTTGATGATCCAGATGATTTGTCAGATTTCATTGCTGTTTTTGAGAATATTAAAGAGGTTGAAGATCGGTTTGTTCAACTTGTGGATCAGGTTGTAAAGATGGAGTCTCAAGAAGGGCAAGAAACCTGTACTCTTCTTCTTGGTGAGGTTTTTGATGCTAATGAGGCTTTGTATCAAAAGTTTGTGGAATCTCCGGGGAGTGAGAATCCCTATTATGGAAGGATGGGAGGATTGCTTGTCTCTACTGTAAACGTTGCTGAGAATGTTATGGCATTGGCTGGACGTTATGAGATGTCTAATATGGAAAAGGCTATTGCTCTAACTTCTGCTCTGTTGCATAAGATTGGTGCAGTTGATGGTTTTGAGTTCAAGAATTGTTTGCCTAAAACAACCAAGAAGGGTTTGTTGTTGGGCTTGAACAATTTGACATTCAATCGGATGTCCATTGCTATTAGGAAGGCTGTTGCAGAGGCGAAGGCTCAGGGGAAGGCTGTATCTCAGGAATTGATTCTGCTTATTCTGCATGCGGTTTCTTCTTATGATGAGACTTCTGTAAAGCCGATGTCTAAGGAGGCATTGCTTCTTTCTGCTGCTGTTAAGTGTGATAAGGAAATGGTTGAATCTTTCGATTTCATTTCCAATGATCTTAATACTTCGGAAGAGTTTACGGCTTATGACGTTCGTAAGGGACGTAAATATCTTCGGGGTGCATAACCAGTGGAACTTGGAATTAAAGAACAGCTTCGGTATCGAGATATTTCCTGGTTAATGTCAGGGGTAGATATCGAAGCTGTTATGGGAAAGCTAGGGACTAAGATTCATGGATGGTCAGGGGATCGTGTCATAGGATTTTGCCCTGACCATCATCTTTTCATTAATAGGAGACCGTCCCACCCTAGATGGATGTTAAGCATTAAGACTGGAGAGACTTTTTGTTTAACGGAAGGCAGGGGAAGCAATCTTCTTTGGACAATTTGCCGTCTCTTTGATTGTTCTCCTAAAGATGCGATTAGCATTATAACGGGGGAAGAGTCTGGGTCTTTGACTGAACAGAGGATTCAGTTGAATTCCATTCGGGGTAGATTGCGGAGGATGCGTGAGGTTGAAGAAGTGGTTGCTCCTAAGATCGTTCAGGGGTTGGACGATATTGGTAAGGATTTGGTAGAAAAGCCAATTTCCCAGAGGTGCTACGATTTTTTCATTAAGCCTCCCAATAAGCCTCATCCAACTAACATAAAAAAAGAGACGGTTGATCGGTATAGTATCTTTGAAAGAACGTGGGGGTACTATTCGGATAGGGCTATTATTCCTTTTTACATGAGGAAGGAGCTTAAGGGTTTTGCTGCTATAGATCTTCTTGGGGAAGACGAGTGGAAGAAGAAGCATCCTTTGTCCGATAATTACAGGAAGACTCTTACAGCTATAAACTTTCAGGTGGCAGAATATCTATTTGGCTTTGATGATTGTCAGAAGGGTGCAGACTGGCTAATCGTCACAGAAGGTCCCAGAGAAGTCATGAAGCTTTGGCAGGAGGGGTTTCCTAATGCTGTTGCTACTTTGGGGATAAACATTGCCCCAGGCCAGCATAGGCTTTTTGCCGAGTTGATGCCCAAAAACATTGTTCTGATGTATGATGGGGATGCACGAGGTCTGGCTGCAATGGATAAGATCGGAGAGAGTTTTGTAAGAATTTTTGGAAAAAAACACGTTCATAAGTGCCTCTGCCCCAATGGTTATGATCCTAAGAACTTATCAGCCAATGAGTTAATTTCCCTATTTAATGGGTTGAAAGATAAGGGTTTTGGAGTATAATTGAGTGGTTGGCTTTATTAGGCTTTGAATAGGCTGCCGAATTATCGGCTTGTAGAAAAAAGGCGTGGGTATGTCAGACAATATTGCTCGTTTCCCTGTTTCTCTCCTTGATTTGGTTAGTTATTTTAATGGGACCAATCGGTGTAAAGACCCGAATTGTCGTTGCCATTTAGCTATGGCTAATCACTCTCACCTTGTCGAATCTTCCCCCATTGTCCGGGTCCCTGTCACTCAGAAGCATGCTGTTGCCATTCTTTCTGGCAAGTTTGTTTGTGAGGACAAAAACTGCAAGTGTCACAAAAGTAGTGCTTATATTGGCGATGCTTTCTATGAATCAATAAATAAATTGGTTTGGAAGTTGGCTAATAAATATGCAATCACTTGCAAATTAGATGACGTGAAGGACTTGGGAGGTATTTGTTTTAATCGAATCGTCAAGATGCTTCACAAGTATGATCCAAAGTACGAGTTCTCTACTTGGGTTTGGACGGTTTGTGAAAACATCCTTCGCCATCAGTGCGAGAAGACTAAGAGGTATATTGACGTTTTTCAGCCGGTTGACGATGATACTAATTTAATTGGCAAGAAAGAAGGTGATTCTTTTCTTTTTGCTGAAATGGTATCAGCCATTGATGACTTGAAAGAAGAGTTCCCGGCTTGGGAGGGCTTCTTGACTGCTTTATTTGGTAATACAAAGGAGGCTGGGTATTGCATGCCCGATGCTGTTTGTATTGCCAAGTCTGCTCGTGTTGCTGGAAGATCTTACAATGAGGTTCACCTCTTTATGAAAGAGGTTGTGAGACCTTTTTTTTCTGAGAGATTCGGGTTGTGATTTAACTGAAGAGAAGAGGAGATGTAAAAAAATGGGAACGGAAGAGGCTGAGAAGAGTGTTGTTGCTGGAGCAAAGGTTCATCATTCGGCTACTTGCTGGGGACATTTTGATAAGAAAGCCAAGGAATGCTCACAGTGCTTGGTTTTCCAAGCGTGTCTGGAGGCTACTGTCAATATTAACACGCTACAGGCTTCTCCTGCTAAGGCAAAGCCGGTAGCTACAGTTACTCCTGCTCCTGTGGTTATTGCTACTCCTGTGGCTCCTGTTGTTGCTTCTGGGTGTGTTGCGTCCTCTTCTCCTGTCCATAAGAAAGTGGTTAAGCCAGAAATTTTGGCGACTCCTGTTAGGACGGCTGATGTTGAGGTTGTGAAAAAACAGGAAGAGGATGTTCCTGTTGAAGAAATTAAGATTGAGGTAAAAAAGGAAGAGCCAAAGGTTCTTGCGATTGTCCCGGAAGTTGCTCCTGTGTTGGTTGTGGAGCCTCAGAAGGATGATTTGGATCAGCTTCCTATCATTAACATGTTGAAGGAAAAGCTTGGAGTAGAGCCGAATGTTAAGGGTGGGTTTGGTTCTGATGTCTATCTCTTCATTTATGGAGAGGATAAGGGTTTGCAGGTTGTCCTTCAAAAGGCATCTGGTGATGCTGTTTTCATGAATAAGGACGGGGTTAAGAAGGAGTTTTCTTATTTTAAGACAGTGAAGGTAAAGGGAGGGAAGCCAACGAAAGAAAGGCTTTCGTATCAAGAGAAGACCAAGAAGATTCAAGAAATCTTTGACGCTGTTCTCTAATATGTATACGATTGACTTTCCTTATTATCAGCCTCCTTTTCCGGAATATAATCCGGTCCAAAGTGCTGTAATTCCGTTCATTGATAAAGATATGAACGTGGTTGCAGCATTTGGAACAGCAACAGGGAAGACAGTCTTAGCCGAATGTGCTTTTGCTTATCACTTAAGTCAAAATGATTCGGCTAGGGTTGTCTTTGTCTGTCCTTTCCGTAGCCTTAGTGAGGAAAAGTTTAAGGCTTGGAAAGCGAACGATCAATTGTCTAAGTACTCTGTGGTTATTAGCACTAGTGACCATGGAACTACTCCTGAGGAATTCATACAGGGGAGATTGTCGATTGTAACCTCAGAGTCTTTTGATTCAAAGGTTCGGGGAAGTCGGTACCGGGATTGGGTCAATTCAATTACTTGTGTTGTAGTTGATGAGGCTCATATCATGGGGGAAAGAAATGGTTCGATAGAGACATCATTGATGAGAATAACCAAGATAAATCCTCAAGCGAGGATTATTCTTCTTTCTGCTACGCTGGGTAATGCTATAGATTTGGCGAAGTGGTTGAAGAAGCTGAATGGTAAAACAACGAAATGTTTTACTAGTAGTTGGAGACCAACAGCTATTACTACTGAAATTCATGTGGTAGAGGATGGATATCAGGATAAGATAGATAAGGCTGTTGAGCTTGCTTCTAATAATGAAGGGAAGATCATTATTTTTGTTCATTCAAAGGTTCTTGGTGCTGATATATGCAAGAGGTTGAAATCTTCCGGTTTTAGATCTGCTTTCCATAATGCTTCTTTGTCATTTGCTTTAAGAAACAAAATAGAAAAAGCTTTTTCTGATCCAAGATCTGGATTGGATATTTTGGTCTCAACAAGCACTTTGGGTGCGGGTGTAAATTTATAATATGGTGTTTTATGTCTTTGCAGGAAATTAAAGAAAATTGTTTGTCTTGTAAAGCTTGCCCTTTAGGTGGCAGGGGAGTTGTTTTTTCTAATATGAATGAACAAGCTTCTATCATGGTTATTGGTCAGAGTCCGGGAAAGGACGAGGTAAGGGAGGGAGAGCCTTTCGTTGGGGTTTCTGGTAAGAATTTTGATGAAGCAATAAAAGAACATGTTGGGCTAAACCGTTCATTCTTTTATTTTTCAAATGTAATTCGGTGTTTGGTTCCGGAAAAGTATTTACTTACAGAGCAGAATTTTTCAGCTTGTCGAGTTCATCTTGATAGAGAGATAAAGGAAGTCAATCCAGTTTTGATTGTTACTTTGGGATCATCAGCTTTCGAGTCATTAACAGGGATGCATGGCTTGATGAAGCATCATGGGAAGTTTATTATTTCTTCCCGATATATGATTCCGGTTCTTCCTTTGTTGCATCCTTCTCCTTTGGTGATGAACAATGTGGAGACTAGAGATCTTTTTATTAAAGACTTAAAGAAGATTCGGGAGTTTATTTCACAAAATGGCTGATAGAGTAATTATTGTTGGCGCAAGTCGGCGTGGTGAGAGAATTCCCATTGGAAGTTTACGCCAAATGTGCGGACGAGCGGGAAGAGGGCATGAGTTAGGGGAGTGCCATGCTGATTTAATTGTGGCTGAAAGCGATGCTGATTATGTAGAGAATGGATTAAATCTTGCAAGTGAGTTGAGCATATCTTCTGTCTTGAGTAAAAAGAATCTTTTGGCTTTTCATATTCTTCCTGAGATTGCATCAGAAGAAGTTTTGGATGTAGTTAGTGCTGAGTTATGGCATGAAAGAAGTTTTCATTCTTATCTTGGATTTGAGGTTAAGTGGGAAAAGATTTTTGAGTTTTTGTCTGAGCATGGTTGTGTAATTTGGGATGGTAATTTCGTAAAGATTACTCCTCTGGGGAGTATTACTGCTTCTTATTATTTCCATTCTTCAGATGTTTGTGATTGGAAGAATAATTTCTCTTTCATTTTTGAGCTTGGCTTAGAGAATGATGATCTTGCCTTGGCTTGGGCTTTGGGTAATGTAAGGAACAATCGTCGTTCTGGTGATTGTAGCAAGTTGGGTGAGATAATAGAGGATTGTCGCAACCGTCTTCCTGTTCCCTTGGAGATAGATGATGGTTGTGTATTGACTGTTCTTTTATGGTGGCATGTTTTTGGTGGTCCTCCGGTTGGCAAGTTAAAGAATCAATCAATCGAGTTAAAGAGTGACTTTGGAAGAATTTACAAGGTTCTTTCTGCTATTGATTCTGATGTATCTAATTGGGGAATGCAGAGTTTTTTTGATGATCTTTTGCTTAGGTCTAAAAAAGCAATTTCTTCGGAGCTTGTCAAACTTATCAAAATCGGCGGTATAACAAAGGGACAGGCAATAGCCCTAAAGGATAGGGGTATTAGCAATCGTAAGGAATTATTGGAGTCTAAAGAGCATATGGACCTTACAGATGTTCTAGGAGAGGGATATGACTTTTCCTGAAAGGGCTGTTTTGACTTGTGCATCCCGGCTTAAATCCGGAAAGGTTTACGAAAGTGATATTCGTAATATCTTGAAGTGCATAAAAGTTGATGTTTCCCCGATAGAGCCTTTTTTAAATCATGTAGATTCCCTTGTACGGATGGCTGCAATTAGGATTATAGGGGCAAAGGGGAATGTTAGTTTGTTGTTTAATGTGTTGAGAGACGAGCAAGATAAATCAATTGTATTTGAGGCTATGAGGCATCTAGGGAAGCGAGGGGGAAATCTTGAAGATCTAGTTGGGATTTTAGAATCAAATGATTCTATGATGAAGCAAGAAGCTATCGCCATGTTTAGACGTTCGGGAAATGTTGATTGTTTGTTCCCGTTATTATTTGATCAGGATCAAAATATAGTTAGTCAAGTCAAGGAGTATTTTGATGAGCGAGAAAGAAAATGTGTTTAGGGTTCCGGTTCCTAAGAACAACGTAGAATATTTCATTGGGATGGTTTATTCGTTTTCTGAGCTTTGTGGGATAAATAAGATTCCTGAGCTTCATCATCAAATTGAATTGTTAGCAAGAGCGGCTGACGTTCATTTGTATGAGAAGGATAAGGGACCCGTTAAGAATCCGGTTAACGATGAGAAAAAGAGGTTTATTTCAAGCTTCAAGAATCGGTTTTTGGTTAATTTGGGATATGAATATCCTAACACCATAAAACCTCTTGATTCTAAAATGATTGACCAGTTTATTTCCGGGAAAATTAGTCAAAATCACATTGATGCAGATTTTTACTTGGCTTGGTTTTTCGATGACTATCTTGAAGAGCGTCAATACTTGAATCCTCCGGAATTTACGACTGCTGTTTCTTCAAAAGCTTGGAACACCTTTATCTATGACAATAAGGATGCAATTAAGACGAAAAAAGAAGAGTTTATGCAGCAATCTGAAAGCATTAATTTGATTAATCGGGCTAGGGTTGTTGCTCGTTCTACAGAAGATATGGAAATTAGAACAAAAGTTTTGGAAATCCTAAAAAAGTTTCGGGACAAGGGTATAATGATTGCAGAGTTCAGGAAGGAAGTTCAGATTTTGGAAAATCAGATTAAGTCGAATCAGTAAAGGAGTTTTTATGACAATGGCTGTGATTCAAAATATTGCTGAAATGTCTATGAAATTAGGCCAGCAAGACATTTGTGGGATTCGTCTTGAGGATGCAGGTCCAGATCTTCTTGACGTTAGTAAGCTTGATTTGGATATGCATGTTATTATGCAACCAAACGCAATTGCTTATTATGGTGCAGTGAAGAAGGAAGCTAGTAGGCAGTTGAGTAATTTAAAGAAGGCTTATGATCGTTGGTCTAAGAAGAAATATGCAGAAGCTAAGGCTAGTCTTGGTGCTGGAACCGGGAAAACCACCGTAGCAGATATTGAGGCAAGATTCATCGTTGATAATGAGATTCAGATTGAGGATTGGGAAAGGCGGATTGAGGAAGCTCAATTTGATTATGATACGATGGATTCATATCTTGAGGCTTGGAGGCAAAAATCCTTTACGATCCGTGAATATGCCAATTTAAACAACATGGAAAACTATAACTCTAATTCCTCTTTGTCTGAGGAAAAGGCAAGGAATACGGGTTCGATGACAAGCAGTGTTAGTAGGGTTAAATCTGTGATTAGGCAAAGGCATGAGGAAAAACTTCAAGGCTAATGCCAAGGTAAAAAAAGGCAAACAAGGGAGTAGCGTCATGAGTAGCGTACTGGACAAGATTCGTCGGATGAAGGAACGGGAACCGGTTCGGACTAACTTCAGTTCTTTCCGGGGTATCTTCCATTCTTGGAAAGATGCTGATAACATTGTCCGTCTGGTTGGGGAAATGACTGAGGTTCATACTCACTATGTTTGTCCCAATCCGAAACGTGGGGAACGTGGGCTGTGCCAAGGCAAGTCTTTTCAGGGTGAAGGGAAGATTCCCGCTACGGTGAATTGCCTTGATTGGGACATTGCCAAGGAAGAAATGAAGAAGGATCGTACTTGCCCCTTCTGCAAGCTTTCTGCTTTGGCAAAACAGGCTCTTAAGGAGAACCCCAACGCTGAAGAGAAGAAGTTCTTTGAGGCTCTTAAGCAGGCTTCTTATGCTCGTGTTGCTTTGAAGTGGAACATTATTGATCGTGATGACCCGTATATCATCAAGGTTGATAATGGGAACGAAATCAAGGTCCCTGGTTTGAAGATTGCTACGGTTGGAAAGGAATTGTGGCGTGATATCGAAGGTGTCTTCAATCAGTGTGGTTTTGATATCACTGATACTGATGAAGGCATTGATATCTGTGTTACCAAGGGGAGTGGGGCTAAGACTACTTATGCAGCTAAGGCTGTATTGTTTGGGAAGCCTCTTTCCGTCAAGGTTACTCCTTTGACTGCTGAAGAGCGTTCTTGGGATCTCCATGATTTGAAGACCATTTGTGGTAAGCAAACAGCTTTTGATTTGCTTATGGATGCACTCCATCCTGATCTTCGGGAGTTGCTGGATCTGAATTCTGGAGAGGAGGAAGCTGCTCCTGCTACTCCTCCTAAGTCTGCTGGGAAGATTCCCCGGAAGATGGCTGAAGAGGAAGAGCAAGATGATGCTCTTGGTGATGAGGATGAGGATGCAATTGGTGGTTCTTCGGGTGTAAAAAAAAAGTAACTGAGGTTCAGGAGAAAAAGCCGGAACCGTCAAGGCAGTCTCAGGTTGCTCCTGTAGAATCTAAGCCTGTTAAGCCAGTTTCGGCTCCTGTTTCCCAGCCAGAACCGGAGAAAGAGATTCCGGTTCTAAAGTCAGAGTCTTCTGCTAGCTCGAAATCGGCTCTTGATTTCTCAAACATTGATCCTGAAAAAGACTGGGAATGTTTTGGGACTTATGACAAGAAGAGTCATGAATGCAAAGAATGCCCATTTGCAGTTAAGTGCGAGCAGAAAAAAGGCGGTTGAGATAGAGGTTAAACCGGGGGATGGATTGTCCATCCCCTTTTTTAGGAGAGTGGTTTATGGCTTCAAATATTCAGATGACTCCTGATCGGCAAAAGCGGTTTGAACGGTTGCGGAAGATTTGTGATACGATTAAGAAGGCTGAAAAAGCCCAGGATATTATTACCTTTTTGGGTTCTGGTGATACTATTCCTATTGCTCGTTTTTCTTCTGGTTGTCCCGAATTGGATTCTGCATTGGGAGGAGGTTGGCCAAAGGGGAGGTTTATTGAACTTTTTGGGCCTGAATCTGGCGGTAAATCCACTACCTGCTTGCATGCTATCGCTGAGTTCCAAAAAGATGCTCCGGATGAAGATGTTGCTTTGGTTGACACTGAGTTTTCATTTGATGAAGAGTATGCTAGGAATTTGGGTGTAGATACTGATTTGCTTCTTGTGAATCAGCCTGAAAGTGGTGAACAGGCTCTTAAGGTTGTTCGTCATTTGATTCAGCTTGGGGTTGGTCTTATCATTGTCGATTCGGTTGCTGCTTTGACTCCTCAGGCTGAGCTTGATGGTGACATTGGCGATCAACATGTTGGGCAACAAGCTCGCTTGATGTCTCAAACAATGCGAATTCTTTGCGCTGAGGCTGGTAAGCGGGGTACTACTATCTTTTGGACCAATCAGATGCGTGAAAAGATTGGTGTCATGTATGGGGATAAAACAACAACTCCCGGTGGTAGAGCCTTGCGCCATTACGCTTCTATTCGGGTGAATATCTCTTCTATTTCAAAAGAGAAGGATGGAGAGATTATTGTTGGGAGCAAGGTTCAGGCAGATGTAAAGAAGAACAAGACTGCTGCTCCTTTCAAGAAGGCTATCTTCTACATTTCCTTTGGAACAGGAATTGATCGGGTTGCTGCTATTTGCGATAAGGCAATTGCGATTAAGGTTGTTACAAAGAGAGGGGCAAAAATCTCTTATAAGGATCAAGTTGTTGGAGCAGGCAGAAAAGACTTCATTGATTTTGCTAAGAAAACCCCACAATTCTTTGCAGAATTGGAGGAGGCTGTAAAAAATGCTCCTAAAGATCCGGTAGATGCTTTGGAGGCAGAGGAAGGGGAATCTGCTGTTGCTATCAAAAAGCCAAAGGGGATGATTAAGAGAACCCCTGTGACTTCTTTAGAGGAGGCTCTTCCCGATGGTAGCGTTAAACAAGTAGATGCGGAATTGGTGGAGGAACAAGATGCCTGATGGTAAGCCAAAGCTTCTCTTGATTGATGGGAACAACCTTAGCCATCGTTCTTATTGGGCTCATAAGGAGCTTAGTTATAATGGAAGATGTACGGGGTTGTTGTATGGATTCTTTAGGGCTTTGATTTCCTTACACAAGGAGTTTCCTGATCACTTTCGGGTTATTGCTTGGGATAGAGGATATCAACGCCGACTAGATGAATCCACTAAGGCTGTTGAAGCGGGGTTGATTCCTTCTGCTTACAAAGCCAATCGGAGAAGCACGGCTGAGCTTTCGGCTCAAGACCCTGACAAGGCTCAAATCCTTGAAGAAATTCATGAGCAAATGGATGAGATGAAGGATGCTTTGAACCTTGTCAGGTGTCTTCAGGTTGGCATTGATGGGGCAGAAGGTGATGATGTTATTTATACCTATGCAAAACAAAATCAGGCAAATGGAGGAGACACTGTTATTGTTTCTTCAGATCATGATTTTATGCAGGTTATAGATGACAATGTTATTGTTTATGATGCCATGAAACAAGAGCGTTGGACCAAAGAGAGATTCAAGCTTGAGTTTCAATTTGATCCAAGTCTTTGGGTTGATCTTGGTGCCTTGGAGGGGGAACAGGGACCAACCAAGGATAATATTTTTGGTTGTGAGGGATGGGGTCCTGTAACTTCTTGTAAGTATGTTCGTGAGCATGGCAGTTTGGAAAACATAATTGAAGCCATTAAGGCTAAGCCTAAAAAATCCAAAAAGGAACAGGTTCTTTTGGATAGTATTCCAAGAGTGATGCTAGCCAAATCATTGAAACAAATGGATATTCTTCCTTATGTTCCAAAGCCTAGGGTTTTGAAAACTTATGATCCGAAAGAATTGGAGAAGTATTTTATTACATTTAGGTTTGTTAGTATTCTCAAAGATGTTTGGAGATTAATAAAGTAAACGGAGAGGTGAAAATGATCACTACAGCTTTTCGTGTTGGAATAACAGGTGCAGCGGGTACCGGAAAAAGTTCTCTTGCTAAGTGCTTGAGCGAGAAAATAGGAATTGGCTTGATTGAGGCAAAGTCAATTACAAAAGAGATTCTTATTAGAGATTGCTATGACTATTGTTCGGGGATTCAGATTGAAAGGTTCTTAGCCAGCCCAGATAGGCAGAAAGAGATTCTTGATAAGACGATCAATACTCTTACGGTTGGTTCTCCTTGGGTAACAGATAGGACGTTGATTGATCTTGCGGCTTATGCTGTTAATGAGTTGCATGACATTGATACTGCTCTTCTTCGGAAAATCTTCTTTGCTTGTAAGAAGCATGCTTCTATCTATACTCATATTTTCCTTTGCCCCTGGATGGATGTTCCTCTTGAGAACAACAAGAAGAGGACTTTGAATCCCTGGTATCAATTTCAAATTCATGCCTTAGAGAAGGGGATAATGGAGGACTGGGGAATTAAGTATCACATTTTGAAAACGAGTGATACTGCTTCTCGAATTGAGGAGATAATTGATGTAATCGGGCTGAAAACTAAGTCTTAAGAAAAAATTTATATTTTTTCTTTCGGTAATGAAAAACAATGATAACAAACATGAGTTTGGTTCTCCACTGAGGACTAGGAGGGATTACGGTTCTCCTGGTTCTGGGTTAGGCTTGCTTGCCAAGGACTTATTGAAAGTGGCAAGACTCCTCTTGTGTGGGAAGAAGAAGAGGGGTCCGGGTAGGGCTCGATAAAGAGAGTCCAATCCCTTTATATAGACCCGCAGGTAAAAAGCCTGCGGGTTTCTTTTTTTTCAGAAGGTTTGGATTTCTGACTTCTCTGGGTAATACATAGACGTAAACAAGATTGAGCGGACCATCAAGGGAGATTGAGAAATGGAAAAGCCTTATTTGATTCAGCGGTGTTTGTTGCGCAAGCAGCAGGGACAGAAGCCGGGGTTTGATTCAAAATTCCAGCTTGATTATATGGGCAGTGCTGAGTTTGAATTCGGCTCGGTTCCGAAGTCTTTGAAGAATTTTACCAAGAACCTTGAAAGCCTTAAGATCTTTCAGGCTGGGGTTATGGACTACAAAGGGCAGGGTTTGTGGGTGGTTTGCATTCCTGAGGTTTGGGAGAAGTACAAAGAGTACATTCCTCTTTTGGTTTCTGGAAACATTCGACTGAAAGAGGTGTCATATCTTCCAGAAGCGACTCTTGGTAAGGACTTTCGGGGGAAACCCTTGGACCCATGCTATAACAAGGCAGATTTGTGGTGGGATATTGAGAATAACGTGATGATGGCATATGGTAAGGACGTTATTAAACTCGCAATGAAAGCCATTCAAGAGGTCCGGGAAGCCAAGAAGGCTCAGGATGCTAAGGACTGGCTTTAAGACTGAAAGAAGAGCATGAACACCAAATTCCTATTCTTTACAGATCCTCATGTGACGGCTGTTGCCCCTATTCACCGGGTTGATGACTACAGCCAATCAATCCTCTCTAAGATAAGAGAGGCTTACGAAATGGCTGCTTCTCAGAATTGTGAGTTTGTGGTGCTTGGGGGTGATCTCTTCAATGTTCATCGTCTTTTTTCTTATGAGTTGATCAATGATTTGATGGAAATCATTTGCGATTCTGGTTTAAACACTTATGCTGTTGTTGGGCAACACGATATCCATGGGTACAATCCAGAAACCTTCAAGTCTTCTACGTTGGCTTTTGTGACAAAGCATTGTAGCCGGTTGAACATTCTTTGGGAACCTACAGAGGTTAAGGCGGGGGTTTTCCTTTATCCTTCTCATGTGTGGGAGGATGTCAATCTTGCTCTGAATCCGGCTGGCCTAAATCCGGCGAACGTGAATATTCTTGTTGCTCATCATTTGATTACGGATCAGAAGAAGATGTTTGATACTGTCTCAACGTCTCTCTTTAAAGATGGACCTTATGATGTTGTGGTGAGTGGGGATTTACATTGTGGTTTCGAGCCTCATCAGCTTAATGGGCATTGGTTTTGCAATCCTGGCTCTTTGGCTAGGCGAGCCAGTGATGAGGCGGATAGGGTCCCGATGGTTGCTGTGATCGGGATTGAAAAGGGTAAAAGGACTTCTGTTGACCAATATCCCTTGTCTGTGGCAAAGCCGGGTGGGGAGGTTTTTGGTCAAGAGGCTATGGCGATTATCAACAAAGCCAAGGAAGATTTTGACCCGACAAAGTTTTTGGAGAACGTGGACAAGTTTGAGATGGACGTGGCTGATATTCATGAATTGATCCAGAAAGTAGGGGGAAAGGAAAAGATCGAACCAAGGGTTTTGGCTTATTTAGCCTCCAAGAAAACCTGATTCTTGGCGGTTGAGAGTGTAAAAGGGAATTTCCGGGTATAATGTTTGTGGTAACGAGAAAAGACGAAAACGAAAAAAAGAAAGAGAAGACAAATGAATGACAAGGATGAAGTGCTGGGGACTGAGAGTGGGATTCCGAGTGAGGTTCTTGGGGGTCAAGAACCGGAAGGCAAAGAGCAGGGGGATGGAATGAAAATCGAAGTGGTGGAAGAAAAGAAGAAGCGGGGACGGAAGCCGGGGCAGAAGGCGGGAATGAAGGTTGGGGCTGATGGCAAGACCTTCCATGACGAAAAGAAGGAAGGAGCCAAGCGGGGACGGAAGCCCAAGGAGAAGAAGGAGAAGGCTGAAAAGGACTCTCTGGAAGCCATCGTCAAGAAGATGATTTCCAAGGCAGGGTTGCAAGAACTTCCTCCCCTGCGGACCATCCTGGCCGGGAAGGTTGGTACCAATGTCCGGATCTGTGACATTGGCATCTTCATCGGGGAAAAGGAAAACCTTCCTAAGGCTCTTCAACAAATTGCTGAGAAGTGTACTCTCAAGAATCGGATCAACCTCAGTGCAGAGATTGATCTGAATAACGTGTTCAAGGTGTCTCAGGACATTTTGATCCCTGGACAGATGTTCCAGCCAATTACTGTGGCTCGGGTGGAGGATGGCGCAATCGAATGCACCTCTGGTCGGCATCGGTTGGCGTTTCTGGCCATGGCTTATGGTCCGGAAGCTGAGGTTCCTGTCTATATCGAGGATATGGACTTGAATACGGCTCGGGATGCTGTGGTTTATTCCAATCAGGCTCGGAAGATTGCTGCTCAGGAACGTGCTGAGCATGCGGTTATGGCTGCTCTTGGTGGCAATGTCGAAGCGGATCAAGAGGAGCTTTATCAAAAGCTGATCAAGACCCGAAAGAATGGTATTTCCAACTACTGTGTCTATTCGGTTATTGATCGCCATAATCCTGCCAAGTTTGATTTCCCGGTTTCGTCTGCCAAGACTCGTCGGGGTGGTGAGTTGACCACTCTTGCCAATATCCAGAAGTATTGGAAGGCGGCTCTTTTCTGGCAAGATGGGATGGATCGTCGGGATTTTGATGCTTCCTTGAAGGATTCGGTGGAATTCCTGAATGCCTTGGTTAAGGAGCTTCAGGCGGTTCAGGGATTTAAGCCAGAGGTTCAGCTTTCGGAAAAGAGCATGATTGCTGCTGGCAAGTATTACAACAGTTTTATTGGGTTCTCTACCAGTAGTCCCCTTACGATTGTCAAGAAGCTTGCTGGTGTCATGGTGAATGTTATCCAAGATGGTCATGGACGATCTGGGACTATCTTCCAGGATGTTACTAAGGGGATGAAACAGCCTTAATGGTTCTGTACGGACATGATCCTGTAAAGGGTTATCTGTTCGTATGGGAAAAAGAGTTCAAATTTGCCGGAAGGGTTAATCCCCCTTCCGGCAATTCTTTTCTCATACAGAATAGAGTTTTAGACTCACTGAGGGGAGCTTATTTCCTTTCTGGCAATAGAAAGCCAGTAAAGGTAATTTGGCTTTCCAAGGATGGGTCTTTTCCTTTTTGGTGTTGCTTGGGGGAAGAAGGTATTTGTTGTGCAGTAATAGATAACTTTGTTGTACATCCAACTGAATTGATTATCGTGTGTGGACCTAGCGTAGCAGATAGTTATTTGGTTTCTGTTGTTTGTAATCATTTCCCTAATAATCCTCTTTATGTCTGTCCCGTTGTAGAAGAGCTTCCATCCTTTGGATTTTTGGCCAATGAACTTATTAAGCAGGGGAAAGAATATCCAAGAAGGATAAGTTTCTCTAATCCTGTGACTGGAGATATTGAAGGGTCTTATTGCTATCCGTATGAAGAGAGTATGGAGAATGACGCTTTCGGGAAGATGGCTTTTTCAGTTTCTAAAGACGTTGTTGTTTACAATGAAATGTTTACGGGGTTGGGCTTGTCTCCTTTTTATGGAAGAGGCTTGAGCAATAAGCCGATTTCGCCAGAAACCGTTTATATCTTAAATGAAGACATTGTTGATGATCTTTTGCCTCTGGTTCCGATATCTTTAAAGAATTATGCTGCGAAGACGGTACCTGTTGACGTTGTAGTGCCTGATGATTTTAGGAGGAAGACGGATTGCCAAGGAAAAAGGGCAAGGATTTTTGTTGCTAATGATTCCCTTTTTGGGGTTGGCGTTTTCATGAAGTTTTATGGAGCATTGACGAAATTGGGCTATGTCTGTTCTGGAGAAATTTCTGAGGGATTCCAGGGTAGTTTGTCCGTTTACCGATATAATAAGATGTATGAAGTTTCTTCGGGCTATCACAAGGAGATTCTATGTCCTCTCTCAAAGAATTGTATTCAATTGCCAATGTCTCAGACAAAGAGCGAGTAGGTTCACTGAAAAATGTTGTCATTGTTGTTTCGTCAAAGGACGTTGATGTAAATCCCATTCTTTCTTCCTTGGGTGTCTCTAAGTTTGAAGTAAACGTAACTTGGCCAAAAGAGAATCTTTCTCTCTTGGATGAGATTATGGCTATTCAGCCTAAATTGGTCATTCAAATTGGCCAGCAGTTTACTCGACGCTTCCCATTTCTCCCAGATGGTATTGCCCCAGATGATTCTTTGAAGAAGAGAGTTAATCTGGCTGTTGCAGATCGGTATGTTGGTCTTCATCATCATGATGAATTCAGCTTGCAAGATGGACTTGGTTCTGTGAATCAGCTAGGGGACCTCTTGAAGGCTCAGCGCCGTTCCTTTCTTGCTGTTACTAATCATGGGTCTATTGGTGGTTGGATTAAGCAGTATAACACTTGTAAGGCTTTGGGTTTGAAGTGTCTTTTCGGGATGGAGGCTTATGTAGAGAACTATAGAGGAGACGATGCTGAAGAAAAGAAAAAACACCGTTCAGCTAATCACTTAATTCTTTTGGCTAAGACCAAAGAGGGGTTTGATAATCTGATACGGATTCACAATGATGCCCAGTTAAATGGGTTTTATTACTCTCCTCGTTGTGACTGGGAGGCATTTAAGAAATGGGGCAAGGGAATTATTGCCACAAGTAGTTGTGCTGCGGGGGAAATTCCAAGAGCCTTAATGCAGAATGACTATGAGAAAGCTGAGCAAATTGCAAAGCTTTATAAGGAATGTTTTGATCAATTTTATCTAGAGCTTCAGATAATCGAAATGCCTGAACAGCGAGAGATCAATAGGCGGTTGATTGAGTTTTCTCAAAAGGTAGGGATTGAGCTTGTTCTTGCCTGCGACTCCCATTATCTAGATTCTTCTCATTCTGATACACACAGCCTCCTGATGTATATTCGGCAAAAGAAAACGATTGCTGATGTTAAGGAGGTTGATGAGGATGTTTGGGATTTTGAGGTAAAGAATTTGTTCTACAGAAATGCAGAGCAAATGGAAGATGTATTTCGGGGTGGCTTTACAACCAAAAATGGGACAAAGCATTTACCGTTTTTGGATGATGTTTTCACTGAAGATGTTTTTTATAAGGCAATGGATAACACTAGGAAGATAGCTCTTTCTATTGAAGACATTGTTTTGGATTCAACGATTAAACTTCCAAGACTTTATCCTGATAGTAAGCAGATTCTTAAAGAGAAGATTAATGTTGGGTTTAAGTTTCTTGGTTTGCACTTGAAGCCAAATAAACAGGAGTACATGGATCGTGTTCGGTATGAGTTTGAAGTGATTACCCGTCTTGGGTGGGCAGATTATTTTCTGGTTATGGAGAAAATCATTTCTGCTACAAAAGAGAAATATGGGGAATTTTCTGTTGGGTATGGTAGAGGTTCGGCGGCTGGGTGTTTGGTGTCTTGGTGTTTGGGCTTAACTGATTGTGATCCATTGAAATATGGATTGCTTTTTGAACGATTCCTGGATGAAAGCCGTTCAGATCCACCGGATATTGACTCTGATTTTGATCCTCGTTGTCGGGACTGGGTAAAGGAATATGTTGTTAAAACCTTTGGGCAAAACAACACATGTTCCATTGGTACTTATGGAACATATAAGACTCGTGCTGTTATTCTTGACATTGCTCGCGCATTGGCTTTGGATTATCACGAGGCTCAAGAATTGACTAAGAGTTTGGAAATGACTGTTTCAGTTGAGAATGACGAGGGAGACGATGAGGATTTTAGCATTGATAAGGTTGATTTTGATGAACTAATAGAACAGTTCCAGGATCTCAAATTGTATTTTGAGAAGCATCCAGAGGTTTTGTTTCATGCAAGGATTCTTCGTAATCAAGTTAAGCATGTAAGTACACATGCGGGTGGAGTGATTATTAGTGATTTGGACTTGAGGGATAGGATTCCCGTTTTTGAAGACAAAAAAGGCAAGGTTGTTTCTTGCTGGAATGAGTCTGGTAATGTTTCTGAGTTGAGTAGCGTAGGCTTGGTGAAGTTTGATATTCTTGGGTTAAACAATTTGAGTGTTATTTCTGATACGATTGGTTTAATCAAAAGGACTCAGAATAAAGAGATAGCCAGATGGGAAATCCCCATTGATGATCAAGAGTCTATCAAGATGGGGTCTAAGCGGGATTTGATTGGGATCTTTCAATTTGAGAATCCAGGGGTAAAGCCGGTAGTCGAAGCTGTAGGTATGGATTGTTTAAATGATGTGGCTGCAATTACTTCATTGATTCGTCCTGGTCCTAAGGACATGGGCATGGATATGGAGTATGCAAGGCGGAAGAGAGGAGAGCCATATGATGAGGTTGAAGTTTTGAGGTCTATGCTTTCGGATACTCATGGGATTATGGTCTACCAAGAGCAAGTTATGAAAATTGCCCGTGAATTAGCTGGCTTTTCAATGGCTGAGGCTAATAAGCTTCGGAAAGGTATGGGTAAGAAAAAGAAAGAAGTTATTGCTGATTTGAAAGTCAAGTTTATGAAAGGTGCTCAAAAGGCAATAAGTGAGGGTTCTGCAACCCAAGAAGAAGTTGAAACAGTTTTTCGTAAAATCGAAAGTTTTGCAAAATATGGTTTCAACAAGAGCCATGCAGTATCTTATGCTGCAATGACTTGTGCCGAATTGTGGTTGAAGTATAATTACCCATTGGAGTTTGTAACTGCTTTGATTAACAACACAGATCAAGGTAAGAAGAAGTTTGGTGTTGAGATGTTTCCTTATTACATCAACTATGCTCGAAAGAGAGGATTCCCTGTTTTAGGACCCGATGTTAATAATAGTAAAGAGCAGTTTACGATTGAGATTGACAAGATTCGTTTTTCTCTTGGTCATATTAGGAATGTGGCTAGTGCTGCTGATGTTGTCATAAAGAATCAACCTTATGTTGATATGGCTGATTTTTATGAAAGAGCAGCAGAGGAAAGTGTTTCTGAAAAGACAGGCAAGACTACAAAGAGGCGGTTAAACAAAAGGGTTGTTGAGAGTTTAATTGCTGCTGGAGCATTTGACTGTTTTGGTTCAAGAAATGATGTTATGCGTCAGTATTATGAATGTAGGAAGGATAAGAAGGCTGAATATTTCCAAGGGACAGATAAACAATGGTGTGAGAAAGAAGAGGAGATGATTGGGGTTTGTCTTTCTGTTGATCCGATTAGATGGAAATATGAGAAGCTGATAGAGAAGAATCGTTGGTGTCCTATTAACATGGTAAAAGAACGGGGTAGGACAAAGGTGTTTGGACGGGTTCAGAGTATTCGTCAGACTACATCTAAGAAGGGAAATCAGCAGCTTGTTATTGAGATTTCTGATGACTTGGATTCTTTGAGGTTTTATGTGTTTGGTGGTGGAATGAATCGGTTTCAGATGGAATATAAGACAGGAGATATTGTTGCTATTCCGATCAATAAGTTTCAGGATGGTGGTGACGTTAGGTTCTTTGATGTTGATCGGGATGGTGACATGGTAGAGAAAAAGTAAATGGAGGTAAGTATGTTGAAGGTTGGCGATGCGATCAAGGTTAAGACAACGACTAAGGATGATGTTTTCGGAGAGTGTGTTTATAAAGTTGTAGAGGTTGGGCTTAAATGCCCATTCTGCAAGAAAGATGATGGTATTCGTTTCTCGATGTTTGGGGGGACTGGTCCTGCTGCTCGTCCTGGGTATCTTGTTACAGATTGCCCTGAGCGAGTGCAGAACGATATCAAGCGTGGGGTTACTGTTGTCTTGACTTCGGCTCAGGCGAATCTTTTTGAGAAGCATTATTCTGACAAGGGTGCTTCTCGCCCTAGTCACGAAATTGAGATGTAATTTGTGACAATCACAAGGCGATAAGTATTATGAGTAAAGTTTCAATTGTGGTGTGTTGGCGTCATGGCACTGAAGATATGATTACTGCTTGCTTGAAGAGCATCGGTAAGCATACGAAAGATGTTGATTATGACGTTATGCTTGTAAGCTTATTGCCTTGTGAGTCAAATCTTAATCCGATGCCTATTTTGAAAGATATTGTTTCTGTAAAAGCATTAAAGGTTATTGGTCTTCCTATGGGTGTAGAGGAGGCGACTAGTAAGACTCATGGAAAAATGCTTGATGCTATTATTCCTAATCGGATTGATAGCGAATATTTTTTGACTTTGGATTCAGATTGTTTCCCCGTAGCAGATGGTTGGTTAAGTGATTTAATTAAGATGCTTGAGAATGGAGCTAAGGTTGCTGGGATTCTTCATCCTTGGGCTCCTCCTGTTGGGGTTGCTACAAATAAGATTGAATACAGGGTAAGATCTCAACATTGTTGGGAAAGGACTCATGTTGCTTGTCAATTGATGAGGACTAAAGATTATTTGGAATTGCATGCTAATGGTTGTCGATTTAATGGTGGGGATGACACTGGATTGTTGATTCCTAAGATGGTAAAAGAGATGGGTGGCATTATAGACGGGTTTAAGGTTACTCGTTGCCCTAAGGTCTGGGAAGGGGATTTAGACCCTGAATTTAATAGGTATGTGTGTTTGGTTTTTGGGGATAAGGTTTATCATCATGGTGGATTTAGTCGGGTTAGGACTACAGATGATGAAAGAGTTTTTGGCAAGAGTTTTACATGGTGTGAGGATTTGGTGTTATGGGGAAGAGGTGCAGAGTTTCTATTGAATGATCGGTTCTGTTATAAATTCAAACTTGATAGAGAAGAGGACGTTGCTAAGGAAAAGATGGAGAGACTGTTTGGTTTGTCCAGTAAGAGGTTGGCTGGGTGAAGTATTCTTACTGTGCATCGTTGTATAAATCATTTCTTGAAGGTAGGTATTCTTTTTCCTCTCTTAAGATTTTAAGGATGAAAAATATTTTATTTGAAGTTGAAGGTATGATTGTGATTTTAAAGGAGAGAAGATTTTATGGGTGTTGTAATTTTAGCGGCTTATCGTCCAGGGACTAGGGATGTTTTCCAATCTTGTCTTGAAAGTGTATTTAAATATACAGACAAAGATCAAATTGATTTTCGTATTATTTATGACAAAGCTTTGCCTCTTGATATTGAGGATTTGATTTCAAAGTTTCCTGTTAGTGTTTATGGATATGGAGTTCAGGATGGACTTCGGGGAAGTTTTATCCATGGAACTCTATTGAATCAGGCTTTAAAAGAGAAGATGAGTGGCGATTATCTTTTGACTTTAGATTCGGATTGTTTCCCCGTAGCGAGTGGTTGGTTGGATGATCTAATTAAGATGCTTAAGAATGGGGCTGGGGTTGCTGGGATTTTGTATCCTTGGCAACCAATTCCCATTGGTGTTATGAAGGGTAATATTGAGAGGAGAATCCGGGAAAAACATTGTTGGAACAATACACATGTTGCTTGTCAGTTAACTAAGCTTTCTTTTGTTTATGATAACAACATTGATTATATGGCCAATGATGACACGGGGTTTATGGTTCCTTGTAAGGCACATGAGTTAGGTCTTCCGGTTACTGGATTTAAGCTAACCCGTTGCTGTAAGGCGAATGATGGGGTTGATTTTAATCCAGAATTTAACAGGCATGTTTGTTTGGTTTATGGAGACAAGGTTTTCCATTATGGTGGAGCCACCCAAACATTAACTGGGTATAAAATTGATAGAGACGATATGTTTTCTGATGCTTGCAGGAAAGTTTTGGAAAATAAAAGTGCAGATTGGCTTTTGGATGATTCTTTAAGTCATAAATTTAAGCTGGATAGGGAAGAGGAGATTGCTGACTTCAAGATGAGGATTATGTATGCTGAAATGGTAAAATTCCTTGAAGTCAATGATAGGCTTTTTAATCCTTGAGGTGTATAGATGGAATTAGATGACTCAATTAAAAAGTTTAAAGACATAGCAAACTTATGTTCTCAGACTTTACCAGGATCTTCTTCTGAGAATGCTCAGATTGCGACTTGGCTTGAAGAGCTTAAGACATTAAAGCAGAAATTTGTTGTCCAAGGTCCTCATTCGGGGTTGTCTCCAATAGTTGGGGTTTCCATTTGTATTCTTACCTATAATGTTTTGTTCTATAACAAGATTGCGGTAAAGAATATCAGAGAGTTTACAAAATTTATTCCTTATGAGATTATCTTTTTTGATAATGGCTCGGATGATGGTTCTGTTGAGTGGTTGCAGGATCAGGGTTTAAAAGTGATTAAAAATGATCGGGGAGAGCATTTTCGCCATGGTTCTGTTTTAAATTATTTAGTTAGGCATGTAGCCAAGTATCCTATTACTTGTACTTTATGTTCTGATGCTTTCCCTGTTAGTCCTGAATGGTTGAGTCCTGCTTTTTATTTAAATGATAAGGTTATGCTTTCTGGTATTAGCCGGGGATATGGTCGGATTACGAAAGACTATGTGTGTCCTTCTTATTTGTTTGGGTGGACTGATTGGTTAAAGAATCATTCTTTCTTGGATAATTGGCCTAATACAGATACAGGAGAGCAATTAACAAGGGATTGTTTGGATGAAGGGAAAGAAATCAAGACATTTCCTTTTAATGCAGAAACCTTTGATGGTAGGTTTTCTGCCAAGAATTGTGATTACAATGGTTGGACATGGCATGTTTGGTGGGGCGGAAGATCTCAGACGGTTAAGACTGCTGCTGGGGTGGAGTTTGAGCATGGGTATCATGAATTTATGATTGAATATCTTAGGAAGAAACACAATTTAGACTTTTGAGGTAAATAAGTTATGGATATTCCTGTTCCCTTGACTGAATCTTTTTTTAACGAGTTAATTTCAACCGAATTGATTTTAGCTCGTAATGTTTTACCGTCTACCAAATATGATCGTCTGGCTAAAATCCGATTTTTAGAAGATGGTAGTTATAGTGGGGATATGGTTGGTAAATGGGAAATTCTAAAAGGGAATTTGTTTGTTTATGATCAGTGGAAAAAACCACTTTTCACTTTTTACGGTGCTGAGGCTAGAAATGGATCATCGTTTTTGGTTGGAGAATCATTTCTTGAAGCTCAGAAGCTTGGATTTTTGAGAGCAGTTCTTTATCCGTATAAGCCTCTTGGTAATTTTAGGATTTGTATCTCTAGTCATGTTGATTATATCAAAGAGACGATTCCCCGTCTATTGCGTTCTTTGACTAGGGTTGCTTTCCCGAAGGAAGATATCTTGGTGGTTGTTGCTGGGTCTAAAGAATCAAGTCGGGCAATCATTGATGGAATTTCTTATGTCTACATTAAAGAGAACCATGATGGATTAAGTGCCTTGGCGGCTGTTTCGTCTATGTTTGGGGATTACTGGCTTCTTTTGCATGACACTACTGAGGTTAATGATGATTTTATTTCCAAGATGAGGATAATTGATGTTGGTTTGAATTTTGATTTCATTTCTTTCTTTGGGGAGATTGGCCTTTATTCAGATGAGTTTATAGACTTGTTGAATAGTAGAGGTTTTTTCAATAAGAAGGTATCAAAAGACGGTATTTGTTCTTTGTGTGGTTTGTGGGATGATCTTGGGGAAGTTTCTAAATCTCGTCATGCTCAAACTAAAGACGTTTATGGGATTGGGAATAAACGTGACGTGATTTATTTGGATACTTTTGGATTAAAGAAGTATCGGAGAGTGAGTGGGGTTGTAGCCAAACCATGAAGACTGTTTTTTGTAATGGTTGTTTTTCTCATTTGCATTCGGGACATTTATTTTATTTGGGATTTGCTAGAGGGCAAGGTGATTCCCTTATTGTTGGGATAAATAGTGATAGATACATTAAATCAAAGAAGGGATATAATCCAATTCCAGAAGATGAGAGACGGAATGAGATTATGGATCTTGGGTTTGTGAAAGCTGTTTATGTCTTTGATGAAGCAAACGCTTGTCCTTTAATAAACATGATTCGTCCTGATGTTCATTGTATTTCTGAAGAATATGGGACTAACTGCCCAGAGTATGTTCTGTGTCAGGCTTTGGAAATTCGAGTTGCTTTTATTCCTAGAATAGGGAAGTGGTCAACTCGGGCAATATTGAGGGGTGAAGTTTCTTATGATGGAAAATCCAATCCTTGAAGAATCTACTTTCAGGCACTCAGGGGCAAGAGGGGATATTGTCTACTCCTTGCCTACGATTCTTGCCCTTGGGGGCGGGAAATTGCTTCTAGTGAGGGATTCAGATGCTTTCATTGGAAGACCATTGAGTGAACAAGAACTTGGATGGATGAAAGACTTGTTGGTTGGGCAATGTGGCATTTCTGATGTTTTAGAATATGACAATAGAACCGTCAAATACGACTTGGATAATTTTAGAAAAGCAAATGATTTAGTTGTAGAACATTTAGCTAAATGTCATTTAAAATATTTTGGAGTGGAAAGTGATTTGTCTTGTCAATGGCTAAAAGGGTTTAGTCCAAAGACGGTTGGGAAGATTGTTGTTAATAGAAGCAGTCGATATGTTGGACCTTTTAGATGGCAAGAGTTAAGAGGGTGGGAAAAAGACTCAGTTTTTATTGGTTTCCCTGAAGAATATAATGATTTCAAAGAGAAGACTGGACTGGATATTCCTCTTTATGTCCCGACTTCTTATGTTGATATTTGTCAGGTACTTCTTGGATCTTCATTGTTTATAGGGAATCAATCTTTTATTTTTTCTTTAGCAGAAGCATTGAAGGTTAATAGGGCGCAAGAGGTTTGTTTGTTGTGTCCGAATTCCTTGCCTCAGAGTGATAATGGGTATGTGAGTCTGGATCAAAATATCCTTAGGTATTATGTTCGTGCAGAAGGAAGGAAGCCGAAAGGGATTAGAGAAGCGCATTCTATTTTGCAGATAAGGAATAAATTTTCTGGGAATTCCTTGCCTAAGCAAAAGAATATTTACAATCCGATTTTGAACAGAAAGCAATGTTCAATTGTTTTAATTGTTGAGAATGATTTTGAGAGGGATAGGCTGACTGCTTGTTTATCGAATATGCCTTCTAAAGAGATCTTTTGTGTTTACAGGGATTCTTCTGTTAATGAATTAAATACTGTGTTAATGAATACATCCAGTGATTTGATTGTTTTGATTGAGGATCGGGTTTCGTTGGCTGGCTCTTGGTTAAAGGAGATGGCTTGTTTGATTGAAAACAATGTTGGGATTGTGGGTTGTCATGTGGGGAATGATTCTCCTATGCAATTAAGTGGCGGGGTTGTTGCATTTCCTCGTAAAATAATTTTAGATTGTGGTGGTTTTACTTCATTGAGTGATCGAATGTGGATTGAGTTTTGTCAGAAGATAAAATCTTATGGTTATAGCTTCCGCCAATGCAGAAGTAGTAATGTAAAATTAAAGGGTTGCTGATTATGGTTATCAAACTTCTTCATGGTGGTGTTAGAAAGAGTTTAATTTTAACTTCTATTATTCATGAGTGTAAGATCCGTTATCCTCAAGATGAAATTCTTTTGGAGACAACAAATCCTGAGATATTTAATGGGAATCCAGATGTAGATCAAATTGGGTTTTTCAAAGGGAAATCTATTATTGATTTAGATGTTATTGTAGATTCAATTTTTGATGCCCATTTAATGGATGTTTATTCTTTGGCTATTTTGGGAGACGTTCGGTTGAGATCTAGGAGGATGAGGGTTTTTCATCCATATCAAGATATTAAGGTTCCTGATGTTGTATATGTTGGCGAATTATTCTCTAATCGTTATCCTGAGATAGTAAAGCAAATCGCTTTGTCTTATCCAAAGATGTCTGTTCTTGGATATTCAGCAAATGATTTGTGTCTTTTGGTTAATCTGTTAAGTCAGGGTAAAGCTTTTGTTGGTTGTGCAGAGGATATGTCTTGGGTTGCGATGGCAACTAATATCCCGATGGTTTTTGTTAATGGATTTTTTTCTGAAAAGCATATTCGTCCCTTCAGAGAGGGGATTCCATGCAGAATGGTTTCGGGTGAATGTTGTAGCAAAAATGAGTGTTTAAAATTGAATGCAGTTTCTTTATTTAATAATGTTTTGAAGATTAAATGTGCGAATAAACAAGAGAACATTTGTGAGACTGATGTAAAATGTGAAGAAATTATGGAAGCTTTATCTCAAATAGTTAAATGAGCAAAACTTCTGTAATTATTTCTTCTTATAACCAGAGACAAACTTTAGAATTGTCTCTGGAGGCGTTATCCAAACAAAGCGTGTTGCCTATTGAGGTTATTGTATCGGATGATGGTTCAACTGATGGGACTATAGAATGGCTTGATGCTTTGCCTGGGAGTCGATTCCCTTTCCCATTGTCCTATGTAACAACCAAACATGACGGGTATAATGTTGCAGGGGTTTACAATGCGGGGCTTGGAAGATTAAAAGGAATAAGGCTCTTAATTTCTAATGCAGATGTCTTACTTTCTCCTGATTCTGTAAAATTACATGAAGACCTTCCTGATTTTAATTTAGGTGGAGGGTTTATCAGGGAGATTGTTTCAACAATTGCTTCTTTAATTAAGATTGATGATATTTCTTGTTTTGAGTATATAGAGTTTCTTTATAATGCTCACAAGGGAGGGTATGGTAATGAAATTTGGCGCGGATATCGTCCGATGTTGAATCCTTGTGGGTTTTGGTGTGGTAACTTTTCTGTTCCTGTTAAGTTCTATGAAGACGTTAATGGTTTTTCTTCTGATTATAAGTGTAAATATGGTGGTGAAGAGCCAGATTTCGTTGAACGCTGTTTAAAAGCTGGGGCTTGGGCTTCTTGGGTTGAAGGCTCATTCGGATATCACTTGGCTCATCCTCGGAAGGTTTATTCAATAAAAGCTTTGGGTATTCAGAAATATCGTAAAGACAGGGGAATGATATGAGGACAATTAGAATAGATAAAATAGATAAGGAAATGATTACTCCGGAATCGAACCCGATGGTTCTTCATTCTGCTGAGGACTACAACTTTGATTTTGGTGGCATTCGGTATATTAAGACAGGTTTGAGGTTTTATTTCCCTGCTGATATTCAAAGATTTTATTCTTCGGTTGTTCCTGGTATTGTTATCTTAGATGCTCAGCAGAGTAATATTGATGGGGATCTTCAGTTTGTTGTTTTATGTGTTTCAATGTCAGCAAGTATTAAGAGGATGCAACCTTTTGTATCTGTGAGTTTTTGCCAGATGAATCCTTGTCCGATTAGGTTTGCCGAATATTCCGAAGAAGGTAAGCGGTTTGTTTTTGGGAGGAGAGAGAACATTGAGAATAGCACTGGCGTTTAATCATCCTAGTCCTGAATTAGAAGCAATTGCAATTGCTCTATCTAGGCTTGATGAGGTAATTAGGATTTCTAATGGGAGTCCTTTGTCACATACAGAGGTTTATGATTTGGCTGTATGTGTTGGATCGGTTGCTGTTTGCCCTTTAGCAAAGAAGAGGATTCTTTTTGTTTTAGGACAGGTTAAGAATCATCCTGTTGGGGATTGGGATGGGATTGTTGTTTCTTCTTCTATGGCTCAGGATTTGGCGTTTAAGAGGTTTGGTCATGGGTTTAGGTCTTTGGTTGCCCCTCCTCCTATTCTTGGCTTAGAAGCGGGTAGAAGGCGGCTGGTGAATCCAGAAAATGGAATGATTCATCTTTCCGATGGTGGTTTCAGTTTCCCGGATGATGTTCTTGTTTTTAGGACTTGGGGGAATTGTCAGTTTGATGTTAAGAGGGAATTTTTGTATTCAAATTTAGATTTCAATTCAAAGATTAGGGCTGGTTGTGTTGGTTATTATCCGTCTGATATGGAAGATGGGTATGATATTCAGGTTAGGAGACATTTGGCGTTAGGCGGTTCTGTTATTTGTCGGAGGGATAAGTTGGTATTGGGAGATTTGACTAATAGGTGTTTTGAATTAGGGGAAAAAATTCCGGATAAAATAGAGGCTGTGGATTGTGTTGGTGATTTGGAAGAATATGTTGATAAGATATTGGTTTTTGTGAGGAGAGTGTTATGATGGAATGTCTGTCTTACGAATCTTGGTTGAAGATAGTTGCTCACCCTTTAGATGTTGGTTGTCATGGGGAAAATTTCTATAATCATTATGTGACAAAGTATAAATTAGCAAGGCGATTTGGTCCAAAGAAAATTGGTGAGATAGGAGTGCGTTTGGGTTATTCTGCTCATGCTTTTTTGTCTGGATCTGGCTTTAGCGTCCCCTATTCTGGTTTTGACGTTGTTGGTGGAGAACATGGGGGGACTAACATAGCCGGGTTAGAATATGCGAATTCTATTCTGAAGAGAGATTTTCCAAGGTCCAATATTTCTTTGACTAAAGTAGATACCCAATCAATTAATGAATTCCCAGAAAGCGGGTTCGACTTTTTTCATGTTGATGGAGATCACACTACTGCTGGAGCCTTGCATGATATGCGAATGGTTTGGGGAATAATTAAAAGCCATGGAATTATGCTTGTTGATGATTATGATTACATAGCAGATGTAAAGAACGCTATTGATGAATTCTTGAAAGAGAAATCTGGGGATATTCTCTACAAGGAATATGTAAAGAGTTTTCGTGGTGAAATTCTTATTATAAAGAGATAAGGAGAGATTATGGCTGGTCTACTTCCCGTTGTTTGTATTTTTGGTGTAGAAAATATTTCATTAGAGTCTCTTGGTCCTGTTCCTGTATTTGAGACGAGCAAGTTGGATTGTCGTTGTTATTTAACAGACGATGATCTTTATTCTGTATTGGCTAAGGATCGTCCTGGGGCAATTATTTCATTTGGGAAGCAAGAAGACTTTCCAAATCTTTATTCTGCTTCTTTCGAGGTAAGAAGGAAGTGGGTGAATTATGAGAAGATGGATGATTTAGCAAAGATTGGTGGAGAAGCTTTTTACTGTTATCTTCATAGTTTGTTGGCGAAAAGAGATTCTTTCCCGTTGGTTACTGTTTTTACGCCTGCTTATCGCACGGGTGATAAAATTCTTAGACCATTTCAATCCTTGGTGTCTCAGAAGTATAAGGATTGGGAATGGGTTATCATGGATGATTCTGATGATGGTGGTAAAACTTTTGAGATGCTAACAGAGTTGGCGAAGAAGGACTATCGGATTCGTCTTTATAGGGCGGATAGGAACTCTGGGGTTATTGGGCATGTGAAGAGGGATGCTTGCATGTTGGGGAGAGGAGAATTCCTTGTTGAGTTGGATCATGATGATGAATTGACGCCTTGGGCATTAGAGAAGGTAGTTGCTGCTTATCAAAGCCATCCTGAGGCTGGTTTTGTTTACACCGATTTTGCAGAATGCTTTGAGGACGGTTCTCCTGTTGAATATCCAAAGGGTTGGGGTTTCGGCTATGGGTCTTATCGAGAGGAGATTCATGGTGGGGTAAAGTATTTGGTTTCAAATGGTCCGAATGTTAATCCCAAGACCATTAGACACATCATTGCTGCTCCGAATCATATTCGTTCTTGGAGGAGGAGTTTTTACAATGATATTGGAGGGCATGGGGATAACATTCATGTTGCTGACGATTATGAATTGATGGTAAGGACATTTTTGGGGACAAGGATGGTTCGGGTTCCTAGTTGTTGTTATATCCAGTATCGGAATGCTGAGGGGAATACTCATAAGGTTAGGAACCAAGAGATTCAGAGGTTGGTTCGGTATTTTTCTACTTGGTATGATAAGGCTATTCACCAGCGGTTTTTGGAGCTAGGGATTGATGATTATGTGTATAAAGAAGGGGAGTATACGTTTTGGAAGTTAGGGAATATCCCTAATTGCGAGAAAGAGCAGATAGCAAATCTTGTTTTTGAGGGGTAAGTATGTCTTTTGAAACAACAAAAGCATTTAATAGGCGTTTTTCTAAAAATCCGGTATATAAGAATATTTTTAGGGGAGATGGTATTGATATCGGATGAGGTGGAGATCCTTTCAAGAGACATTGGTTTGAGAATATTGATCTTGTTCAGACTTTTGATATAAAGAATGGGGATGCTCAATTTATTTCTGATTACGTAAAAAGGACTTTTGACTTTGTATATAGCTCAAATTGCTTGGAGCACTTGGTAGACCCGGTTGTTGGATTAACCCAGTGGTGGTCTTTGGTTAAGTTTGGTGGGTATATGGTGGTAATAATACCGGATGAAGATTTATATGAACAGGGAATATTTCCTTCTAGATGGAACCAAGATCATAAATGGACTTTTACTCCTTGGAAAAAAGAATCTTGGAGTTCAAAGTCTGTGAATGTTATAGAGTTTTGTGATTTTCTTCCAGGAAGTAAGTTTGTTCATTTAATTAAGGCGGATTCTGGTTACGATTATTCATTGAGGAATGTTGATCAAACGCTTGATGGTAATGGGGCAGAATCATTTATCGAGTTGGTTTTGCAGAAAAGATAGGGTTTAAGAATAGTAAATCGTCTCTTTTTAAAATAGGTGAATCCATGAATTAGGATAAAGACTAATAGAAAATCTTGTTTTTTAGGGATAAATGGTGTTTATTTCTCCTTGTTGACATTGATTCTCGTTTTGAGGATCGGGGACAAAAAGGGGGAATGGGAAATGAAAAAGGTATTGATGATGGTGGTAGCAATGGGAAGTATGGTCATGGCTCAGACTGAGGAACCGAAAGCACTTCAGATGCGCAGGCAACAGTATGAGCAGAAGGTTAAGCAGGTAGCAGAGCCTTATAAGAGGGCTTATTTGGTTGATTTGGAAATGATGAAACGGAATTATGGGGTACAGGGGGAAACAGAAGCCATGGCTTTTGTTCAGAAAGAAATTGATATTGTAAAAACAATCTCATCTACTGAAAGCAGTTTGATTGTAGGTAAGTGGGTATGGTTTAATGGGGTGGTTGTTGAATTTCTAGCTAATGGTACTTTAAAAACGGAAGATGGATCTACGGGGACTTGGGTGTTAACAAGTTCTCGTCCTGTTATGCTTAAAACGAATTTTAGCAATGATACTTCTCATGAATTTATTCTTTCTTCGGATGGAAAGGTGTTAAATGGAACTCAGTTGAAAGGATATATCATAGGATTTAAATTTAAGGTGACGAAAAAATAAGGTTTTTTTAATGAGTCGATATGTAATTGGTCAGCAGTGTGGGGGTTTAGGGGATAATCTTCAGTTTTCAACTCTTCCTGAGTTATTGACTAAGCATGGGCATGAAGTATTTGTATCATCAAAAAACGTTCTTCGTAATTCTCAGACAAAAAAACTTGTTTGGGAAATGAATCCTTATGTGTCTGGGTTCACAGATGATGATGCCAATTTAGGTTGGAATCCTATTTATCCGACTCCAATGATATATAATTTGGTATCTGTTTGGGAAAAGGCTTATTTAGGGAAAATCTTTAATATTTATCCAAAAATTTATTACAATCCTTGCTTGAGAGGGGATTTTGTTGGGAAAACAATTTTAGAATTTAACACCGTTACTTTTAATTATGATTCTGCTGTAGAAGTTCTGCCATCTAAAATTGAAAGTCATTTTGAAGATCAAAATGTTGTTATCATTGATAATTCGAGAGTTTCCCGGCATTCTTTGAGGTTTGATAGATTTAAAAGTTTTAAAACGTACGTTCCCTCCGATATTTTTGATTTTTGTGATATAATATTTAGTTGCAAGAAATATATTAGTTTATTAAGTGGTGGGACTATTTTAGCATCTGCTTTAAGGCAAAATAATTTATTTCCGAAGCTAATTTGTTTTTGTCCGCAAGTTGATGTTAACGGTAGGGGTTGGATTTTTGATAATGTAGATTATTTTCCGGTAATTTAATGAAAAAAGTTAGCTTTTATAATGAATGTCATATCGGAGATTGCATATGGTCTCTTACTTATTTCCATTCGATTCTTGAATTTAATGACATTAATATCGTTTTTTGTGTTAATTATAAATATTTTCAAGAATTGAGGGAATTGGTTCATCCATTTTATAAAGATAGGATAGAGCTTCGCCCATTAGAAGAGGCTGATAAGTCTAATTCTATTAACACATGGTTTGGCCATCCAGATTATTCTTTTACTTCTAACTTAAATTCAAATAATCATGAAATAAATGGTATGTGTTTTACTATGTTTAAAGGCTTAAGCCAAAGACATGGTATTTACTTCCCGATGAATCACAGAGATGAATTTGTTTTTGATCATCCATGGCATTATGGGTCCAATCCGATGCTTGAAAAAGAAGGAGACCCTGAGTTTTTGTTTATAAATTCTGTACCTATGAGTGGTCAGTTTTCTCAAAATGATGACGATCTTATTCCGTTATATAATTTTTTGGGAACGAAAAAGACTTTTGTTACTAAAAGGTCTCATGGATTTTCCTGTACTTTGGATTATGGGTTGAATTTGTTGCAGATTGGACAAATAGCAGTAAAGGCAAAGAAGGTGATTGGTGTTAATACGGGTCCTTTATGTGCTTGTGTTAACAAGGCGGCTTTAAAGAAAAATAGAGATTGGCATGTTCTTATAAAAAAGAGTTTGCCTCAAGTGGTTTATAATAGAGTTGATGAAAGATTTATTGTTTCAGAGAATGCTCAAGAGGTGGTTGATTGTTTAGTTAAAATTATCGAGACTAATAGGAGTTTTAAGATAAATGTTTAATGATAAAAAAGAAATTTCATTTTACAATGAATTGCATATTGGAGATTGCCTTTGGGCAATTACTTATTTTAATCAGATACTCGCATTAAATGATTTTGATGTAGTTTTTTATATTAACCCTGATTACTTCAAACAAGTAAAAGAATTGATTCATCCAGCTTATATTGATCGGGTTTTATTGAAGCCGATAATAGAAGTTGACAAAAGTAAATCAATAAATACTTGGATTGGTAGTCCTGAAAATAACTTTTGTCAAAACATAGAAGTTAGTGGTAGAGAGATACAGGAAATGTGTTTCCGAATGTTTTTGGAAATTAGTTCCAAGAATGGCATTATTTTTGGTATAAAAGACAAGTCGGAGTTTATTTACGATCATCCTTGGATTTGTGGTTCTAACCCAATGTTAAGAGACATTGGGAATCCTGACGTGCTTTTTGTTAATTCGACTCCTATGAGTACGCAATTTAGTCAAGATGAAAATGCTTTGGCGTCTTTATATGAAGAATTGAAAGGCAAGAAGGTCTTTACCACAAAGAAGTTTGGCGATTTCCCATGTACTTTGGATTACGGATTGAGTTTATTACAGATAGGCCAAATTGCAGCTAAATCAAAGATTGTGATTGGTATTCAGACAGGTCCATTTTGTGCTTGTGTGAACAAAGAAGCGATTAAAAATGTTAAAGAATGGTATGTTTTGGTTTGGAAGAATAAGTCAGAAATTATATTTCATAACATTGGGGGAAGGTTTAATATATGTGAAAAAGCAGATCAGGTTGTTGATCTTTTAAAAGGAAAATATTCAAAACCAGAAATAAGCGTACTAATGTCTTTGTATAAGGGTGAAAAATTTTTAGAAACATATTTAAGTTATTTTTCTAAATTTACGAATCTTGATAATTGTCAGTTGGTTATTTGTCACAACTGTCCTTCCAAAATTGAATTGGATATTATTGGTAATTTTAATAGAAAATTTCCAGGAAAAGTTAAACATATAATTAAAGATTCATTGACAAATTGGGCTGAGTCGATGAATGAATGTGTTAGAAATGCTGATGCTGATTTATTAACGATTGGGAATGTTGATGATCTTAGACCTCCAGATTCACTTAGGCAGCAAGTTGATTTCTTAAAAAATAATACCGGGTGTGACGTTGTTCATGGTAGTTTTTGGATAGTTGGGCGTTTTGGTTCTTATGAAGGGTGGAGGTGTGTTCGTTCTGGTTATTCTACAGGAAACCCGGAATTATTGAAAGAAATGAGGATAGGTCCTTTTTTTGTGTGGAGAAAATCCACCATGGAAAGATATGGATATTTCGATGAACAGTTTAATGTTTCTGCTGACTATGATTTTGCAATGAGGCTTGCAAGGAGAGTTCAAATCGAGGCTCTTGATATTGATCTTGGATTTTATCTTGATGAAGGCATGGGGCTAAGCACAAGACAAGGTAGCGAAGAAGCTTTAGATAGAACTGCTATTAAGATGAGGTATGGAATACCACTAAATGGACAAGAGATGGATATTTCTAAGACACGTGACATAAAGAAGTATAACCTTACAGATTCTACGTATTTTGGGAAAACTCATAGGAATTCGATTACTTGTTTTCTTGGAGAAACAAGTAATCCGATAAGGATTGCTTATTTGATGCCATCTTTGACTTTTGGTGGTTCTGAAATGAATTTTTATCGTCTTGGATTAGAGGCAAAAAAGCGTGGATATAAGGTTGGATTTTTTGCAACTGCTAGAAGAAGTTTATCGTATGATGTTTCGTGGGCAGATGAGGTTTGGACTCAGGCAGGACCAAACACTTGGGATGCAATGACTGAGGAAATGGTTCGTCGGCTGGGTAATTATGATATTATTCATCTTACCAACTTAACGGAATATCAAAGAATATATCTTAAGGAAAGATTAAAGGATAAAAAGTTTTTTGAAACATGGCATGGGATACAATCAATGAATTGGGCTTGGTCTGGGAGTAAAAGTTTTCCAGCAGATTTTGCAGTTGCTCGATTTTGCGTAACAGATTTATTAGTTGATGCTGTTAAAAATAAGTGCGGTGATGATGTCTTTTTATCTTTGAACCCAATCTTTGTCCCAACAAAAACAGCCCAACTATCTGGAAGGACAGTATCAATGTTGGGGAGATTGGATGAAGAAAAGAATCAAATGGAGTTTGTTGAGATTCTTGCTGGAATTCCTAATGTTAAAGGAGTGTTAATTGGAGATGCAGAGCCAGGAAGTGCATACCGTTCTGAAGTAGAGAAGAAGGCCAAGTTATTGGATGTAGATTTGGTTGTTACTGGCTATGAGCAAGATCCCACACAGTATTTACTGGATTCAGATGTTATTCTTCATTCTTCTAGTATGGAAAACCAACCAATAGCAATTTTAGAGGCTATGTCTTTCGGCATACCTGTAGTCGCCAGGGCTGTTGGGGGGATACCATCTATGATTTCTCATGGGGAAGATGGATTTTTATATACAGATAATAATAAAGCGAAAGAACTTATTTCTTTATTGTTGAGTGATAAAGAGTTTTCTAAAAAAATAGGAAAACAAGCAAGAGATTTGGTTTCAAAAAAACATGAAGTTTCTAAATGCTTTGATTTTCATGAAGGGTTTTATAAGAAAGCGTTTCCTTTTAATTTTGAGAACACTGTTTCTGTAATGGTTTCTTCTTATAACCAATTGGGTGCTCTTAAGATTTTCCTTGAATCCCTTAGTTTTCAAAAACAATTGCCAATAGAAGTAATCATTACGGATGATGGTTCCACCGATGGAACTATAGAATGGCTTGATTCTTTAACCCAAAACAGATATCCATTTGAAATTCGATATGTAACAAGAGATCATGGTGGATATCGTCTGGCTTCTATTCAAAATTTAGGAGCAAATAAAGCAAAAGGATCAAGGCTTTTATTTACGAATGCCGATGTTATTCACTGTCCTGATTCAATTTCTAGTCATTCGGAATTAAAAGATGATACCATTGGAGCCGGAATAATAAAAAGCATTAATGAAGTAGGAACGAGAAAAATCTCTCCTAAGAATGTTTCGACTTTCAATCAAATAGTTTCTATTGCAGAAATGAATCAGGAGGGGAGAACTAATTTGGTATGGGGAATGTATGATTTGAATTCCAACTCTATTGCTGTATGGGGAGGGAATTTCTCAGTCCCTTCTGGTATGTTTGCTAAAGTATGTGGATTTGATGAGGGATATATTGGCTGGGGAGGAGAAGATGCAAACCTCGCTAATCGTTGTCGAGATAATGCGGGTGCTAAAATATCTTGGGTTGGGGGTTCTGTGGTTTTCCATCTATGGCATCCATTAAAGATATATAGCCACCGTCAACTTGGTTCCGCTAGGTATAACGGAAGATGACAAAAACTAATGAGAGAAAATTTAATAGGTCTGGGATTCAGGTCTGTCCAATATGCAAAAATAAATCAGTATTGGTTGAGCATCATATTAACGGAAGAGAAATTAAAGATGCCAATGCTGGTTTCAATATTTCTTGGATCTGTGCTTCATGTCATGATCTAGTTCATATTGGGCAGATAGAGATAGAGGGTTGGATGAGAACGACTGATGGAAGGGAACTCTTTTTCCATCAAAGAGGGGAACCGCCTAAGGTCAAGGATGTTGCAACTCCACCTCTATACGGTAAATAATCTATTGACTAATAAAGACTTATAGATATTCTGACTATTTCTTAAAATTCTTTTCGTTTAGTTTGGATTTTCAGGTCTCCTTGGGTAATACATGGGTGTAAGAGATTGATCCCAGTAACCAAGGAGACAATGATGAACGACTACGCTTCCTCCCCTGCTGCGGTGATGCTTGCCACTCACTGTGTTGTGTGTGGGAGACCCCTTATTGATTCCATCAGCGTTGAAATGGGCATTGGTCCCGAATGCCGGGAAGGCTTCAACGCCGACTTGAGCCCCGAAGATCAGAAGAAGGCCAATGTGCTGGTCCATGAGGCTTCGGTTGCGGCTCAGAATGGCAAGGTTGAGAAGGTTCTTGCCATTGCTAAGCAGATTGAAGAAGAATGCCATATGGGGGAATTGGCTGAGAAGATCCGGGAACGGTTCAAGGTTTCTCATCGGGACCCGGACATTCTGATTGAGAAGCGGGGACAGGTGTTGATGGTTGTGACGCCTTATCGGCGCGGGAAGGCTGAAGACTTCAAGCAGGCATGGCGCAGCATTCCGGGGAGACGGTGGGATAAGTTGGTGAATGCCAACATGATCCCGGAAAGCCAGAAGTCTGCTCTCTGGGACCTCCTCAAGAAATTCTTTCCGGGGAAGTACGGGAAGGGTCCTCAGGGTTGGTTCCGAGTCCCCAAGTCTGTCTGATCGGGGGACAAGTAAAGGACTCGTACTGAATAAGGTACGGGTCCTTTTTCTTTGGTTGTGGATTATTTTCCAGGGAAATATAAGAAAAAGATATATTTGTGGGGTATAATGAGAGTGCAGCAAGGAATGAAGACATCAGCTAAAAGGGAAAGTAAATGGAAAAAAAGCAGATCATGACGTATGAAGAGGCGAAAGCCTTTGTCCAGAAGCATGGGATTAAAAAAGCTATGGAGTTTATGACATGGATGAGTAGACCAGCCGGGGTTCCATCTAATCCTTGGAAGGCTTATCAGGGTAGGGGTTGGACATCTTGGCCTGAGTTTTTGGGAAAAAAGAAGAAGCCTAATGGTTCTAATTTTCTTTCTTATGATGAAGTAAAGGAGATTATTCGTAAGAAGGGAATCAAAAGGATGGTGGATTACAGGACGTGGGAAGAAAGACCTTCCAATATTCCATCTAATCCTGAAGTTTTTTATAAAGGAAAGGGCTGGGTTAGTTGGTCCGAATTCTTGGGTAATGGGAGAAGACCAAGGAACCTTGTTTTTCTTTCTTATGAAGAAGCTAGGGCGATTGTTCAGAAGCAAGGGATTAAAGGAAGAGAGGAATACAGAAAGTGGAAAAAGAGACCTCTTAATCTCCCCTATTGCCCTTCTGACGTTTATAAAAACAAGGGTTGGGTTTCTTGGTCTGATTTTTTTGGAAATGATTTTACTCCTAGGGTTTTTAGTCACTTGTCTTATGAAGATGCAAAAAAGATTGTTCAAAAACAAGGAGTTAAATCGGTAAATGAATATCGAAAATGGAAAAAATCATCCGATATTCCACGTAACCCGGATAGGTTTTATGTAAATAAAGGATGGACTAGCTGGGTTGATTTTTTTGGTACTGAAAGAAAACCAATAAAAACTTCTTAAGGGTTTCTTTGGATTTCCAAGGGTTGCCAGTGATATATAGTCATGGCAACCCTTATTTTTTACTCAGGAGTCCGATAAATGAATGTAGTCTTGGTAAAGGGTAGTCCTCCCCGGTATAGCCTTTATTGCATCCATAAAGAGATTGGGGAACGGTTTACAGTCCGGGTTAAGGTTCTTGACGAGAAGGGTTCTCTTATTGAAATCCGGGATATCCCCGGCTTCACTATCCTTCAGTCTGCCAAAGAGCGTCTTAAGGGCATGGTTAAGATCAAGCAGGAAAAAGGGAAGATGAATTATGTTCAAAACCCTCCCGATTGGATCTGTGCTCACTTTGAAGACGAAAACAAGCTGATTGTTTCTAATGATGAAATGCTTCAAAGCCTTAAGGATGCACTCAAAGAACGCTATGTTTGTTTTAAGGACAATTCCGGCTTGGAAGACAAATTTGATCTTGATGTTGAATACCTTGCTATCCATTTGGGTGATGATGAATTCATTGACGTTTATAATAAGTATGGAGAAATTTGTACTTGTATGTCAACTCGCTTCGCCTCTGTGAAAAAGACAGAGGATTGTTTGGAAGCAGAGAGATTAATGGATAGCTCTAAGAACGCTATCAAAAAGATTCATTCGGTTGCGGTTAAGCCTTGTCTTGATTGTATGGGGAAAGGAGTAGACGTTCACTGTGTAAATTATGACAACAGTTGCGCTTTGAATGAACGGTGTTTTGAGGATAATTGTAGCTGTATTGACCAGAAGTTGGAGACTCATAAATGCCGGGAGTGTGACGGTACTGGTTTTATTCAAGTTAGGGATGAAGAGGACTAAAGAAAAATTTTTAGGACAGGAAGATAAAGGATCTTTGGCTGTGTATAATAGGGGCTGGAGACCAAAAGCTTTATGAACATTATCAGAAAAATTGCGCTCAAGAATTTTGAGTCCCATGAGGACACGGTACTTGACAATCTCTCTCCTGAGTTGAATGCCATTGTTGGTTTAAGCAATTCAGGGAAGTCGGCTATTGTCAGAGCACTTGCACTTATTGCCTATAACCAATTTGATCCTGAATCAGTTAGGAAGGGCAGTGACAACTGCGAGGTTCAGGTTTGGACAGACAAGGGCAATGTAAAGGTTACACGTGGCAAGAAGAATCTCTGGGAAGTTACTGATGCTTCCGGTAAGACTTCTTACTTTGATAAAATTGGCAAACAGATTCTTCCTCAGGTTTCGGAAATTCTTGGGTTTGGTTTGGTAAAGCTGGGTGATGTTGAAATGAAAGTCAATATCATGGATCAGCTTGAGTCTCATTTTATGCTTTCGGAATTTGCGGGGCAAGATGCAACTGGCTCATTAAGGGCTCAGGTTGTTGATGAAATTTCTGGTCTTTCGGGAATCGAGATGTTAATCCGCGAGGTAAGCTTGGATAATTCTAGGCTTACTCGGGAGATCAATCAGCTTGAAGAACAGAATGAAGAGTTGACTAGCAAATTGCATGATGAGAATCTTTTGATTGAGGAGCAACGTGTCCTGAATAAAGTTCAAGAGGATATGAAGAATTATGACGAGCTTAAGGAAGCGGTGGTCCTGGTTGAAGGATTGAAGAGCGAGCTTGGTAAGGAACAGGAAAAGATTTCTCAATTGGAAGCTGAGCTTTCTCAATATCCTGATGAGAAGAAGGCTTTTAGTTTCTTATCGTCAGGGCAAACATTTCTGAATGATGCTGAATCAATGTCTAAGTTTTACAAAGAATGGCAGGTATCAGAAGCTCAAGCCGTTTCTTTGAATGGTGAGTTAAAGAAGCTTCCTGATAATAGGAAAGCTTTGGGTGTTGTTGATAGTGGTTTAGGAAAGGTTTCTCGGGGTATGGATGCGCGAAAGTTTTATGATCAGTGGGTAATTTTAGACAGGGATACAAAGTCTTTGAATGTTGAATTAAAGTTGATCCCGAATGACGTTGCCGCTTTGATTAAGACTAAGCATGCAAATAATTTCATTACGATGGTAGTTAATATGCATGCATTTTTGTCACTGGTGAAAACGTCTCAAGAACAAGTAGAAAAGCTGACAAGAGATCTTATTAAGTTTGCTGATGAGAAAAAGGCATGGAATATCTTGGAGAAGGTTCCTCTGGTCTTGGAAAAGGCAAAAAAGATGAAGGCGGATTTGGATGCCTGGAATTCAGTTAAAGCTTTGGAGAAAAATGCTCTTGAATCTTTGAATAGAGAAGATGAATCTTTAAAGAAACAAATAAAAGAATATGAGGATGCACGTTCACAGGTTGATGTTTGCCCGATTACGATGAAACCTATTTCTGGGGATTGTTTGCAAAAAGATTAATTGGAGAGGAAGATATGAAAGAATTTATTGGTATTTCTGTAAAGTTTTTTTTGGCAAATGGGTGTAAGCTGGAAGGTATTGTTTTAGATGATAAGAGTGATCGGGTACTGATCAAGGATGAAGAGTCCGGGGATGTTTCCAGGATCTTCAAAAATCATATTGTTCTTTTTGTCCCAGCTTCAGAACCAGAGGCTTTTATTCCCTTGCAGCTTTTGAGTTGTTCATGTGAGAGCATTGGTTGTCCGGGGGTAAAATATATTACAGAGGGAGAAACCCTTACTCGTAAAATGTTTGATGAGTTTATGAAACCTTGTCCGAAGCGTTCACAACAATGTCAGTGCCAAACTAAAGGAGATATACGTACTGTTTCTTCAAAGACTTTAAGCAAGACCATTTCGGGGATGATGTTTGGAGACTATCCAGAAGTAGAGGAGAAAAAGAATGGCAAGTAATTTGGAAGAAAAAATCAAGCGATTGCATGAGGCGAAAAAGAAAGCTGAGGATATTTCAAACCGGAAGCAAAGGATTACCGGTGAGTTGGATGGACATCAGAAGCGTCTTTCTGAATTAGAAAAGAAATGTAAGGAAGAATATGATTGTGAGGTTACGGACCTTCCTGGGTTGATTGATCAACTGGAGAAGGAAGCGGACATTTCTATTTCTGAAGCAGAGAGAATTCTTTCGGTTCCTGCAACGGTTGTGGAACAAGAGAATCCTGTTGAAATTCCTGTTGTTGGATCTTCTATCCCTAAAGTTCTTGAGCGTAAAATTAAAATGCCTAAAGCATTGCAAGAAGAAGACGTTCTATAATTTGGAGAAATCATGGAAGCCACAGATGATTCTGTATATTTAGGTCTTGATCTTTCTTTGAGTTCTACTGGTTTTTGCATCAAGAAGGGTGGAGAAACCAAAGTAGAGACGATTAAGAGTGTCCCTGGTGATTTTGATGATGATCTTAGTAGGCTGAAGCATATTTGCCATGAGATTATCAGAAGAATCCCCAAAGACGTTAAGATGATTTGTGTGGAGGATTTTTATACTCCATGCAATGCCAAGCAGATTGGAAGTGCCATCAAGTTGGCGATGCTTGGTACTGTTATTCGGATGGCGTTGTATGATGCCAAATTTCCTTTCTACCTCATCAGTCCGAATCAGATTAAGAAATTCGTGACGGGGAAGGGTTCTGGTCCGAAGAGTATGATTGTGATGGCTGTGTATAAACATTACGGGAAAGAAGTCGCTGATGATAACCAAGCAGACGCAATGGTGTTGAGCCATATTGCTAAGGCTTTGGTGAATACTTCAGATGTTTTCCAGCCAACTAAGGCTCAGAGTGAGGTTATCAAAAAGGTTCTTACTGATCGTCCTCGATATAATTGCTGAGATTGGGAATAACTCAGGATAACCCAAAAGCTCTGGAGGTAAAAATCCAGGGCTTTTGTTTTTTTAGAATTGTTAGATAAAAAATGAATAGGAAATGACTTGGAGTACGATGATGAGAATTTTAGCTCGTGAATTACTGAAGCTTGCACGTTGTCTTGTGTCCTCTTCTTCTGAAAAAGAAGTCGAAAGACTTTTAAAAGCTTTTCTTCCTGGGACAATGTTTTCTGGTCGAGTTCATTCGGTTGGGGGATATAATAGAGACGAGCTACTTGGATTAGAAGCAAAAGATTTAGATCTTGTTGTTGAGCTTCCTTCTGAGAAAGGCAAGCAAATGCCAGAAGGAGCCAAGAAATTTACTCATTTTGTTTGGCAATCATTCCCTCAAGCTATTCACAAACCTTTTCAGACTGGTGCTGCTTATCCTATTTGGCAGATGGTTTTTGATGGTGATGTTGAATTCAATGGGGAAGTGTATAAAACGAAAGGTGCTTCTATTGATGTTGCGGATACAATGAAGGAAACATTTCCTGATCCGACTACCAGACAAAGACAGACTCAATGGGGAACTCTTCAAGAAGATGTTGAGAGAAGAGATTTCACTGTTAACTCTTTGCTCAAGGATATGACAACGGGAGAGTTTATTGATTTAACTGGAGTAAGTGTTACAGACATCAAGAAGGGAATCCTTAGAGGGAATCCCATGGTAGATATGGATGACATCTTTACAAATGATCCATTAAGGATGATAAGACTTGTGCGATTCCAGGCAAAATATGGATGGGATGTTCCGATTAGCGTTCTTAAATCTGTGAAGAGGAATGCTGAAAGGATTCAGATTGTTTCTGCTGAGAGAATCATGGCAGAGCTTGAGAAGGTGATGAAGCTAGGGAAGCTTGCTCAGGCTATTAAGATGATGAAGGCGATTGGATTGCTTAAATATGTAATGCCAGAGGTTCACGCCTTACATGGTGTTAAGCAAAGTCCAGATCATCACTTGGAGGGTGATTGCTTTGCTCATACGATGTTGGTGTTAAAAGGTGCTCCTCCAACCATTGAAGGGCAATTAGCCGCTTTATTGCATGATATTGGGAAACCCAAGTCTCAGGAGATTTTAGAGGATGGGATTCATTTCCATGGTCATGATGAAGTTGGAGCAGGGATAGCAGAGGCAATGTTGCATCGGCTGAAGTTTGACAAAGAAACCATTAGTAGGGTTGTCACAATGGTTCGGAGTCATATGCGCCCATATCATCTTATTGATTCTTCTGAAAAGGCATTAAGAAAGTTCATTAGAGATCTTGGGGAAGAGATGTCGGATGCTGTGGTAAGTCTGGCTGATGCTGATGAAGCTGCCTCCCTTGGTCCTCTAGTCCCCCATGGAAGCATTAAGAAGCTTCAGGAACGCTTAAGGCAGGTAAAGGAGTCTCCGATCAAGGTACAGGGGAAACCTGTCTTAGATGGTCATGAAATCATGAAGCTTTTAGGCATTGGTCCAAAAGATAGAAGTCGTATGCCTGAGATTGGTAAGGCTCAGAAGTTTCTTTTGGAATTAGCTGATGATTGGGCTTCTCTTGGGAAAGAACTGACTCCTGCTGATGCAATATCAGAATTGAAGAACCAGACTTTCTAAATCCCACCTACCTTTAGTATTTCCATTTTGTATTTATTATGAAATGGAAATACCATTTTTGAATGCAAATACCATTGATTAAAAGAGGAGGTTTATGCAAAAGCATCAACGCTATCAAATGATTAAGGACGTTGAACGAAGGATTAGAGCTTCAATTCAGTATTCTAGATGGGTGGATAAGAACAGAGCAACGTCTTGTATTCGCTGTGGTGCTCTAGATGGGCTTGAGGTTCATCATATGGTGGAGCTTTACCATATTATTCTTGGCTTATGGAAATTTTATGGAGATTGGGACGTTGTTTTGAGCCATGCTTTATTGACACATGATACAAATAAATATGAAGGAGTTACGATTTGCTCAAAATGTCATGAGTTATTGCATCCAGGGAGGACGATTGCTTATTCCAAGGATGACGTGCGAGTGACAGATTGGATTGTAATGCCTAGAAAATTAGATTTTAAGTTTTCGATTGGTACGAAGAATGTAGATCCTGATAGTATTGGGCTTTTAGGTCTTCAGACTTTGTGTGGAATTGGCTGGCACATTTTGAATGGGTATATGTCAAGCAATGAAATTGTTTTTAATTGGAGAAGGTTCGCTGAGGTTGTTGGGAAAGTTCCATCTACTTCCTTTAATAATGGGTTTGAGATTGCTTTGGAGTCGTTGGTTAAGAACAATGTAATTGAGGCTTTTTCTCGGAATGACAAAGAGGTAAAGATTCGTTTAACTCCTAATTTTAAGTCAATGCTTCAAATTAATCCTTGGTTTATTTCTATTGAAGACATTAAGACTTCGAGAATGGTTGTTTTGCTTCTTCGGATTCTGTTGAGTTTTCACGGTAATAAGCAGAATTATCTGATCATGAAGGATAAGTTGGCTTCTTATCTTCAGATGGAGACTACTACTCCCGCCTTTATCAACAAGAGTGTTTTGAGTGCGGTTGATGAGATTCCATGGACAGAAGTGAAAGATGAGGGCGATAAGTTCAAATTCAGCCTAAAAAAACGTGGGGCAATCCCGGTTTACTCCTTGCGTTCTTGTCTTTCGCATGCTCTCACCTTGGCCTAGCCGTAGTACTTGCATTTCAAAACCACTAGCTTTGCATTTTGTCAAGTTTTCAAAGATGGAAGTCATAAGTAGTTGTTAGTGGGGATCTTCCGGGTGGTTTGTAGGGAAACAGAGGGAATGGGTTCCCCCTACAACCCTATCTATATAAGAGTGATTTGGGTTAGTTTGTGGCTTTAGGTTTCTCAAATATTTTTTATATTTGGGATAGTGTATAAAGCACTAGGGAGTTTCATATGGACAGGCAGGCAATTAAGTTTCACAAGGGTATGGAGTTTGGTGATTGGCATGTTGTTGGTTATAATCCATTAGTTCGTGATATTGGTGGTGTGAGTGGTGGGTATGTGAGATTAAAGAATATTTTTTCAGGTAAGGTGATTGAGATTAGTTATAAGGGTGATCGGGAGGTATGGGAGAGCATAGTGGAAGGGAAACGGATAATTGATCATGATTTAATGAGGGTAACGAATAAGGTGTTGGGTTATATGGGAGAGATGGTTGATAGTAGTGTAATGCCATTTGCTGCCAGTTTAGCTTCTCGCATTGCTTGTGATATGATTGCATCGAGATTGGCTTGTGAGGAATGTAGTTATTTGCCAGGGGATAAGGGTACGGTGGCAATGAGTAGCAGACGGAATTTGATTTCGAGCAGGGTATTAGCTGATACGAAGTATGAGTATGATCCGGAGCATAAGCACAAGCCTGAGGGTCCTGGTTGGAAAGAGACTGGCCATGGATGGAGTACGAATAAAGAGGATTCTGGGGTAGGGGAATCTGGTGGTAGTCATGTTGAGCAGAATCATGAGGAAGAGAAGCCGAAGGTTGTACAGCATTTAAAGGATGAGGAGTTATCTCATCGGGTGAAGTTAAAGAAAGAAGATTTAAAGAAGACCTTAGATGATGGTCATTACAGCATTTTATCTGCTGGTAGGAATTATCGGGATGAGAAAGAGTCGAAGATGCAACCGACTGACAGTTATTTTCATGATAGGACTTTGGCATTAAGGGATGATTTAGAGAAATCCGGTGTGAAGTATACAGAGGTTGTTGGAGTTTATGACAGTCTTGAGCCGAGTTTTATGGTATTGCACAATTACGAGAAAGATTTTGACGAGAAGACGGCAAGGAATTACATGGTTCATCATAATGGTGTAAATGATAAGCATGTGATGAAGACGGTGAACAGATTAGGACAGAAATACAATCAGGATAGTGTATTGCACAGTTTGAAGGGTAGGAATACGATGGTATTTACTACTGGGGAGCACAGGGGTAAGCATTGTAGCGGGAAGGGTTGGAAGGAAACACCTGATGCTGATAATTTTTACACAGACATTCCTGTAAAGGACACTGAGAATACGAAAGTGTCATTGGATATTGATGAGTGTTTCAAGAGGAAGTTATTGGCTAGTGAGTTGCGGCGTGTAAAGAGGTTATTGGCTAAGGATAAGTCTCCATATAGACACGATCCGAATCATGATAATAGACCACCTGGGAGTTATTGGGTTGAGACAGATAAAGGTTGGAGTCAGTCTGATTATTTAAGTGATTTTGATTAGGAATTTTTTTATGAACTCTAATAAGATAGCGATGAGATTGGCAATGGAGTTAGCTCCTGTGTGTCAGGTAGAGAGATTGATTGATGGGACTGGTGTTCCTTTATCTGAGAACGAGCTAAAAGAGGTTTGGGGCAATGTTTTAGATTATTTAGGGTATGAGGACGTTGGGGAATGGATGGATATAATAGGGTTTAAGGATGCTGTTGATAGGAATGGTCAGGAGTTGAGTGGGATTGAGAAATGGTTATGTGATGAGGTAATGGAATTAGCCGATGATGCTTTAGCTTCTGGTTATCATGAGATGTCCGGGTTAGGGATAAGTTATGTTACGAAGAAAATTGCTTGTGATAGTTGTCCTCCGATGAAAAGAGTAGGCGGTTTAAACATATTAGCTAGAATTGTTCCTGTTTTAAAAAGCCGAAGGATGAGGTAATAAGAATATGAGAAGGATAAGATCAAGGGTAGAGGATGTATTAAAGCGGATAGACACTACTATTCGCAATCCTACGATGCGTGATGAGATGAAGGAGAAAGTAATTGATTATAATGAAACGAAAGATGACAGGAAGGATTTGAGTTTAAGGGATTCAGAGGTTTTGTATAGGGATGTTGATTATGGCGATGAGCTTCCTTTATCGAAGAAGAGGGATGTAGAGATTGATTGGAGTTCTCATGCTGAGTACCGGAGTGAGTTGAGGGATGTATCTCCTGAGAAGGTTAATCAGACGATAGTAGAGAGACTGAAAGATCACTTAAGGGTACCTGAGCATAAGAAGGTGCAGTTTAAGGAGCCTGGGACTGGGACGATGGTAGTTGATTTTGATACGAAGAGTAATCCTGCTGAGGCAAGAGTTATTACGGTATGGGCGAGTTTAGTAGATAGAGTTGCTGATTTTGGGTATAATGACAAGATGGTGTTTTCAGAGATTAGGCGTATTTCTTCTTTGCTTGAAGGGTGAGTAATGGATTTCACAGCATATAGTCATAGTTGTTTGATGGCATTGGTACCTGAGCATATAGCTGCAAGGGTAAGTGCTTTTTCTTTTGCGATACCTGATGATGATATTTATTTACTAGATGACGAAGAGCATGGTAGAAGTGATGAGATTCATTGTACTGTAAAATATGGGTTGCACACAAGTAATCCGGATGAGGTAAGGGGTGTGTTGAAGGGTTTTGATATGATACCGGCTGTATTGGGTGGGGTTACTGTATTTAACAATGCTGATTATATTGTATTAAAGATTGACATTGAGAGTTCTAAGTTAGAAGAGATGTACAAGGTAGTGTGTTCAAAGTTAAAGCATACTGATTTTTATCAAGGGTTTAAGCCTCATATCACGATAGCTTATTTGAATCAGCGGGAAGATGATCCACATTATTATGAGAGATATATGTGTAATGTTTTTCGTGGTGTTGAGATTTTGTTTGACACGATGATTTTTTCTACTTCCTATGGGGATAGGACTTATATTGATTTATGTGGTTGGGGGAGTGATTCATTAAAGGTTGCGAAATTTAATAGAGTAGTTGAGAAGATTTGCAATTAAACGTAAGGGTGGTTGTCTTTGAATTCGTTAAAAGATTCTCGTTTATCGACAAAGGTTGAGAGTAAGTTAGATGATTCATTGGGGTTGCAGGATGAGGTTAAGAGCATAAAACTAGAATCAAGTGTATTGAAGTTTTTTGAAGAATCGAAGAAATATAATAATGCTGTGAATGTTTTTTTAGAGGCGATAAAAGGTTCGACTAAAAGTGCTGAGTCATTGAAGGAGTTTCCTGAGTTAAAAGAGATGGCAGAGTTTAGTAAGGCATTTAAGGGTTGCATTTTAAAGCATGCTTTTATGGATCATAAAGTTTTGAATGAGAAATTGAAGAAGGTAATAAAGAAAGACATTTCATGGAAGTGATAGATACTTTATATAAGGGTGAGGTTGAGTGTAAGAATTACGGGAGTGTTGTAAGGGATAAGGTTAAGGGTTGTTGTGGGGTAATGAAGCGGTTTTATGTGATTTCCTGTTTAGAAGGCATGAGGGAATTACAGGCTGATATATATTGCAGACGGCAATTATGTCGAAATTATGTGAAGAAGGAGTTAGTAGATGAAAGTGGACCGGTTATTTCTGGTTAAGAATTGTCCTTCTTGTGCCACGATCAAGGCTCATTTGAATTGGGGTTTAATTGAGTCTGATAAATTTTTTGGAAAAGATGGACAGAGGCTTTTTGTATTTAATACATTAACAGTTGATGGTGGAAGAGATTTACTTGATAGATATGGTTTAGTTGATAAGTATGCACCGTTGTTGATGACACATGATGGGAAGTTATTAGAAGAGGCTGGGGCTATCATTGCGTATATGATGGACAATAAAATGATTTGAGGGGTTTTTATATGTCTAAGGTAATTCAGCTTTTCCAGCCGAAATATGATGTTGAGTCTTGTCTTAAGTCTATTCGTTCGGTATTGGAGTCAGGTTGGACTGGTCAGGGTCCGAAGTGTAGTGAGTTTGAGAAGAAATGGGATGAGTTTACTGGAAGGAAATGCAATCAGAGTATTTTTGTAAGTTCTGCTACTGCTGCTTTACATATTGCGGTTAGGTTATTGGATTTAAAGAGTGGGGACGGTGTTGCTACTACACCATTAACATTTGTTTCTACGAATGCGGCGATTGTGTATGAGGGTTTGCGTCCGATTTTTTGTGATTGTGGTAATGATTTAAGTTTAAGTTACGAGAGTGTAAGGTATGCGATTGAGAAGAAGAAGGCGAAGGCTGTGATCTGGGTTCATTATGGAGGAAACGTTTCTTCTGATTTTTATAAGATGATGGAATATGCTAAAGGGAAGGGGATTCCAGTTATTGAGGATTGTGCTCATGCTGCTGGGGCATTTTACCAGAATGGGGATAGGGTTGGATCTCGGGTTGATACGATTGCAGCTTTTAGTTTTCATAGTGTAAAGAACATGCCGATCATGGATGGTGGGATGTTAAGTGTACCTGATAGGGGCATGGAGAATCGGGCTAGGAAGCTATCCTGGCTAGGGATAGACAAGAGTACGTATGCGAGGACGGAGGGGAGCATCAATGAGCTTTATAAATGGTCTTATGACGTATCAGAGTTGGGGTGGAAATACAATGGAAATGACATTGCTGCTGCTATCGGGCTTGTGCAGTTGGATCAGTTAGATAGAGACAATGCTTATCGGGTTTGGTTATATGAGAGATATAAGGAAAGATTAGGGGAAGGGATGTTGGTTGAGCATGAGAATGGGAGTTCTCATCATTTATTAGTTGCTTGTGTATCGGATAGGGACAAGATGATCGGGGCATTGAAAGTAAATGGCGTTGCTCCTGGGGTTCATTATTTACCGAATTACAAATTTCCTGTTTTTAGTGAATATGATCATTCGTTGTGTAAGAATATTGAGGAGAAGAGTAGGCATATAATTAGTTTACCGAATCATCTTGGTTTGAGTTGTTCTGATGTTGCTGAAATTTGTTTAATGGTAAAATCATGTTGAGATTAAATCAGATAAACATTGGGACTGTGGATGATATTAGGTTTCTTTTTGAGACGAGGACTCATCCTGAGATAATTAAGTATTTGTTTGGGAATCCTCCTGTTTCTATTGAGGTACACACTGAATGGTTATTAAAGAATGTACCGAATTACAGGAGGATGTTTATTTTATTTGATGGGGATATTCGTGTTGGATATTGTCATGCTTATGATTTTTTTGACAAGGATACGATAGAGGTTGGGTTTGTAATTCATCCTGATTATCAAGGGAATGGTTATGGTAGTTTTATGGTGGGTGAATTAGTTAAGATTATTCAGGGGATCATGCCAGAGAAAAAGATAATTCTTTATGTACATATAGGGAATGACAGGGCGATTGGTTTATATAAGAAACATGGTTTTATAGAGAAGGAGCAGAAGGGCAGTGAATTGCTCTTCGAGTATATAAAATGAATTATCCAAAAGTTTCAGTTATTTTATCTACATATAGTCGGAATCATGGCGACAAGCATTGTTCTAATCTTTTATGTAGAGCGATTGATTCCATTTTGAATCAGACGTTCAGGGATTTGGAATTGATATTGATAGATGATGCATCGAAAGATGGGACTGAGGGGATTTGCAGGGAGTATGCGGAGCAGGATGAGAGGGTTCGGTATATAAGACATGAGAAGAATTCGGGGAAGCCTGCTGTTCGGTATAATGACGGGATGAAGTTAGCGAAGTCTAATTATTTCTTGTTTATGTTTGATGATGACATGTGGTTGCCGAATTGCGTTCAGGATCTTTATGATGAGATTAGGAAAGATAACAGTGTTGGGATGGTTTATGGGTTAGCTGATTTTATAAATACAGGGAGTGGAGTTACTGTTGAAGGTTTTGGTGAGCCATGGAATTATGAGAAATTAAAGGATGAGGGGAATTATTTATGTAATTTGTCCGTGATTTTGAAGAGAGATGTAATAAATTGTGTAGGTGGTTATGATGAGTCTCCTTTATTAAGAAGGCTTTGTGATTGGGACTTATGGGTAAGAATTGGGTCTCAATTTAAGGTAGTTCGTCTTGAGAGGGTAATTGGGAAGTGTTTTCATTCACAGGGAGACAGTATAGGATCTACAGTTGCACTTTCTGTTGATGATTTGAGAAAGATCAGGTTGATTCAAAGAGGCAAAAGGGCAGTTAGGCTTAAAGGCGAGATGAAGAAGATGAATAAATTAGTTTTTGCTTTTACGGAACATGATGCTGTTTTAACTCGTTGGAATATTATTTATATTGCCAATGCATTAAAAGAAGAGGGTATTAATGTCTCTGTTGTTGACGTGAGAACGGAAGAAGGGAAGTCTGTTTGTAGGGATTCTGATACTGTTATTTTTTATAGAACAAATGATCAGTCTTCTTTGAATTTGCTAAGAGAATTAAAGACTGAAGGTAAGAGCGTTTTTTATTCCATTGATGATTATATATTTCAGCCGGATTGCAAGATAATTGAAGAAGATAATGGTTTAATAAAGTTATTTATTGATGAGTGTGATGGGGTTATTTCTCCGAGTAAATATCTCTTGAGTAAAATTCCTGATAACAAGAGGAAGATTTACAGGAAGAATTTTTTAGGGAAAGAGGCGAAAGATTTATTTATTAATGGTGTGGTTGCGAAATCTGATGAGTTTGTGATTGGGTGGCTTACTGGTATTAACAGACACGAGATGGATTTTTTTGTAAGGGATTATTTGAAGTTTTTGGACAAGGCATTGAATAAAGAGAAGGTAAGGTTTGTTTGTTTTGGTAAGCATAGGCTTGGGAAGTTAAAGAATATTAAGGTTGAGGAGTTGGATTATTTTGAGCTAGAAGATTGGAAGGGGTTATATTCAAAATATCGGGAGTTGGGGTTGGACGTGGTTATTAATCCCGTGAAGGATGATGATGAGTTTTTCAGGTGTAAGTCTGAGCTTAAATATATTGAGGCTGGTGCTCTTGGGACTCCATTAATTGTAACGAAGATTCAACCTTTTGTTGATGTTGTTAAAGATGGCGTTACTGGTTTGTTTGCCAATACTCCTGAAGAATTTGTTGAAAAAACTTTATTACTTTTTCAACAAAGAGATTTGTTAAAGGATATGAGTAAAAGCGTTCTTGATGATATTGAAAGGGAATATGACGAATCAAAGATAGCAAAGGAATTGCTTGCTGAGTTGACTTCAGTAAAGAGTCGGGTTGTCGAGAGTGCTAAACCAGATGTGGATTTTAAGGAAGAGATGGAAGACGTTGTTGATTCAGTGAAAGAGACTGTTGTTGAGAAAGTATTTAATTGGGTTTTAGGGAATTTGTCAGTTTCGGATGATGGGATTGTTGGTCCTATTTATCCTTTGGCTGAGTTCAAGATGGAATTATCATCTTGTCCTTTTGGTTTAGTTTCTGAGTTGCATGTTTTGGGTGCAACCTATCAGAAGTTTGTCAGGAATAGTGCTGATTATCGGGTTTATGTAAACAATGAGAAGGTAAGAGAGGGGAAGATTTCTGCTCATGGGATGAAGGATAATACTTGGTGGAAGATGGTGTTTGACCCGATTAAGGTTGAAGAGGGTGATTCCTTAAGTTTTGTTATTATCCATAGGGACGTTGGAACGAATATTACTTTTAGGACTTGTGAGGATAAGAAATTTGGGATTGCTAAGGTTGGGGCAAGGGTGGTTCCTCCTGTTGCCATGAGGATTGTGATTGATCAAGGGGAGAAATGATAATGGATATTAATATTGGCGATGGTGTTGCCGTAATGAGTGCTGAGAGTCGGAAGAATGAGATTCCGAAAATAGCTACCATGTTGGTATATGGTGCTGTTTATTTTAAAAATTGGTGCAGGAATAAGGATGCTGTTAATGTTATTTTGAACGGGGATTCTATTAAGATTCACGTTGCTGATTTTGAATTAGCCAATGAGATTTCTCAAGAGATTAAGGGGAATTACATTGATTTGAATGGAGGGTCTTGTTGTTTAAATTCTCCTACTGAGGTATTGAAGGTGATTGGTATGGCTCAGTCTTTGTATGCTCGTAAGACTGATACAAGAGCCGGGAAGAAGGGCATAGTGATGTTATCGGATAATGATGGTTGTGGTTTTTGGAGGATGCGGCTTCCGGCAAGGTTTATTGAGCGGGATGGATGGTATGCGGACATTACTTCTGCTCAGGTTGATTTTAAATCATTGTTGGAATATGACACTATTTTTGTTCAGAAGTTTCATGAATGGGATGCTTATTACATTTTAGAGAAGCTGAAGAAAGCTGGTAAGCGGATTGTGTATGATATTGACGATGACATTTTTAATATTCCTGTGGACAATCCAGCGGCAAAGATTATCAAGAAGGATCAACAGTTTGCTGCTTTGGAGACGATGAAGCTGGCTGACGTGGTTACAGTTTCGACTGATTACCTTAAGGATATGATTCAGGCTGGTCTTGGTCCGAAGGGGAAGGTTGAGGTTATTCCTAATGCTTTGGATTTGGTTGGGATGACTTCTGTTAAGGAGTGTGGGAGTCCGGATGGGTATAAGCGGATTTTCTGGCAGGGTGGGACGAGTCATGCTGAGGATTGGCATGTATGTATTCAGGCAATTGAGGGTATAATGAAGGAAGATGAGAGGGTTCGGCTGGTGTTGTTGGGTTATCTTCCTCCTGTGGTAATGGAGATGGTGAATCGGAATCCGGGGATGAATCTTCGGGTTGAGCACATGGGTTTTAGTGAGCCTGAGACTTATTATCAGATGATCAAGTATGTTCGTGCTGAGGTTGGGATTTGTCCTTTGACCAATATTCAGTTTAACAATGGGAAATGTGTTGACTCATCAATGAGAGTATCAACTGATTGTGGAATTATAGAGATTGGGAATGTAAAAAAAGACATGAAGGTGTGGAGGGATGGTTGGAAAAAAGTAGAGGGTGTATTTATAGATTCAAAGAAAGAAGGATTGGAGATTGTAACAAAACATGGATATTGTTTGCGTCTTTCTCAAGAGCATAGGATGTCTGTAGAGGGTGAATGGAAGATTGCGAAAGATTTTGTTATTGGAGATAAAATTGATATGAGTTTTGAGGATTCGGCGGTTAAGGAGAATGTAGTCTGCCCATGGCCTTCGGATAGTAGAATGAATAAGGGTGGAAGAAAGAGAAAGTTAGGGTTTAAAGGATATGGACCATCTGACCCATACGCCTTTTTGAAAGCGGAAGATGGTCCTAAAATAGAAATAACGCCAAGATGGGGAAGGATACTTGGTGCATATGTAGGGGATGGCTCTGTTGGGCAATCAACTACAATGCAAATATCATGTGATGGGATAGATCAAGATTGGATAGACCTCCTGATGGAGGACTTCAGAAAATTTGGATTTTCACCTCATACAGAATCAATTGTAACCTTTGATGGAACACCGACAAGACGGCGTGGGGTCCGAGTTTCAAATTCTCATCTTGCTCGGTTTTTTGAAAGCTTGGGTTTATTGCGATACAGAGAAAATGGAGTACCGATTCGCGTTGTTAAGGTTCCTGACGTTATTTGGAGTTCACCAAAAGCAGTGATTGCTGAATTTTTGTCTGGATATTTTGAAGCAGACGGGACAAGCTATCAATGCGCGGTTAGCGTTGTCTCAAAAAGTCGAGATTTTTTAATGGACATTCATAGGTTGCTGTTGGTATTTGGAATTAAGTCTCGATTCTTTGAAAGAACGCATTCTTGTCAGACGTGCAAGAGAACTTATTTTAACATAACGTTGGCAAGAGATGCTGTAGATGTTTTCAGAAGAGAGATTGGGTTTAAGTCAAAGCGGAAAAAAGAAAAGTTGAATATTATATCGTCAAAAAAACATTCAAATTCTTTTAGATCAATGGAATTGTCTGATGAAATAGTTTCAATAAAACCGTATGAAATTACTCCCGTTGATATTCAAGTGCAGGGGGAAGAGTTTGTATTGTCTGGTTTTATTTCACATAATAGTAATTTAAAATATTTAGAGAACACGGTGATAGGTGTTCCTACGATTGCTTCTAATCGTGTTCCTTACTCGGTGATTAGGAATGGTGTTGATGGGATGTTGGTGAATGACAATGAGTGGTATAATGCATTAAAGGAGTTGTTGGATGATAAGGAGAAACGGAAGGGGATGTTGATTGAGGCGAGGAAGACTGTAAAGAATAGTTTTGATATTCGTCAGGTATCAGAACAATGGGCAGATGTACTTTGTAAATAAGAAAGAAAAAGAGAATGAATCCGAAGCAGAAGCCGTGGATCTGTGTAGAGAATGGTTGCAAGAAGTGTCGGAGTTTTTTTCCGAAGGAAGAGGTTCCTGATAGCTGTAATTTTTCTATTCTTCATGGTTTAGATATTTCTGATATTGGTTTACATGAGCGGGTTAGGCGATGGGGGAAGACAACCAGGGTTATTGAATGTGTAAAGAAGTTTGAGGATAGTGACGTTTCTATTTTTCTGGTAACGGTGAATAAAGAAATGGTTGACTATATTAAGAGGCGGCTGAATCAGAGGAATGTGACTATTTTGAGTAAAGAATCATTTGGTGATGGTTCTGGTAGGTCTGGTTTGGTGTTTACGGATGAGATTGGTCCGGAGGATGTTGCTAAATACAAAAGCAATCGTGATTTAAGATTTGTTCTTGGGTATTACACTCGTGGCTTTGAAAGAAAAGAGTCAGGTCAGTAAGATTTATTTTATATCTAGGTCTTTCTATAAAAGGAAAGATTAGGAGTAAGTCATGTTTAATATTTTTGCTGCTTTACGTATTGCTCTTCAACCTGGGGCTGAGCTTGGTGAAATTGCTATTGGGATTATCACTGAGGATTTCATTCCGCTTACTGAGGACTTGTTGAAGAGGGAGGGTAATGAGGGGGATAAGGCTGAATTGGAAGAGCTTCTTGGTTTGTGGAAGCATTATGCAGATAAGAAAGAAGCTGATTCCAAGTTGTGGCGGAACATTGCGAATAAGTCATTGCAATATGGGGCAATGAAGTTTCCTATTTTTAAGAATGAATTGGCTGAGGTTGAGTCTAGGATTGTTGAGGGTTTTATTACTGGTGGTAGGTATCGTAGGTCAATTGAAAGTTTTAATATCAAGGGTGGTCCGAAGGCATTTGCTGCTTATTGGAAAAGCATTTTACACAATGAGGTATTAAATGCATTTCGTAATATAATGAAATCTTCTCCTGAGTGGGGGATTGGATATCGTAGTGATAATACTACGAATGATGAGGGTGGGGAGACTAATGTATTGGAGAGGATTCAGGCTCCGAGAAGCACAACTAATCTTGATGATCAGTTGATGAAAGACTTAAAGGAAGATTTGGACACTTATATAGAAAATCGGTTTGGGGATAATGATGTGACGATGCAGGTTTACGAGGCATGGATGGATGCTGCTGAGAAGAAGGGTGCTGATGAGGTTAATTTCCGTCAAGATGTAGAGATTCCTCTTCAGCCGAAGTTAGAGAAATTGGGTTTGCCTTCTGGTAGGAGTTTGATTAATTTACGTTGGCGTGACTTGGTGAAGGCGATTGTTGATTTCTTTGAGAAAGAGGAGAAGATTCATCTTTCTCCGAAGTTGAAGCAGCATCTTAAGGTTGCGGAGTTTTTGGCATATGAGGCATTTCGTCAAAGATTGGCTTCTTATGTTTTGGAATTGCGTTAAGGTTAATCTCGTCAATAAAGGTTTAGGGTGTTATGACTCAAAAGCAAGTGTTATGCTCTAGGGTAATATCGGTATGGGATGAGTTGTGTAGGCACGAGCCACAAATTGTTTCAGAAGCAAAAGCACTTCAATATTCTTTTGTTGTCAATAAAAAGAAGTTATTGACATTTTCTTTGGTTGACTTGAGGTGTATGGGAATAAAGGTTTGCTCTCATTTCCAAAAGAAGGATATTAAAGCTGAGGACGCTATGGCTGACATAGGGACGTGGGCATTTACAGAATGTGATGATAGCATTCTCAAGCGGCATATAAATAAGTAAGATTTGGTAGTATCAAGGAATAGTGATTGTATGGCGAATTATGATTATCGTTGTTCCAGATGCAATACCATCCGGGAAGTTTCTCACCCCATGAAAGATTCTCCTGTAATAACTTGTTCTTGTGGTGAATCCATGAGCAAGCTTATACGTGCTTGTAATTTTTCGATTGGGGGAGGTTTGGCTAAGGAACGGGTATTGGATCAGATGAAGAAGGAGGGGGATATCCGTGCTGATTTGAAGGTTCATCATGGGATTGAGAATTTTACTCCTTTGGGTGGGAATACGATTGAGGATGTATATCGGGACGTAAAAGGTAATGGTTCGATGGTTAAGGATCAGTTTGCAGAAGAGAAGTATAGGAATGAGAAGAAGAAGAATGAGAAGGTAAAGGATTGGAAGCAGAAGGCTCAGAAAAGGGCTTCTAAGCGCCGGGAAGAGATGAGGGTGAGGAAGGAATCGGAAGCTGCTCAAAAAAGAGCCATAAGCTTATAAACAGCCAGAATATTTGGTTGAGAATATTAGAGAGGGATGTAGAATGATTTCGACTCAAATTCTTAATTTTGATAATTGTGACTGTGCAGAGGGGATTCGTGTTGCAACTAAGTGTTCAATTGATCTTGCCAACGTTTTTAGTTTTCCTGTAATTGAGACGAAGCTAGGCAGGGTTGGGAATCATACTGATTCGAGTATAGATGCCATTCATTTTGTTTCTTGTGGTACGATTTTATTTCCAGATTTTTACAGAGAGATGCTTACCACATTAGAATATACGAGAATGGATTATGTAGCATGTCAGGCTGGGGTTTTGAATTTTTCTAATGGGAAATCCATGATTTTGAAGGCTGGTGAGCTTGGTTTTGAGTGTTCACAGATTATTGTCAGAAGGTGGGTATATGAAGAGCTTGGTGACTTTGAAAGTTCACCAATTGAATTTGTTAAGAAGGTGATTGTTGATTATCGCGGTTGTGAAGTTCCTCAAGTATTATTAATGAAGGTGTAACATGGCAAAGTTAATTCGTGGGAAAGATCCAGAGAGTGATTATACTTTTGACATTTTGAAGCAATTTAGAAGTGATCGGGTTGATGATCAGAACACAATGGATTTGATGGCTATTGTGTGGAGGAGAAGTGGAAGACCCGTATTGGAGAAGCGGCGTGTATGGCATGGGAAAAAGGGTGGGACTAAGCTAAAGAAATTGGTTGGGATGAATTCTGATGATATTCAGTATATTATTGATCATCAGGAAGAGATTGTTAGTTTGTTGAAGTGAGATTTTTGTGGTTTAGAGGAGAGTGTTTTCATGTATAAGTATGAAGATGTTTTGGCTAATTGCACTAAATATTTTGATGGTGATGAGTTGGCTGCATCTGTTATTGTTTCAAAGTATTTGTTAAAGGATTCAAATGGGGATTTTCTAGAAAAAGATCCTGATGACATGTTCAGGAATCGGATTGTTCCTGAGTTTAAGAGGACAGAGGATAAATATGTGAATCCTTTGCCTTTTGATGAAATTTATGGATTGATGAATGGGTTTAGGCGTGTTCTTCCTCAGGGTTCTCCTTTGTATGGGATTGGGAACAATGAGAAGTTGATGTCCCTCGGAAATTGTTTTGTTAAGGGAACAGAGGTTCTAACAAGGGATGGTCAGAAAAAAATTGAGGATGTTAAGATTGGTGATTTTGTCCTAACGAATGGCGGGACTTGGGAGAAGGTTTCTCAGTTGCACAATAGTCCTCTTGATGGACGGCAATTGTATGAATTGAAGTGTTTTAAAACACCGGGTTTTGCTTGTACTGGCAATCACGAGTTCTTTTCTATTAGTAAGGAGCAGATTGCTTTTGGTTTGAAGCCCAAATACAATGCAACCGAATACCTTCGGGTGGGAGACTACATTGCTCTTCCTAAGAGGACAGATGCCGGAAAGATTGGCTTTGAGATTGATCTTCGGGATATTTTCAGTTTGGCATGTATAGAGATTGAAGGTTGTGCTTATGACGTTGCTCATGATGAAAAGAAGAAGGAGACTTCTTTTACATCAAAGTGGGACAATGCTGGTACGACTTGTAGGAAACAACATAATCCAGTGAAGACAAATTGGATTGTTGATGAAGACTTTTCTTATTTTCTTGGGTTGTGGTTCGGGGATGGTTGTGTCTTTAGTCAGAACACCAAAAGAAACCTTGGGAAGAGAGAGCGGAAATCCAGGAAGGATAAGGTTTGTGATAATCCTATAAAGAAGAGTAAGAACCGGATTCGGGGAATCACTTTCACTTTTGGGACTCACGAGGATAAGCTAATTAAGTTTGTATCAGAGTTTGGGGAAAAGTGTTTTGGTATCGTTGGAAATATCAATAACAGCAATGCTTCCAATACTACACAAATTACTTTTCATAGTGCTGTTATTGGATATGCCTTTGAAAGTCTTTTTGGTCGGTATTGTGATGGGAAAAGGCTTCCTTCTGACATCTATGAGTGGGATGGAGTTTTAGTTAAGAAGCTGATTCAGGGTTTGATTGATTCAGATGGGACCATTACCAAGGATGGTGGGATTTATGTCACTTTAGCCAATACTGAATTGGTGAAGAGTTTCTATTACCTTTGTCGTTCTTTTGGTATTCCTGCTGGTCTTCGCCCAATGGGTTCCAAAATTTCTCAGATTAACTTTCCATGCTCTAATATCTTTGCTGAAAACTCTCTTAAGTCTTATGAGGATAAGAGGGTTGAGAATGGTTTTAACAAGGCTCTTTCTCCGGCAAAGGACCTTATTGAAATTGATGGTAGACTCTTTGCGAGGATTGACAAAAAGGCATTATATAATGGCTCAGATGAAAGAGTCTACAATATCGGGGTTGACAATGACCATTCCTATGTGGTAAATGGTGTTGTCTGCAAGAACTGTTTTGTTGTGGAATCTCCGGAGGACAGCTATGGAGGAATTTTAAAGACAGATCAAGAGTTGGTTCAGATCATGAAGCGGCGTGGGGGAGTTGGTACTGATATTAGTACTATTCGCCCAAAGAATTTGCCAGTAAACAATGCTGCTATTACGACTGATGGTATTGAAGTCTTCATGAAGAGGTTCAGTAATACGACTCATGAGGTTGCACAGAATGGACGTAGGGGTGCATTGCTTCTTGGATGCCATTGTTTGCATCCTCAGATTGGGACTTTCATTACAGTAAAGAGGGATAGGAAGAAGGTAACTGGTGCAAACATTTCGGTAAAATGGACAGATGAATTTTTAAAGGCTGTTGAGAATGATGGGGAAGTTGTTTTAAGATTTCCTGTTGATAGTAAACCTGAAGATGCGATTTTTAGGGAGACTGTCAAGGCTAAGGAGATTTGGACTGAGTTTGTTAGATCGGCTCATGCTTCTGCTGAGCCAGGGTGTTTCTTTTGGGATACTGTTATCCGCCAGTCCATTTCTGATTGTTATGCTTCCGATGGTTTTGCTACTATTTGTAGTAATCCATGCGGTGAGATTCTTATGAGCATGAATAATTCTTGTCTTTTGATGGCTTTGAATTTGGTTGGCTTTGTGAAGGATATGTTTAAGAAATCGGCTAAGTTTGACTTTGATGAGTTTGGGGATGTTGTCCGAAAGGCGACTCGTTTGATTGATGACTTGGTTGATCTTGAGATTGAGAAGAACGAGAAAATTCTTGAGAAGATAAAGAATGATAAGGAGTCTGATTCCATTAAGCAGGTTGAGATGAATCTGTGGAAGAATGTCATTCATTACTTAAAGAAGGGCAGGCGGGTTGGTTTGGGTGTAACGGGTCTTGCTGATATGCTTGCTATGATTGGGATCAAGTATGATTCTGATGAGTCTATGAAATTCATTGATAATCTGTTCAGCATTTTCCATGCTGAGAATTTCCGGGAGCAGGCGATTTTGGCTAAAGAGCGTGGTGCTTTTGAGTGTTGGAATTGGGAGAAGGAAAAGGATTGTCATTACATTAAAATTCTTCCTACTGATGTTCAGGAATTGGTTAGGCTTAATGGAAGAAGGAATATTTCTTCTACTACTTGTGCTCCGGTTGGGAGTCTTTCTTGCTGTACTCAGACTAGTAGTGGGATTGAGCCGGTGTTCAGAAGGTCTTATCAGAGACGGAAGAAGCTTTCTTTTGAAGAGGAGAAGAAGGGCATTAAGCCTGATGATATTGATACCGATGGGAACAAGTGGATTTCCTTTGAGGTGTTTCATGAGGGTTTGAAGAAGTGGATGGAGGTTACAGGGAAGACAGACGTTAAGGAGAGTCCATATTATGGTTGTGACTCTTCTGAGATTTCTTGGAGCAATCGGATTAAAATCCAGGGAATTATTCAGAAGTACATTACGCACAGCATTAGTTCAACGATTAATTTGCCCAAGGATACTACTGAGGAAGTGATTTCGGCAATTTATCTTGAGGGCTGGAAAGCTGGGTGTAAGGGGTTGACTGTTTATCGGGATGGTTGTCGGGATGGTGTTTTGATTTCAGAAGAGGTTCAGGCAGAGAAGAAGGGTGTGGATAAGGAAGGGAGACCCTTAGAGATTTCGGTTACTCCTGCTCCTAAGCGTCCTGAATCTTTACCTGTTCATGTTTATTCTTACAATCTAAAGGGAGCAAAGTGGATTTTCTTTGTGGGTTTGTTTAATGGGAAGCCATATGAGATTTTCGGAGGCAAGGAAGAGTTTATTACTTTGCCGAAGAAATACATTAAGAGCAATGAGACGAAGAATGTTTGGATTCTTAAGGAGAGGAAGGAGAAGGGTTGTTGTCAGTATTCTGTAGTTCTCGGGTCTCTTGATAAGACCAATGAGGATTATCAGAAGATTGATGACATTGCCAGTCTTTTCCCTGCTGAGATGGGGACTCCTACTCGATTGATTTCTGCTTTATTGCGCCATGGGATGCGTATTCAGGATATCATTGAGCAGTTGAAGAAAGTTCCTCAAGAGGATTCGATGTTCACTTTTGAGTCTGGGGTTCGTCGTGTTTTGAAGAATTATGTTTTGGATGGTGTTCAATTAAAGGAGAAGTGTAAGGAGTGCAGTGGGGACATGGTGTATGAGAATGGTTGTGCTTCTTGTAAGAATTGCGGTTATTCAAAGTGTTCGTGAGGGGTAGCAGTAAAACAAAGGAGAGTAAGATGAGAATGTTCATGGTCATGGGTGCTCTGGTTCTGGCGTTGTTTGGTGCTGGTTGTGCGACAACCGGTGGGAGTACGGGAGAGACAAGCAATAAGGTTTGGACTTATAACCTTCAGATGTCTCTGGCTCGTTCTGGTGGTGACGTTGCCATGACAATGGCACTGGATCAGGGTGTTGACAAGGTTGATGCTGTTCGGCTTTGTGATGCCCTTATTGCCTTCTTGAAGGGAGGGGACGTTACCGTTGCTGCTTTCAATGCCAAGGTTGCGGATCTTACGGCTAAGAGTCCTCAGTTTGGAAAGTTTGTTAATAAGTTGAATTCGGCTGTTCCTCTTGGCTTGGGTAAGGCTGAGCAGATTCCTCCTGAGGTTAAGGACGTTCTTCTGTCCTTCTTGGAGGACGGTGCTGTTTACGGGGCTGGGAAGTATAAGGACGGGATGAAGCTGAAGATGGTGAAGGCGAATGAGGCTGTGAAGCCTTAAGGTTGGCTTATTATTCGAGCATAAAGGGTTAGAGTTGGGGTTTCCTGACTCTAGCCCTTTTGTTTAAAAGCCAAATTGGGCGGTATAATAAATGTGAAGATGTTTGGATTTTTGAAGGATTTTAGTAATAAGAGACAGAAAGGGAATGGTTGTTAATGAAGAAAATGATTTATGTGCCTAAGGGTAGGGCTTTGGAGTATAGTCAGTTGGCTTGTGATCTGATTGAGGGTTGTGAGCACAAGTGTAAGTATTGTTATTGTCCGAAGACTTCAGGAGTTTCTCCTGAGGATTGGGCTTCTGATTTGAAGATTAGGGATGGATTGGTTGATAGCTTCAAGAAGGAAGCGGTTAAGCATCGGGGAGAAGAGAAGGAAATTTTGTTCAGTTTCAAATCAGACATGTATCAGTCTGAAGAGACGGCTTCTTTGATGGGGGAGATTCTTCCTATTTGTGAAGAAAACAAGTTAAAGATTCAGGTTTTGACGAAGGCTGGATTTCGTCTTGCAAAGCACTTTCATTATTTTGTGAGGAACAATTGGAAATTTGGAAGTACAATTATTTTTGTATCGGAGAAATTGAGAGAGCAGTGGGAACCCGGTGCTCCTTCCATTCAGAGTCGTATGGATGCGGTGAAGAAGGCAAGTGATTTGGGGATTTTCACTTGGGTTTCGATTGAGCCAGTTGTTGATACGGAAGAGGCTTTTGAGGTTATGATTGCTTTGAAGCCTTATGTTTCGTTGTGGAAGGTTGGGAAGTTAAATCATTTTCCTGAGATAGAGTCAAAAATAGACTGGAAAAGGTTTTTAATGGAAACCAAGAATATTCTTA